GGAATAATTAAAATAAATACGCAAACAGATTTATTTACTATCTATAGATAAGATAAGGAAGAAGAACATGGAAAAGATAAACGATTTAACACAAAGACTTTTGCTTAATAACATGGATAGATCAGTTGCAAAGTCACTTAATATTGAAATGAGAAGAAAAGGATTGCTAGACAATGGTGATAAAATCGAGATTTCTATGAAGGAGTTTTCTAGTGTTTATACATTAGATAGTGATTTATTATTTCCTATTAATTACAATAATTTAAATGAGTGTGTTTTAAAATCTATTATAAAAATAAATAGAGAAAATTATACTAATAATCTTAATGCAGTATTGTGGGTTAATAATTTATGTGTTGTTAGTAGTAGCAGTAATGAAGAAAGTATATGTATATCAAATTCTACTTATAAGAATAATCTTGAATATAAATGGAGTATAGACGAATATAATAAGTCGGTTGGTAATATACTAAAGTACTTAACAACAAATAATATAAGTTATGAATATAGGTATATGTGGTTTGGCCAAGAGTCGGAAACTGACTCTGAAAAAGAATATAGGAAGAATAATCCTTACTTGTTCTTTATTTCAAAGAAAATAGACGAAGAACTGAAAAATTCAAGAATAGAGATATCAAAAAATATTGATTTACTTACGGACACCAAAGTAAATTTTATAGAAATTGAAGATAATCTACATTTTTTAATAAAAGTAAGACGTAATAGAAATCCTATCATATATCTTAAAGAAGATGAAGTGGTGTTGACTGTGCATAGATGAGAATAAGTATGAAAGAGCTTATAGGATACGAAAAATATATTTCAAACATACAAAAAGAAAAAGAAATTATCACTTTTGAATGTTTAAGAGATAAAATAAAATACTTTGCGGAGTCTGGTGTAGAAATTACTGAAGAGTCGAAGGAAATCGAAGACTTAGTAAGAGTAATATTAAGTAAATTAAACGATTCAAATTGCTGTGAAAAAATCAAAGAGTTATGTTTATATACAACTCAATTAATTTCAGCAGACTGGATTGACGATTATATCTTCGACCAACTTTTAGATACCGTAGAAAAATATGGTAACAGTAAATATGAAAAATCATCAAGAATAAGAGTAATTGCAAAAGCAACTCTGCATATAATGGGTTAGTAGAAACAAAGATAGGAAGAAAAATGTCAGAAAAATTAACGATCTTAGCTAACATGTTAGTGTTAGATCCTAAAGACCCTAAGATAATAGAGGATATATACACGGAAGCGATAAGAAGTAATTTATTAAATATTAACTACATATTACAAGCAAATGAAGTGCTATCAAATGCAGTATTGAAGAGTCTTCTTATAAAGAATCTAAATTATCGTCTATTAATAGCTGAGTTATATAGTTTGGTATGGAGTCTTAGGACAAATAATAAAGAAAAAGCTTCCCAAGTAAAATATGTTCATAACATAGATCAAAAGTATATAGAAAGCTCTTTATTAAAGAGTCACGGAAATAAAATCGTAGTGCATTTAGGTGTTAATATAGTTAAATTATTAACAGTAGAAGATTATGAGATAATCCGTTCAGGAATATTAAAAGAAATAAATACTGTTGTGACGAATAGTATTAACGGTAACGTTCCACATTTAGATATTTTATTAGAGCAGATTTTATCAGGTGCAGATAAAAAACAGGCAATTAATGAATGGTTAAGGACTAATTTTATCTATAAAAATTGGAAGGGATATTCTCCTTATATTGAAAAAAGAGTGAAAGAAATCATTAAAAATAAGTTAAAGGTAGCTAGGAAAAATAATGTTACGCAATCCCTAGAGTCGTCAACACCTTCATAACCGTATTGTAGACTTCTTGTTGATTTCCACCGTTAATATGTATATTAACAATGCCTCCACCACCAGCCGCTGTCTTTTTATTAGACATTGCCTGATCTACTGGTCCTCCAGGCATAAATCCAATAACTGTATCTTTACTGCTTGGCTCTATATATCTATTTCCTGCCACGATAAAGTCGTTAGGTGTTTCAAATCCTTGAAACCTAGCACCTGCTGATCCCTTATTAGCTGTACTGACGACTTGAGATACAGTGGCAGGAGATATTTTATTAAGAGAACGCATTAATCCAGGAAGATTTGTATCTGCTACTTCTGTTAACTTATTTGTTATATCTGTTTCAAATCCTCGCAAACTCCCGCTCTTTAATGCTCTCTTCCTCAATGATTCAGCATCGACACCCGTTGCTTTGATTGCATCAAAGAAATCGTTGATTTTTGCAATCTCGGATTCTTTTTGCATCTCTTTAGCAATTTCTTTAGCTTGATCTGTTTTCTGCTGTTTTTCTTCTGGTAATCCTTTTTTCTGTAATTCCTCATCTAAGGCCATTAGTTTTTGGAAATTTAATGATTCTGCTTCTATTAATTTAGCATCGCTAACTTCTGCTGAAGCATTCAACACTTCTTCAAATTCTGCCCCACCAGGAGAAGCCATTGCAAGAGCTTTTGTAACATCTTGTTGACCCTGTGCTCCTACAACAGCAGCTAATCCCAATTTTTCTTCTTTTGTTCCTCCAAATACAGTGTCAATTCCTCCTGCTGTTTGCATACTAAAATCAGAAGCACCGCCAATAGCAGCCATGCCTGCTTTTTCTGCCATTAATTGATCTAAATAACCCTGTATCAATAAAGGCATTGCTTCTTGTATTCTTGCAGAAGCTTCAGCAGGATCTCCAGCAAAGGCACCAACACTTTCTAAATGTTTAAATGCTTGCCCTTTTAGTTGCTCCATAAGAGCATCTTCACTAATATTTTCTCCTGAACCTAATAAAACGTTTCCACTAGCATCCGATAAACCCATCTTCTCTAAAGTTCCACCAGCACCTTTTGTACCTTCAAATAATGTTTCCACCGTGTATTGTAAGTCTTTTACAGACTGAGGAATATCTCCACCGACTTCTCTTTCACTATAAGAAAGGCTGTCTAAGGCAGTCGTATCACCAAAGGCTGCCTGCAAAGATGCTTTTGCATTAACTTTTTTATTTACTTCTAATTGGGCTATTGCTGCTTCTTCTTCTAATCTCTTCTTTTCTTCCTCTCTATTTTCGTAAAATAGTCCACCTAAATCAGCGGTAAGGTCTAACATACCTCCAGTCATAGCACCTGCAAATTCACCTAATACTAATCCTTCTTTTTCTAACCCTATCTCCTTTCCTAAAGCCCCTCCCATATTCTTTCCTACCCAAGCCCCTCCCCCTGTAAGATTAGCTTCTTCAATAGCAGATCCCATTCTCTGTGCAGCACCTCCTACATTTCCGCTTCCTAAATCTACTAAGGTATCTATAGCCCCCATTCCCCATCCTTGGGATTGATCTTTTTGTATTTCTGATATGGCATCTGTTTTTTCATCTACTTTGGATTGAGCCTTATTTATATTAGTATTATCTTGTGCGTTGGCAACTACACCACCTACTACAACTTGTCCATTAGCAGCAGCTTTTATAGTTGCATCTGCAATTTCTTTTGAACCTGCCCCACCAGCAGCTGCTTGAATTGCAGCAGCTTTGTCGGCACCTACCGCAGCAACCGTTTTATTATCATTTACAGCTTTGCTTATCTCATCAAATACCTGTTGAGTTAACGGACCTGATAATTTAGTAGCTTGCTTCTTTAATGCTTCAACTGATCCTTTATCTGTGGTCTGAGCCGCTGTAAGTGCTTCCAATTCCTTCTTGGCATCCGCTCTTTTTTGTCCAGAAGAAGTATTAACTTTTCTTTCCGCCTCCGCAATTTTCTTTGCTCTTTCCGACATTGTATCATTTAGTTGTTTAATACTCCCATCAATGTCTTCTTTTAATGTTCCTCTTTTTTCTTTACCTACTAGTTTACTTCCAGAATCCTTTGTAAACCAATTATATAGATCAATAAAGATATCGCCTAGTCCAGTTAAATTTCCATAAATCTGCTCTAAGAAATATTCGACACCTAATTTCATAATTGTGGCAATATCAGTTGTATTCTTTGCTGTTTCCATTGCTAATGCTGTCTGCTTATCAACTGTTTCTTCTGTTGCTATATTCTCAAAGGCATCACCTTGAGTAACAATATAACTCTGCATGTCGGATACTTCTGAACCCATTGTCACTATTTGTTTGTTCGTCTCTATGTCTGTAGTAACTGCTGCTTGTACTAATTTACCACTTTCATCTACAGCTAAACCAAATGCTTCAGCCATCTTTTTATTCATTTCTTCAGCTTTGCCTGGATCTGTTTTTCTCAAAGACATCACAGATTTAGACATTTCCTTAGCTTGATCATAATTACCATATAAAGTCTCACTGATTCTTCTCATTTCTAATAATTGTTCTCCTGAATATCCTGCAAAGGATTCAGTAGCCATTAACTCTTCTATGCTTCGTTCATGAAAGGGTTTTAGCACACCACCAATATTTTGTGACATCTGCATGGCCAATACACCACCTGGACCTAACTGGTCCAAGCCCTTAGCCATATCATCCATATTTCCATTCGTTCCCTTTGATAATTCAATCATCTTAGACATTTCTTTAGCTAAACCGCCAGTAGGATCTATTAATCTACTCTTTGCTACAGCGGTTGCCTTTTGTTGATCTGACATTTTCTTGAATTGATCAACCATTCCAGAGGGATCTTCTAAATTAATTCCAAATTCAGTAGCAAACTGTTTACCTATATCTCCTTTACTTTGTAGATTTTTAGTAAAGGCTTCTGCCATATTCTTAGCTTCTACTTCAAATATCTTCTTTGTAGTATCATTTCCTGCAATTAATATCTTTTTTACTCTTTCTTGGTATCCTAAATCCCCATAACCCTTAGTTAAAGACTGTAGGAATTTTCCTGCATTTTCTGGTGATAATACTTTTGAAAGCATTACCATTAATCCAGCCGTTTGTTCCGTTCTTACGTTATACATGGCCAAGCCTGATGTGGCTTGTGTAACCATTGAAAAGAACCTAGATGTTCCAAATCCTGCTGACATAGACGCTTGAAATACAGTGGCAAATCCTTGTTCAACCGTTTTTAACGATTGGCCAAGATCTTTCATATATTCACCCTGCACTTCTGCAACTTGATCCATAGAAACGCCCATTATCTTTGAATAGACAATGGATACTTTCGTTAAATCTTGAAAAGCTTTTATTTTATCTGTTGATTCTGCGGCGTCTTTTCCCAAAAGTTTTAAACTAACACCCATATTATTAAAATTTGTAATTAATCTTAATTGATCTTCTGAAGTAGTACCAAAACTTAAATTATTATGAAAGTCTACTGCCGCATCTCTGGCTATTTTTAATGACTTATTGACACCGCCTATACTAGCTCCTAAATCTACAGCCGATACACCACCTTCCAACAATGTCTTATTCATCTGTTTGGCTTGTGCTTCTGCATCAATCATTACTGCAATAACACTTGCAAAGGCACCTGCTATTGATCCTGCCATTGCTAGCATTGGACCTAAAGCAGCAGTACCTTTTGAAGCCATAGACAGTATTCCTTTTTTCATTCCTGTCGATTGAGAAGCTGAAGCTCTCAATAAATTACTGAATTGTTTAGCTCCTTTTCCTAAATTTTTTAATGCGTCTCCCACACCATCAAAAGCGCCAGAGATCATTCCTACGTCTTCAAAAGCTCTAATATTTCTTGCTGCTTTTGCAGCTTTCTCCACTCCTTTAGTCATGCTAGCAGTTCCTCTTAGGATATTTGTAATAATCCCTTTAGACTGCTTATCCGCTAACTTCATATTTTGTACGAAATTCTGTCCAGCCTGTGTGAACCCCTGATTTACAGTGTTCACCATATTATTTATATTTTTAATAGAATTCGCACTAAAACCCGTATTAAGTGTTGAATACTTACTAAATAATTTCTTTAGATCAGCTTCAATAGATGTGAGATTAGAATTTAGATTGAGCGTGAAATTAGACATAATTCAAGTATTACTCATTATTTAGTTTATTTATTTTATCTAAAGTCGTGATTCTTGGCCCATTATTTTTAATTTTCGGTCTATCTTCGACTTTATCTAAAGTCCCATCTCTTTCAAATTGTTTCTTGATATAGCTTTTTTGAGTAGCTAATCCGTTAGAATCTGAAATAACTGCGTAATTTTGAGAAGGTTTCCCGATAATTCCTAAATCTATTAATTGTTGTGTAGTATAGGCAACAATTTTAGGTCGCTCATCTGATTCATGATATTCAATTTTAAACATCTCGCTCTGTGCAGCTTGGATTCTTTCTTCTTCTTCTTTCATCTTATTTGCAATGGCTAATTTCCATTGTTCAACGATAAGATCATGGCTATCTTTTACACCATCTACCCAATTTTCGTATTCTTTATTTAATTCATCAATCGTTTTTAATCTTGTTAGAGCGTCCTTGAAAATAAATTCTTGATCTTTTAACATTCCGATTGTTCGGTAATAAAAATGGTCTAATTGAGCTTGTTTTCTCTTTTCATTATCCATTTTTTTAGCCTCATCTCTTGTATTTAATTGTTTAATTTGTTTATGTGCATGAGGGGACATACTAGCTTTTACTAAATCCCACCTATTCATATATTCTTCTACTGAATCTTCTGTCTGATTATGTAGAATCCATAATTTTTGCAACATATTTAAAGAAATATTTTCTGTTCCTTCTATTCCTGTCACTGTCACTGAATTTAATCTATATTTTTTATAAATAGCCCACATTCTTCTGGAATAAAATTCCAGAGAATAAAGATCGATAGCATCTCTATTCTCATTTTCTTTATTTAAAAGACGTATATAAATTGAGTATAGATAGTCTATCGATTGTGGGGATAGGTCATTTAAATTTTTCCGTAATAGATTAAAAGCATTTGGATCTCCTAGCAGATTATAACCATCCCACATCCAAATACTTTTCGCCAAACATATTAATTTCCATTCCCCCATAGTCATTGAGGGATAGGTCATAGAGCGCATAAAAAATAAATCATTTGCGGAAAGTGTTCGCAACGCAATGGGAATATCGTGTATGCAAACACTTTCTGAAATAAAGCCCCTAAATAAAAAATCTTCTACCTCAGTATATAAGCTCTTTCTTTGATCATATGTGGTTCTAGGAAGATTTTTTAAAGATGAGAATAAGGCTTTATCTTTCAAAGACTGTTTTTGTTCTTCTGGACTTAATACCTTATTTTTAGAAAACGACGAAGAACCATCGTCCTCAGTTTCTTCAACTATAGGGGCTTCAAAAGAGTTCAACATTTATTATCTCTTTTGTTGAGGAACAGGAGAGGGCATTGGAACCTTTCTTTTATCGTTACTAGCTCTCCACTCATTTATGGTTCCATCATCGAGTGATTTTGCATATTTTTCAATTCCGAAACGTCTTACAAAGCTTTGATCCTTTGGTTGTAATGTAGCCAAAAATTGATCCATACTTCCATGTAAAATAGATCCTTTTATCTTTTCAAGTGTCCCAGCTTGTTTATCAGCACGTGATTTTACAGGTTCAGATTTAACAGGATCAGATTCTATCTCATCCCAATTTTTTCCTTTTGGTGGATAATAAAACACTTCTGGGGGTTCATCATTTCTATTTGCTTTAGTAGGGACAAAATTTACATTTTCGTCGGGTTCTGGCTTAGTAAACGAACCTTTATTTTTATTTACAGGGTTAGTTTCAGGAACATATTTATTTGGCTCTTTTAGTGGAACAGACATAATAGAATCAGTGTCTAAATCTACTAATGCCTCATCGACTTCTGTATAATTATCCTCTTTGGGTTCTTTATCACTTACAGTAGGTTTAGATAAGTTAGGTTCTTTTCCAATAGGATTTGGAGAATCAATAATTTGTTGTCTATCTTGTCTTCTGGCTTCTTCTGCTTTTGCATAGTTTTCCATTTGGGAAGTTACAAGAGACACTGTATTTTTCACCTGTGCAGCTTTTGATTCTCTTAAACGCTCTAAACGACCTTCCATTATTTCTATATGGGTATCGATATTTTTAGACGAGTAATCAATATACTTATCTGCATCTACTTCTGCATCCTCTGCTAATTTTCCGTATGCGAAAAATAGAGCATGTAATAAAGGTCTTGTCCATTGTCGGATCATACCTAAAAGAATTTTAGACCTTTCCATCTTAACAGGTTTTCCATCTTTTGTTAGATCTCCTGTTTCCAAAAATTCTGGAATATCCTCCCCATTTATCTGCTTAATCGCAAAAGATAGACACCTATCCCTCATTCTATCCCAATACATAACTAAGTAGGGTTGACTTGCATCTTCACCCTCCTTTAAATCCTGTAAAATCTCCAGAGCGTATTTTTGACATTCGGCTTCTTGTAATGGAGTTATTAACTCCAATGCAAAAGAAGTGTCTTCTATTGTTACCACTGTTCTATTTTTGAATTTATCCGATAGTTTACCGACAGTGGCCTTCAACGACTTTAAATCTATTGCCATAATTAAATTACCTCTACAGTTAGGCAAATTGGGATTCATCCCAAACAAAAAGGAAGTCCTAAGACTTCCTTTTTAAATTCTGTTCTATTTTATACTACCATTTTATAATCTGTTTATGGATTATAATTATCCATAAATTCTAGATCCGATTTGTCCTAAGAATGGATTGTTACCAGAATTTAAGAATTCACCATAAGCAGAGTTGGCATCATGGACGTTTCTTACTGTAACAGAACCAGATTCCGATACCATAGCACTATCTGATGCAAAGCTTGCTGATAAAGAGTTAAACCAGCAAGTTTCATACATAGTAATGATAGCGTAATGCTGTCCTGCTGGAAGATTGTTGTTAGCGTTATAATTTTGAACTGTTACCCCCATAACCGTACTTGTACCATCCTGTACTTCAGGTAAATCTGTGGCACCGTTAGAAATATCACGATCTACAATTTGAGAGGTTACGATTTGTTGTTCCATATCAAACGGCCATTTGTGATGGCGTAAGCTTCTCACGGGGCCAGAAAATCCATATCCATACCCTGTAGCTTGGGCTAATGTAGATCCGTATAACATGGTGCGTTCTAGTGATGCAGTTTCTGGTTCTGTTACACCAGGAACCAAGTCAGCAATCTGATCGCCAAAACCAATACCACGAATAGGTTCTACGGAACGTGAATTATCTACGGAAAGCGACGATACAACACCTAATTGGTGTTTTGTTCCTGCTCTTTGACCGAATGCTGGCGTATACAATCGAACTCGTTGTGATATAACCGCCCTTGTTTCTGGTGTGGCATTCGTATCATAAATATACGAAGTACCATTTAAATCTTTATTTGCCATATATTTACCTCAGATTAAGGAACGGACAAAATATCCGCTCCTTAATTAATTTTATTATTAAGAAATATTAGTTCTCAAATTAAATTGAGCGATAATATAGAGTAGAGGATATACAGGACGGAAATATGAGTTCGTTCTCGCAATAGTAGGATTGTTAGGATCTACTGCTGAACTCACGCCCCTGTGATCTGTAATTAATTCCTCTAGTTCCATCTGATCGTACATATTATTGATTCTAGAATTGATTTCATTAATTACTTCTTCTAAGAATTTTGTACCAATTAAAGGTTTAAGGGTTAAACGGGCACGCTTCTGTACCTCATCAGAAATCCAAGTAACTGTAGGCAACTGCGTGTTGATATTTTCCATATTGGTTGTTAATTCATGGCGAACAATAATGTTCCCACCATCCTCAACCATTATAGTCACACCATTTTGCGCGATTCTATTTGCTTGTGTGTCGTTCAGACGACGGCCAAGCTTTTTGAATCCCTTAATTACTCGGTTTGTAAGAGGTGTAGCAACGTCCGTTTGACCAGAGCTTGCAGAACCTGCTAGGGCTGCTGCTAAATAGAAACCTTCAACCAAGAATTCATCTTGTCCACCAGTGTTATTAGGAACCAGTACAAGAACAGAGTCTGGATAAACAAAGATAATTCTTGCACTTTCTAAATCAGTAGCAATAGTGATTGCATCGTCTGCCGTAGTAATAGGAGATACACCAATGATGGCAGTACGCTCTTTCTTAAATCGGATAGACGACATTTGATCGACGTGTTTAGAAAGCTCTCTAAAGAATGGTAAGCTACTTGCTCCACCTGTTAAAGGAGTTAGGATTGTTGGTAAAACTCCTCCCTCAAAAGGCTGCTCCAATTCAACTAAAGCATCCAAATAGTCTTGAGTTGTACCAAATCCAGTATCACCTTTTGGTATCTGTTTAATACCTACAACAGTCGCACCATTAAGAATGGCCAAATATGCGGCTAATGTTACAGGATTATTAGGAGACAAAGCACCATAGGTGTTTTGGATCGTATCTAATCTTGTAAACAATCTGTGTTGGTAATCTGATTTAGTGTAGTTGAGAGAGATATAATAGATCTCTCCAATTCCAGGCTCCTCACCTGATTTTTCAAAATTTTCTACTAATGCAGTATCACCAACATTTGTTCCTGCTGTAGAAGTTACGAGAACTTCAACACCTGGAATAGCTCTGATTGGGAGATTACCGTTAGTTAGAATATTTTTTGAAACAACAAAGGTAAAGAACGAACCTACAGGGTAATCACCACTATCTCTTGGGAGGATAGTAAATGTTAATCCTGTGATCTTATCTCTGTACGTTTGTCCGACAAATCCGTCTTGTCCAACACCAGAATTAAAGATAGAATCATTGACGGTTCCAGACCCATCGTTAGAGTCATTAGATGTTACATAGTATCCTGAAATACCATCTTCACCTACTGAACCATCACCAACACTATCAATGAGTCTAGTTCCTGGTAGTAATGCACTATGTTGAGTTGGATCTACAAATGCAATACTTGAGCTACTACCTAATGTTCTAGATTGTAAGTACAAATATTCTGCATTTACTTCATCTAATACAACACCTGCTAATGCTTCGGCAGCAAAATAGGTAGCAGCAGTATTAGATGGATCTAAGATCCAATCGGCAATATCTCCAGGTGCTTGAGCATTAGACATTAATGCAGATGCTACTACTTTTGTGTCTACAGGAGTTCTAAAGGAAGAAACACCTTCAACAAAACCAAGCACAGTATTAGCATTTCCATTTCCAATTAAAATAGATCCGATCTGATCTACTCTTGGGCTTTTTAGTCTAATACCCGCGCCTTCTTGTCTCACAAGAAGTTGAGAGATTACAGTAGCAGTTACACCACCACCAAATCCTGCGGCAGCCATAGCTACAGCAATCTGATTTAATACTGTAGTTGCTGTGGCTACTGGACCTAACTCAGTAGCTGTACCATTTGTAGAAGAAGTGAAAGTAACAGTAACAGATGTGTTGTCCATTGTAAACTTGAACACATTGTTAGCTGCATTAACACCTGTTCCATTATAGAATACGACAGTAGGTTGACCTGACGCTCCTTGTCCCCCAGCAAAACCTACACTACCGAATAATGTAGGTGCTTGGATAACAGCTTGATATCCAGCCATACCTGTTTGCTGAGACACAAATCCAATTTTATCTGAAGATCCAGATCCAAGAACTTTTAATTGGGTTTGTGCAACGTTATGATATGGTGCAATACTTCCAGATCCAGGCATAAGTCTGTTTCTCAAAATGATGCGATCATATAAGAGAGGTGCAGAACCTACGGTAAATCTAGTTGCAATAGGACCGTCATATAATTTGGTTTGTGTTGATCCTACAGAAGCAGCAGTATCAATACCTGCTAATGTTGCAAAATCTCTTGTTGCTGTAGTATCTGTGATAAATTCTAAGAAACCAGAATTATTAAACGTACCCTTCTCTAATGCAAAGGTTAATCTGCCAGAAGAATCAGCAGATACTGTTAAATCACCAGAGAATCCTGCCACAGCACCTGTTAAGGTAGCACCAGAGGGAACGATATTACCACTGTTTGAAGTAATGGTAATTGTATTTCCAGTGATCCCAGGAACTACAGCAGTTAGGTTAACCACTGCACCAGCTTGTAAAGCAGTAACAGGTGCATCACCCGTCCAGTTTAAGGCATCATTGATTGCAGCAGTTAATGATTCTGCATCATTTGTTGCATCAATACCGCCCGTAAATAATGGACCTGAAATAGTCAATCCTACCGCATCGGTAGTAGTTAGGGTAAGTACGTTTCCGAGTTCACCTACAGGAACTGCTGTTAAGGTTACAACATTACCAAGAACACCACCAGTTGCAGTTCCTGTAAAAGAGTTTCCACCAGCATTTACAGCAGTATTGATATTTGAAGCAATAGTATTTGAAACACCCGAAGAGATATCAAATTCATCAACACCGGGAGCACCAGAAACAGCAGTAAGATCGATTCCATTGATCGAGATAATCTCACCTGCTAAAACGGGTGCAGTTACTGTAATAGTTGCAGTAGCTTGTGCAGCAGGACGCACATCAAAGTTATTACCACCGATAGTTCTAACGGAAGCTACACCCGTAAATACAGTACCTCCAATAGTTACTGTATTTCCAACAATGGGAACGGCTAGAGTATAGCTACCTGTTGCATTAGACGGAGGAGTTAATAACCCAATCTGAGTATTAATTTCTGTAATTAATGCGTTTACAGAGTTGTAAGTTCCTGGAGTTAACACAAGTGTTTGCAATCCAGAAAGTCCAACAACATCTCCTGTAAAGTGGAAATTCAGTCTGTCATATTCTGATGCTGCTACTATAAATGCAGAGGTAAATCGAGTTGCACCTTTATATTTAGGTGCAACTGTTCCACCAGCTACAGCGGCTGTATTTAATGCATCTACATAAGCCTGGGCAGTTGCACCAGCACCTACAGTTGCAGAAGAATTAATTACAATTCCGTCCACATTTACAGATAAATCTTTATCTTCTGTGGCAATAGTATATGTTGCTCCACCTGTAGAAGCATCATAGACTACTTCAGATCCTAACAGAGAAGCAAAGAATCCAGAAGCCACTCCAGTAGGATTAGATAAATCAAGACCTGCTGCACCAGAAGCTAAGGATACTCCATCAATCGTTAAACGAAGACGATCAGATGCAGCGTCTACAAAGTAGTAAGAGCCAGGACCATCTACAGAATACTTTGCAGGAGAATCACCAGTTTCTGCAAATGTAACTGTTACAACCTCATCTACAGGACCAGCAAGAACGGCAGAATTATTGGATTCAATTCTAGCATCTGGATAAAATTCAGATCCTCTTGGGAACACAAGAGTCACCCCTGTTAAAGCAGGAGACTTTGTTCCTAAATTCACATTATAAAGTGAATTATTTTGAGAGTCTGTAACCGTATATACGCCTACACCAGTAGCACCAGGAATTACAGTCGATAGAGTGTAGGTTCCGTCTAACAAATTATTATAGTATAGAGTTGCCCATACTAAGGCATTTGTTGGAACAGGATCTTTTAAGGTAATTGTTCTAGTGTTTGGATTTACAACAGTGATTGGAACAGGACCACGATCTAATGCATCTTGTAAAGAGTATCCCCAATAAGCAGAAATTAAATCAGGTCTTGCAGTAGCAAGGTCTTGTCTGTTATTAGAAATAGTATTAAACAAGTTTGCAGAAAGGGGAGTGTTTCTTCCATTACCTGTTGTTGGTACAAACTGTAATTGGAAATCTTTTCTGGATTGTGTAGGAGGATTTGTAGAAGTATTAACAACTGGTTCACAAATAGATAAATAATCTCTTTGATCTACAAGTGTTGAACTTACTTGTGATGCACCGAAAGCAGCAAAGTTTTCCGTTGTTATACCTGTTGATACAACGGTAGCAGATCCCCAGATGATTAAATCATCTTTTAAAATGAAATCTACACCTTGGACGTAGTCTTTTCTTCCAGGTGTTAAACCGCAACGTGTTATTTCTACAACATTAGGAACTGGCAAATAATCATAAGTATCTTGCCAAGTATTAATGTAATAGGTAATTTCTACAGTATCTCCAACAGCAGGAGGTAGAGCAATAGACACGGCTCTATTCGTACCGTCAACGGCTGTAACAACTACAGGGATATTATTTACTTTTACAGTAACTTTAGAAGGATCTGTTGTCGTAACACCACCATTGGTTCCATCTACGATAGGACCATTAAAGGTGTAAAAGGTGTTGGCTCTTGTAGTTCTGTCACCAGAAACAAAACCAAACACGCCGTTAGCCGATCCATTACCTATTTGTAAGGAGTGGTCAGACTGCAAACGAACAGCAATTTTTCCTTCATTATTGGTGAACGCTGCTGAAGATAATGTTCCTAAATCTGCACCTGTGATAAGAGCAGCAATTTGTGAAGGTGTGTAATCACCCTCTGCAATAACTATAGATGTCTCTACAATGTTATCTACAGAGAATAGAAGAGTATCATTGAAATTCTCAATGATTTCAAAGGTATCTCCAGAAGCTAGTCCGATTTCCCCCTCAATAATTGCAGGAGTTGAAGTAACTTGTTCAGAGACATCGTCTGTCAATTGTGTATCTTTTCTTTTGAAGAAATAAGTTATTCTTACTTCATCATCAATGCCTATTGAATTTCCAAGAGTTACAAGACCTCTCAATCCTTCCACAGCTAGAACAACGACAGGCTCACCATTTACAGTAGCTGCTACACGGCTTCTATCGTTGCTAACGGTTCCCGTTCCGTTGCCATTAACGATAGGATAATGTCTTACTTGAACTCTAGACCCGACACCGTCATAAGGTCCAAGAATTATTTCACCACCGATGGTTATTTCTACAACCAATCGTCCAGAAACATCTTCGTCTACAATCTCTTGATCTACTCTTGCAGAAGAACCTCTAACCAATTCTTGAGATTCGATTGAAAGAATTTCATTACCTGTTCCGATATATGTGGGAACTCGGTTTAAATCAGGAGTTGTGGCTGTTGCTGGTTGACTAAATGTCTGAGTATATGGTCCAGGAGGAGCATAAATTTTCCCAGGAAAGTTATTAAGGTTATCAGCCATTGTAACACCTACAAAAAAGATAATTAAGAATCAGTACAATCTCTATTTTATTTTTTATTATACAATTAAATTGATTTTATAAAATGATAGGCATAATTTGAAATTAATCACACCTATCATTATTATTCTTTATTAAATTAAAACCTAAATTTCGTCATATCAATAGACCGACGATCTACCAAATATTTTGCTGTTTTCTGACTTGGCACGGGTTCTGGAGAAGGTCCGTACTTATCAGAGTCAAATGTGAGGGAAAATTTTAATTCTTCTGTTGTGACACCTTTCTCCAGTTTAGCTACCAAACTCTTTTGGACACCTTTAATTATATTATTGGCAGTGCCAGAAAGTTGATAGTCATCAACCGATGAAGTAATTATTTTAGAACCGACCATCTCAACAAAGTTTCCAGTTGTTGCAAATACTTCAGATAAATAAGCTGATGTCTTATCAAAGAAGTCGCTTGTTCTAAACGTTTCAAATATTGCATTTTCTGAAGCAGCAGCACCAGCATCTCCCTTAGCTGCTGCTGCACCAACACTTCCCCACCATTCAACCCACTCTGTTCCCATAAATGCAGTATCAGGAGATTTTTTAACAAAGTACTCTTTTAATTTCTTTCCTCCTGATGCTAACCATTTAAGCAAATCAGCACTAGCACCCATAGTCTGCTTAATCATATCACCAGCAAAATCACCGACAGCGTTTAGTGCAATGTGGGTTGCCAAGCTTTTTCCAACAGCAGTTCCAGTTGCAAGTAACGCTTGTCCTATTGGACCACCTACAGCATTAGCACCAAATGTCAGAGCAGCAGTTGCTACATATCCGCCTGTTCCCAATAAGAGCATCCAATCGTCGATACCGTCATCATCCCATACCTTTTTCCCTGTTTCTGGATCGGTTTTTCTTAATTTAGGGATTGTTTCTTTGACTAATTCCCATGCTGACGGTTCTCTCCCTTCCTGTTCCCTAATTTGATCTCTTTTAGTTCTCCATTTATTTGCCATCTTTGAAGGGAATTTATAAAGTTTCCCCATATTAACAAATTCATTTTTAGCACTTGCTACAATATTAGTAACCAATGAATCCATGCCTTTTGCAATTCCTTTAAAAGCACGTTCAGGCATAGTCTTAATAGCAGCAGCGGCTTTACTATATTGTGCTTGCCTAAATTTAGGATCAGTTAGAAATTGAACCATTGTTTTAGGTGCATTTAATACTTCTTTCTTTATTTTTGCAGGTATTGATTTGATACCTTTAAATACACCCGACAATTTTTCTCTAAAAGACTTATTGGTCTTAGCTGTCTCTTCTCCAGGAAATTTCTTCTGTAAATTTTCTTGTTCTGGAGTTAAAGCTTCTTCTGTGGGTGGTGTTGTTGCATCTTGAGTAGCTTCTGGCCGCGTTGTTTTATCTTTTTCTTGTGCTTTTTGAACAGTATCTAGCTGGTCTTTTCCTTTATTCTCTATTTCTCTCAAAACATCATCACCCGATAAATTTTCTTCTCCTGGTGGAATAGACTCATCTGGTTGAGGTATTTCCAAACCTCCTTCCTGTTCTTGAGGTTCTTCATCTATATATGCCATACCAGATTTCCAAGATTCAATAGCTTCCTTCAATAAACTATCTATAACAGGACTTTTTGTCTTGCTTATGGTGTACTCGGCCAGTTTGATTTTTCCGTCTAATGGGGTTGCGGCCAATAAGGTATGAAATTGTTTTTTTGCAGTTACTGCTTCTCGTAGTTTGTCTTTTAATGGGTAATTAGGGGAAGTAAAAGCATCGAAATCAGCCAATATGTTAGCTAGGGGAACTTCTTTCCCGTCATTTGTTTTTACAGTTGTTTGTCCCCCCCATTTTTTATCGTAATATCTCCATAGTACTTCTTCACCAACATCAAATGGTATTTGAGTGAATTTCTTATTCCATTTTCGTAAAAAGATGGATAAAAATTTCTTTAATGCAGGGGCACTCGAAAAAGGATCACTACTAGCCATCTTAATTATTTCCAAAACTCTTTTTAATTGCATATCAGCCCTCATCTGAAGTCTTTAGCGTATTAATATAATCCTTAACTATCTTTTTTTCTTTAGAATCAGAAATATCACTTAATATTTTTGTAAAAAATTTTATCTTAGCAGTATTGTCTAAATCAGAAATATGATTATAGAACTTTTTCCTCTCTGATAAGACTTTATTATTAAATTTTCCTTTATCCGAAACATAGTAACGATATTCTACTTTTTCTTTCGTGTAAGGATTCAAAAGATCATTTAATCCGCCACCCTCATCATCTGTATTTTCCCATGCTATTTCTTCTGCATTGACCATAGAAAAAGATTCTTTATTTAATCTTCGACGTGTTTTTAATCTATCCTCTAAAGTAACTGCAATCTTACTCATCAAGTCTATTGCTTCTTTTTTGATAGCAGATGACCACTTTTTAAAAGGATTACGAGAAAAAGAAGATTTATAGGAATAGGGGTTTACCTTAAAAGTCTTGTATTTATTTTCCATTTTCCTATATGGAGACTTCAGATTTTTCTGTAGAAGATTTCTAGCATATCTCATCACTAGCACTTTCATCTTTCTATTAGTCACTCTAGGAACAATTCTACTTATTTCCGAAGATTTCTGTAAAGCCGTTAATTTATCCCATTTTAATTTAAATTGTTTTCTATAATTATTAGCTAACGGCAAATATCGACCATTTTTCTTTAGATCCTTTATAAGAAATTCTTTTCCATCACTGTTACGTCGAGCAATATTCATCCCTCCCTTATAGTTTTTTGTATGCTTCCATACCATATCCGCAGCAAAAGGAAGATATACAGAAGTACCTCTTCCTTTTAAACCTTTCCTTTTTATATAGGGAGTTCGATAAAACATTTTAATACCTTATGTTAATTTTATTTTAGTTAACTTTTCAACTTGTAATCGTAATTTACCTGCACGTCTTTTTTGTTGTATATTCCAAAGTTTATAATCAGAATCCTCTTTGTCATTATAAATGACCATTAAATCTCTTTCCCTAGCACCATTAGTATCTTTTATCAGGGAACGTTTATAGGAGTCTCTTTCTTCTATTGTTTTCCATCGTTGCTTTGCATCATTTCCAATAATCGTGTCATAATCATAATCTAATGAAACAACACCAGAATTTTGAATATTTAAACCTTCCGTTTTAATATCAAACTCATATGCAATATCTTCCGATAGCTGGATTTCTGCTATAGAACCACAACTACATGTACATTTATCTGGATTTTTCCCTAATTTAAACGCTTTATCAAAAAATAATCCACAGCTATCACAAAGATAATTATAACTAGGCATGTCTAAACCTTTATTTTATGGATTCAAAAGTTCTACGTCCATTAAAAAATGGATCTTGGATACTTACAAGACCTATAGACTGTGTATATCTAATATTATTAGATACAAGGGCTATTTGTTCGTCCGTTAATCCTGCATATTGCTGCTGTTCAAATAATGTCAATGGCTCGATACTAGAGACTCTACCGACTATAGGATTATGCATCTCCCATTCTGTATCGACAGTTACAGATACGGTTGCACTATATTTATAGTCATCTGCATTATCATCATAAGGTTCTTCAGTGGCATCACCACCACTTACTTCTGTAATTTCTATACCAAATGCAGTTGCAGCAGGTCGCAACATTGCCTCAACAAAATTCATGGTCCAGGTCGTTATCTCTCTCTGACCGTATTCGTCTTTAGAAAAACAGTCTAGATCTATCGTTCCACTCCACCTACCACCATACACTTTATAAGCAGGCTCTCTTAATTTGGTTACAGCTATTACCATGATATCATTGACAAATGATCTCCTTCCAAAAGCCATTAAAACACCAGGGATAGCATTTTTATGGTAAGACTCTTCCTGTACTTTATAGGGATCTGAGACTCCACCGCTATATCTATATGATACTGTGACATAAGAAGGTGTAGGAGGTAGAGGTTGTATAAAAGTTATTTCTCCAGTTGTATAGTTCACGATGTAATTTATATTTTCAAATAATTGATAGTCACTAGGCATTACTCTAATAGAAACTGTATTCTGTAGAGGAACATGTAATAGAGTACCATTGGATAAACTATCAAGAGCCAATATCTCATCTGTAATGTCATAATATCTTGTGACATTAAATGTTAGTATTCCATTTAAATTATCAACGCTAAGGATTTTTACAAAATAAAAACCTGGAGGAGAAGGAAAGTAACCATTATTATTTTTTATAGCTAAGGCATCTTCTTTCAGCCATTCTATAGACACACCTCTTGTACCTTTTGGTTTAAACAATGTAGCGTAACTATATCTAATACCTTTATAGTTATCTGCTGAGTAACGAACATGAGAAGACCCTGAACTTTTTACTATAATTCCTTCATTGGGTTCTGTTTCCCATGAGTATTTACCTTGTATATTCTCAACAAGTCCTGGGTACTTTGGGTGTGTTGACCAGAATTCTCTAAGTTCTCTAATAAAGAACTGTGTAAGTGGTTCTGTTAGATATTGGAACATTTTTAGTTACCTATAAAAAATAAAAGCCCCTCGAAAGGAGCCTTTATTAAATAACAATCTAATTTTATGCTTATTCTTCTTGTAGGGCTTGTACCAACATGCCATCAGCTACAGCATTTAATGGATCTTTTGCATGTTTAATTTCTGAAATCTGGATGGGAAAATCAGACTTCAACTGTTCAAAGGTAGACCTAAAAAGATTTACGAAATTTCCTGCCTTTGAAGTCCCACCACTGATAATAATAGGGATGGGTCTTGAAATAGATAGTTTGCATTTATTGACAAACTGTCTCTTAAAATGTTCAATAACATATCGAATAAGAGCAGAATAATAGAATGCAACAGCTTCTTCTTCTTGATTTTTGGGAGATAGAAGGTCTACACCTTTTTCTTTTAGGGAACACATATAGGCAACATGTCGGCCTAAAGCAGAAGCAGAGCTATTATCAATCCAGTCACCACCTCTTGAAATAGAGAATTCAAGACCTGACATAGCATTAAAAGAAAGAGCTACGTTAGTCATTCCTGACCCGAAAGAAATCGCAATGGCACTGTAGTTTTCTTGCTCTGCTTCTGAATAGATAATTGCCATAGCTTCATTGGCAGGATATGGTTTATATCCAAGATTTGCGACAATTTTCCTTAGGATTTCTGTATGGTATACGACATCTCTATTCGTATCTACAGGTTCGGATGGAACAGAGAAATAACATGCTTCATTAGGAACAGCAGGTTTTCCTAAAACACTGGAAATCAGTTTTTGCAAGATCTCCACAGAGTCTAACTCTTTTGAAGATAGTAATCCTTCAGCCAAAGGTCTACGAATTGGGTAATCAAATGTAGAGGCAAGTTCCAGTGCTTTATCACCAACTACGATAATATCCTTTTCTACAGGTTTATCTTCCGTTCCATCATAACGGGTTATAAAAGGAATATTCTTCATCATCTTTAGACTTCTCTTAGATGATAAAGGAAGAATAATAAAAGCATCTCTAATACGAGAGTTTTCTACGTCTTCACCTCTTTGTCTAGAGGCCACAATATTCATTGTTCCGATATCAATACCAACACCATGTTTTACTTCTAACATTGTAATCCTTTTTTACTTACTGTTGGGGTCTACCCGGTTTCTTTTTCACTGTCTTAGAGATTCCATTTCCGCTATTTGAATCCAGTCCTGTAGAAACCATCTCACTGGTTTTAAAATTTCCAGGTATAAAAGTCTCTAATTTAAGTTCAGATAGAGGAGCCACCGTAGATTTCATCTCTTCTGGAATAGAAAATGTTTTCTTTACATTAGAATTTTCCATATTCTTTTGTATAGTTTTATCTATAATATCTTCTATTTTGATATAGTCAATGGAACTCATACTTCTTAAACATTCAGAAACAACTACTTGAACTGTTTCAAATACTTTTTTCTTATCTATAACATCAACAGCGTCCATATCAAAAACAGAGCTTAATTGCTTTAAAGTTTTTTGGATAGGAAATATAACCTCATTGATAACATCTTTTATCTCTACATTCAGATCTGTCTTTAGAGACTCTTTAATAAATTGTATCTCTGCTAATGATTTATCTATTTTCTGGGTTAAATTAGAAAATAGGTTTTCAACCATATTTAATCGTTCTTTTACAGATTCATTCTCTTGAGAGATACAATATTTCAAGTCCGTTATATGTTTATCAGAGATACTAGATTCATTAACGATAGTAACAGATGATTTAGTAGGAGCAGGTTCTCTATTAGACTGTTTATGTCTTAATTTGTAATCTTTGTTCTTATTTTGACTAATTACTACAGGAGGAAGTGGCTTTACAACAGGAGGTACTGTAGCGTTAGCTGAATTACTATTAGAAAGAACTTTTATGAGTCCTTGTTTTAAAGAATCCATAAACTGTTTTGAATTTTGCGCTAAATTTTTAGGAATTGTAGCAACTGATCCTCTTTCTAAAGTAAGACCGAAATCGGTTAACTTTAAAGAAAGGGTTTGACATATAAATGTAACCTCTTCCATTTTTTTGTTCCTAAATCTCATTTAAATATTAATTTTTCAAGTATTTTCGGGATAGAGTCTTTCAGACCATCCTCTATCACTTGTTTTTTTAAGCTCTTAAATAATTTCAATTTAGGATCAACAGTTATTTTTACTGATGTTTCCTGTGATGATTCAGATGATTCAGAATCACTGTCATCTGAGACTTCTGATGAATCCTCAGAAGTACTCTCCTTTATTATACCATCCTCATCTTCGTACTCTATAACTAATTTACCGCCAATATTTTTGATTTTGATAGAATCTAAGAAGGGTTTGTCTCTAGATAATAGAGGAGACTTCTGTATTCTCTTCTTTAAAGAAGTCATTACTATAGCTTCTATTGATGGCATCTAACACCTACATAATTAATAATTCTGATTTTCCCACACTTGAGTTCTTCCTCTATGTTCTCTTGTATCGGGTATATTTTTCTTATCCGTTTCCAAAGGTGTTGTAATATAATTACTTAAATCTACAGGGTATACTTGAGGACCATGTTCACAAGGGCCGTTAATAGGTGTCATAGGTCCGTAAGAGGCTAACGGATAAACAAGCATTCTTTCTCTACTATCAATAGTAATTCTAGACTGTGGCCACGGCATATTCGTTGTTCCGTCAATGGGGACTTTATAACGAATATCATTCTCCGATATATACTTTATATTAAAATGCTGTTGTAAAACATTTCCTCTATTAGTAGGCTTTCTTATTGCCCCTATAGAATATCTTTCGTTTGTCTGTTTTACTATATAGTCTCTTTGAGTCAATAAAGGAGACGGACCTGTCCATACTTCATAAGTATGTTCAATATCTCGTCCACCTAATCTCTGAGAAATTCTTCTCTCAGCATCATCGGGTACTATAACTTGTTCCCACGGACCTTCATATCCACCTATGAATCCAGTGCCATAACAATAAATACAGTTTACTTTTGGTTTCTTATTATATTCTAAAACTCTCTGTTGATAACCGCAAGTACATGGTATACCTGCTGTTTTTCTTATAAATATTTTTACTCTTTCACCACCCTGTTCTAGTATCCAATTATTTCTTCTTACAGCCTCTCTCCATATATAGTCTAAAGATTCTATAGCTATGGATGTAATAGGTTGTGCAAAATCCAAGGGTGTCTCAACATAACCTGAGGGGGACCAAGAAGATAGAGCAACAGTAGTTAATCTATAGAATACCTTTTCGTCCAATCTGGATTTAACTTCATTTCTTAAAGTGTGGTATGTAACTAATACAGTAGAAGAGGCATCAGGGATGATAGGAGGTATTTTCGTATTTAATACAATGTCAAAATATTCATTGGTGTCTATGACTATTTCACAAAGAGCACCATCTACCTCAATAGCCCTTACTTGCTGGTCATTTATTGTAATAAAGACATCTTCAGGACTATTGGCATAAACAACTTTCTCTGAATCTTGTTTGTAGATGGGTTTCATGGTAGTCAACACCCATCTACGTGTCCTCGGCTCGTCTCCTTTAAATTTCCAAGATTCATTCCAATCCATTGCCTCTGTCACAGAAATAATATCTGTCGAGTCTCTGTAAAAAGTTCCACTAATAGGAACATTATTTATTCTGAAATAAGGTCCGTATTCTCCTACATCTGAACGATAAACATTTACACCTACAACAGACCACATCGCATTTTTTGCTAAAATGGCTGGATTATCCCAACGGATATCTAACATTCCCTGCTTAAACGGAGACAATACTTGACCATTAAAAGGTGCAGCAGGAAATGATGTGGGATCTATATTCCATCCAGTAAGAGCCATATTTAACCTAGATTTAGAAAGTTATAGTATAAATTTTATTTCCGATAATTTCGCATTTCACATCATCTGGTATCTTAAAAGCTTCTCTGATAGAAACCAGACGATCCTCTATTACTTTTTCTAGACTATTTAAATAAGTATTGGTTTTAAATTTTTCTCTGTCTAATCGTGCTAGCTCCTTAAGGAGATTCTCAAGTGTTTCATGAGAATCCCTAAGAAAGCTAAAATCTTCTTGTGATAATGTCCCTACTAACTCTTGTTGAGCCATTTATTTACTTCCTCACGTAAAAGAATTATCCGAGAAACTTAACAATGATACCTGTTATAATACCACCGACACTACCTCCAATACTTCCTCCGATTCCACCTTTAGCATTTAAAGTCTTAATATGTTCTTCTAATTCCTTAATCTTATCCTTTAAGATACTGACTTGTGCTACCAACGTTACGTAATCTTTATTTATGGTATCATCTGCTTTTTTATCTTCAGTGTTTTGATTTTCTACTAAAGTAAGTCTTCTAGTTAGATCTTTAATAGTTAAATCGATATTTACCAAATCTTTGGTGATATCACTTACGTCTTTATCTAAAGATTCCAAATCTCTCTTATATTTATCTATGTCATTTGCCTTACTTCTTAGATCTGCTAAACTGTGACTTATTTCTTGAAATGTATTCTGAACATAGGTTCTATAGTTTTGAAATTGTTCAGTAATCTTATCAAATTGGTTATTTACTCTCTCTATCCCCTCTAAAACGTGTTTTAGAAAGCTGTTTAACATCTCGTTGTACTTTTCATTTTGTTGAGCCATTTTTAACCTCACTAATACATTTATTGATAGATTTAGATTTTTTATTTAGACTTTTATTAATTAAGAGTGGACAATATAAAATGTGTATCCTTCTTCTAGTCCATCCTTCCATCTTTCCCAATAACAAAATAATTTACCTGTATCAGTTGAAACAACTGGCTCAATACCTTTAGTACCTTGCAAATCTCTAGACGAACGCCCCGTTACTAATGGAACATAAGGAGGTTTTACACCTCCCATAAAAAAATGTTCCCATAATTTTGTTGTGTGTACATATCTCAAATTAATATCACAGACTGCCATTCCAATAATCATCGATGAATCAAGAAATTTCTTAAAATTGCTTTCTGTCCTTAATTCATCTAAGGCAGTAGCCAAAGATGCCGCTGACAGCATTATATCATTCTTTGACTTTTCTCTTTCTATTTTTACTTTCAAACTATCTGGAGTTAAAGACCTTTTTTGTTCGGTAGACATGTAAATCTCTCTTTCTTGTATAAATATGAAACAAGTAAAATAGATGTTCTACCCACAGAAATTATAAATCAGTTATTCTAGCTGTTCCAAATCGTTTTTACAGGAAGTCTAAAATAACTATATGAAATAGTCTCCAGTACTTTCGGCATATCCTTTAAAATAGAAACAACAAATACAGGACTACCTGTGTATGTTCCTGTAGCCAATTTAGGATTTCCCTCTCCCTCTAATTTAGAAATAACTACTTGAATTTCGTCTCGTATTTTTCTATATATGAGAATATAACTCGTCTTTGACTCATGAAAAATCATTTTCTTTTCTACACCATGCCTCATTTCCTCAAATATGGCTAAAGTACCGCTTTGAGCACCAGAAGATGCCATTTTAGGTATGGGGGCCGAATTTTCTGCTGGTGTCTCTGGACCTAATACAGAGTATTCATCTCTAGGTTCTATACTCTCAGTCAAGTCTATTTTCTTTCTTTTTCTTTTTTCTCTACGCTTTTTCTTCGCATCTTCTGTTTCATCAGTGGATGACGGTAAAAATCTATTTTGATCCGTCTGTAAACACCATTTAGCAGCCATTCTTGCACAATGGTTTGCTGTTATGTATCTTCCAAAACTTAATAATAATCCTCTTTTCGGATAAAATAATAATTCACATAGCTCACTTCCTTTATTTGGTTTTATAATTAAGAACCCAGTGAAAAATGGCATGTAGTAATATGCCGGGTTAATATTAAATATCCAGTTTTTGATATCAGTTATTGGAATATATTTTTCTGGTAACATTTATATTAACCCATTGTTTTTAAAACCTGAAGGAATAATGATCTGAAGAATTAATTAATTTCTTCGTAGAACTTGCTAATTTTGCAAGTTTATAAAGAATAGAAATCATCCGCTTATTTCCGTCCGAAGATGTTTTTACAAGATCTGGTTGAGCAGATTTTCTAGCCATAGCCTGTTGTACAAATACTTCTGGATCAAAGCTGAGAACAGTTTTACTGTCTACGATGGCAGATTTAAGATTGTCTGCTACTTTTCCTGTACTGAGGAAATTTAACAATAAGCTTGGATTGACATAATGGTCGATAGTTGTTCTCACATTATCATGTGATAATGTTTTTTCGGCATGTTTATATGCCTGTTTTACAGTAGACATTACTTCTTCCACGATTCTTTCTTTGAGATTTTCAGTCTGATTACTAATTGCTTGAGAGATTCTATTATATAAACCCTCTAGTTGAGAATTTAGACTATTAAGAACAGCCTGTGTAGATCTCAATTTTCTAAAATCTGTAGGACGTAGTCCCTGTACACCGAGTTTTTTTACATAACGTCTTAAGAAATCTTGAGAAAGAGTTTTTCCATCACTTGTTGTAAACACAGATCTCGGGGCAGATCCTTCTTCTCCTGTAATTAAACTTTGTGTATGTTCCACATATCTTTTTAAGATAGTAATCAAATCTTTATTTTGAATAGATGCTACATTAATCGTTCCACTTTTACCTGGAAATGTTAACTCCACTTCACTATCTTTCAAAAAAGAAATGTGATCAGGTGTTAAAGTGGTAGCACCAAAAGTATCAATGGACGTACCATCTTTACTCTTCTTTTTTGAAGACGTTCCTGGTTTTCCTGGTCTAATTCCAGTCTCCATAATAATAGCCATTATGAGAGCAGCTAATTTCGTCTGTTCATCTTCACTATTGAGGTCTTTTTTAATTTTAGCTGAGATGTCGTTGTATTTAGATAAGATCTTCTTCTGAAGATCTATTTTCTTTCCAATAGTTTCATACTGTTCTTGAAATCTATTTGTTATCTCGTTAATGACGCCATCTGGATCTGTTTTTATTGTTATTTTATCTGGTAAAAACTCCAATACTTGTTCAGGAAGTTTATTTTTTAGCTGCTGAGTATCAGAAGAGATTTCTTTTGTTACGTAGATATCGTTGAAAACAGATATAGCAAGAGACTCAACTTTAGCTATATTTTTCCCCAATGCTACAGCTACACCTAGTTTCAGCAAGCTATCTCTATTAGTTTCTGGATAAGATTCAAGAAAATCTGTGACCTCAGATTCTGTGACTAATACTTCTTTTAATATTTTAACTTTTTCTTTATCATTTTTAATATTTACTACGCTTTTACTAGAAATTTTAAATATAGGATAAAGTTCTCTAAAAAGAGCTAGTTGTTCTTTACTGTAAGAGTCTCTTGCACTGATATCTTTTTCATATCTAGCACTGTCCACTGTTTCTTTTCTTTTTGCGAATTTGTCTGTCATATATAAGTCCTATATGTTATAGTTTAGAAATAGTTATTGGCTATAATTGTTTTTTATTAAATTTAATATCCGATAAAACTTCTAGGACTCAATATTCCCTTACCAAGAGCAGGTCCAAAAGAACTTCTAACGCCCTGAGAATATCTATGCTGTTTAAGTCCTCTAATAAATCTTACAGTATCTTTTTTAGCTTGAGTAGCTTTATCTAACATAGCCTCGGCTTCTTGTCTTGCACTCTGATATTTTGATGATTTTTCTAAACTTAGAGAAACACCTCCAATAGAATAATCAAATTCATCGTGCATCCAATTAATTGATAAAGCATATAGAGCATGTACTGATGCTGCCCATAAAATATTTGTAATCCAATAGGGGTGTGTATTACAGATCGCTTCCAACGAACAAATACCTGATGTATTTGGTGGCTGGCTATTCCACCAATATAGTCCCCATAATAAGTATTGTTTCAATTCTTCATCTTCCCATACATATCCAAATACCCTATTATAGTTACCTATTCTACCTTCGTGTTCGGGAGGTCTAAAATGATAATTTCTATCTGGGTTATTATCTCGTAGAAATATTCTTAGTTGTCTTATTAAATCGGCTTCACAAGTAGTATAAGTTACTAACTGAGTGTCTGAAGATACTACTTCAAATTCTTGTATTATTTCTGCTGGTGGGTCTGATGAGTTCTGTTGAAATGTCCATCTTATCTGATAATTTCCAAGTGTTGCTCCTGGAGGAATCATAAAAGAGGCGTAATAATCACCTAAAAATGGATTCGCAGGTGTCCTATCAACAGGATCTATTTGGACATAAGTTATAGGTGGACCTGGATCGGCATAATATAAATTGTATACTATACTGTACACATTTGTAGAGTTTCCCTCTGAGTCCATAAAGGATACGGTTAAGTCTCCTTCTTGAACAACTTTACCGGGAAAGAATTTTATTGGCATGTTAACACCATAATAAAAAACCTCTAAGGTCTATCTTAGAGGTTTTATCCTATTTAAATGTACCCTATTAATGTGTTCTATTAATAGAATATACTTTTATTTCTATTAGATAACATTGCCATCATCATCATATACTACAAGGGCTGCACCATTTGTATTCTTATATCTAAAAGTAGATAACTTTAACTTGGATACTTGTCCGTAAAGTAAAGATGCTTCAAAAACACCGCCACGAACAGTGTGTTTATAATAACTAGTATCCAAACTTCCTTTAGCAGTTGATTTTGCGCTGGCAGCCTCAATAATAGACTGTGAAGGAACAGTATAGATTCTACCGCCAATGACTTGAAGAAGGGTTAGTAGAGATCCAGTAGATCCGCCACCTGTTAAAGAAGTACCTGCTACAACACCTGCAATAGCAGCATTTACAGCAGATAAAGTAAGGGCAGTTCCTGCATCAGCAATCGCTAATAATGCTGCTGATGCTGCATTTGCATTTGCTGCTGTCAATGCTCCAGTACCTGTGCTAACGCCACCTGTCAATAAAGCACCAGAAATTGTGATTTGACCAGAAGTTTCAGTTAAAGTAATAGCATTACCGAGAACACCGATAGGAACGGCTGTAATAGTAACGATGCTTCCGACTGCGGCGGCAGTAACAATAGCGTCAAATCCGTTTGCAACATCATTAATAGCTGCTACAATTTCAGCAGCCACTAGATCTGTAGTTCCTAAAGTACCATCAAAGTCATCATTTCCAGGAGTTCTGGCTCCTGCGGCTGCTGTTAAAACAACACCTCCAATGGTGATTGTTCCAACAACAGGGACAGCAGTAACAGTAATTGTAGCTGTTGCTTGTACTGGAGAAGTACCGCCACCAGAAACTAAATTATCAATTAGGTACGCTGCAAGACCTTGATACTCTGCGGCTGTAATAATAGGGTTTGTACCTGTAGTAGCTACAGTATTCCAAACCGATGACGCTCTTTTAAGGTAACGTGTTTGACCGGGAGGGAGATTTACAGTGTTACTTAATGAAGTGTGTGGGAAAAGATCATTTAATTGAAGAACTTTAGCAGGAATATCTGTTCTTTTGACGTGAAGGTGGGCTGTCTGTGTTAAAGTAGGCATATTTTCTCTATATCTTCAAGTTAGATGTTAAAAGACAAGACACAAATAGACAAAAGACTATAACTAAAATTCAAATAATATTAAAAAATTAATGACCTTAAATAAGAAAAGCCCCGATCAGGGGGCTTTTCTTATTATTTTTAGTAATTATTAAACGGCAATGTGAGAGAGAACATCACTGTTTAATTTTTAAAGAACCTATTAAATTAGGCCAATCACGGGCCAACAACGCAGGTTATTTCGACATTAAATGACATTACCTTCGTCGTCATAAACAACGATAGCAGCACCATTTGTATTCTTGTATCTAAAAGTAGCTAACTTCAATTTAGATACTTGTCCAGATAACAAAGAATCTTCAAAAACGCCACCACGAACGAGAGGCTTGAAATAGGTGTCGTCAAAAGATCCTTTTCTGGTAGACTTTGCACCAGCAGCTTCAATAACAGCAGCGGCAGGAACAGTGTAGATACGTCCACCAATAATCTGTAGGACTTCCAAAACTGTACCTGTAGATCCGTTTGTTGTTAGTGTGGTTGCTGCAACTACAACTGCCAAAGCAGCATTGATTGTTGTAAGGGTAAGAGCAGTTCCTGCATCAGCAATCGCTAACAATGCTGTTGCTGCTGCATTTGCTTGAGCAGCCGTAAATGCCAAAGTGCCACCACCAGCTTCGATATTATCAAGAAGATAGGCAGCCAATCCTTGATAAGCATTTACAGTAACGATAGGATTGGCACCACTTGTGGCTACGGTACTCCAAACTGTCGATGCTCTCTTGAGATAACGAGTTTGGCCAGGAGGAAGGTTTACAGTGTTGCTTAGAGAGGTGTGAGGAAACAAGTCAGTTAATTGAAGAACCTTATTTGGGATATCGGTTCTTTTCATGTGAACGTGTGCGGTCTGTGTTAAAGTAGGCATTTAATGGCTCCATTGGTAGACTGCTATTTTATAGCCTCTATAAAGACAATCTATCAAGTTTTTAAGGTGATATCGTTTAGAGAAGCAAATAGCCTCAAAAAAGTATTCGCTCTTTTTTAATTTTTATAAAAGAATTATGGGGACAATCCCAACAATATAGTTAATTATTAATTGTTTATTTATCGAACTCCTCTCATTGAAGCGTTTACAATGAAAGGAACTGTATTACCTGTTGTAGATGCAACATAAAAATCAGATACACCAGCGTCTGTTGTACTGGACTCATACCCTGGAGGGAGAGATACTGCTGGAGCACCTTTATCAAAAGAAACTAAAAGAGGTTCTGTTGTTGATGAATTGGACACAGAAAAGAAAATAGATTGTCTAGGTAATGACACCTTCATAAAGCTTTCAGAAGGAGGTACATCTGCTACTGCCGTAATTCCTGGAGCCGAGCCACCAACCATAATATAAGGTAATTCTCTACTAAAAGTTTCTACCGTAGGGATAATTAAGATATTTGTAAAATAAGTAGCGTATGTTCCTGTTGTAGACATTAATGGTTGTAACTTTAAAAATAAGTATTTGTCATCGAGAGGAATTTCTGCTCTACCTTGAGAAATTTCTGGATCTTCTATATTAATAAGAATTCTTGAATAACCTTTTGTCAGGTTTGTACCTTCAAAACCCCGACTATATTTACGCATAGAGCTAGAAATAAATCCCTGATCTATCCGATATTCACCAATATTAACAGGAGTAGTATGGCATAACGTTAGAGTTCGGTGAGCTAATATTCTCCATCCTATAACGTTTTCCATTGCAGGGACTAAAATGTAAATATAATTCTTTTTTCTCTCTCGTAAATGCATAAAAACCTCGTCTATACCAATAAATATTAAGTTACGATTTTTTTAGATTGTTCTTTTTGAACGGCAGGCTCATAAGAAGAGGTATCATGGCCCTTTTCTTTTGCTAATTTTTGAGCATCAGACCAAGATTCTACTCTTTCACCCTCTACATTTGGAACTAAAGTAGGAACCATAGATTTATATTGCTGTTGTTTATATTTATTTTCATTATTTGCAGTCGTCATTTGCTTATTTATAGACATAGCCTTACTTGGCCATCCAGAACCTTTTAAGATAAAATTTCCATTAGGTGTGAAAATTCTTGGACATTCTAACTTTCCACATTTAGGACATTTTTCTTTTTTATCTGACTCCGTAATCCGATTGACAGCATCAAAATCAATTTCACACACATCACAATTATAAGAATATGTAGGCATACTAATTATCTCTTTTTCTTTTCTGGAATAGTTAAATTATTAAAGGGCTTATCCAATTCTTTATTATCGTTATTAACATCTGATTTTGGAATTTTCTTTACAGTTGGTTTTTTAGTAATAGTAGGTACTTTTCTAGTATTAAGAGAAGTAACAAGATCGACAATCGGCTTTCCTTTTCCTCTATTTTCTCTATAACCTTTAGATGCTCTATATGTACTTACTATTGTTTTAAATAGTGCATAGACATGTTTACACATTCCATGTCTTCTCATAGGATCTCTTATAACAGGAACGGAAGCCGTACCAACTGGATCAGAATATAAATAAAGAAATCGTCTAGCCCAATGTTCTGGTCCTTGCCATCTCCAGAACGGACAAGAACATGATACCCGAAAAGGATCGCGTTCTGGATTAAGATTTTCAATTTCTCTATTTTTATAGTTTACTTGAAGAATTACTTCGTAATCACCAACGGTATAGTGATGTGTCATCCAAATAGGATCAAATCTTCTAAATAGAGGTCTATAACCTACTGCCCTTAATCTTACCTTCTGTTGGGTAAAATTAAGTACATCCATCATTGTTAAATATTTTCTTTTTGGGTTTTGGATAAAATTAAGAGATCTGTATAAAACCTGAGCAGCTTGTTTGTTAATAAAATAATCGTAATGATCTGGGATCACTTTGCTTGTTTGTGATGAATCTATAATTAAATCAGGTAAACTTAAATCAGATCCACCAGGAACATTTTTATTATAATAATCATTGTAGTCTACATTAATAAAAGGACCATCACTTCCTTTACCAAAGTACCTCTCAGTCCACCAGTCATTTCTAGATCCAGATTCAACTCTCTCAAAGAATAAATTCTCACTGTTTCTCATCGCTAATTTTGAAATTAAATTAATAGCAGCTTTTTTTGTAAAAGACGGAACATATCGATCACTAAGAAATGGAGATAAAGAGGCAGAGCTATATTCGGCACTGTAATTTACAGGATGGCCATATAAGTCACCTGGAACAGCAAAACTTCTGGAAGGATATTCATCATTTGTATATTCTTTTTTATTTGGAAAACCGTCACCAGCTATAGGAAAATTATAAGCTAAATTTCCGTATGACTTTTGATAAGTATTTGGAGGTGTTTCCGATTCATAAGGAAATAAATCATTGGTCATTAATAATTCGTTTCTTAATTCATTATGACTAAAATCGTAGTTCTGTACGAGTGTACCGTCATTGATACGAGGATCAACCAACATACTTAATAAGAAGGATTCAAATGGATTTCTCATCTCTCGATCCTCTTATTTGCCACGATTAATTAACAGGTTCGCAATTTTTTTCGCTGTCTTCTTAATCTTTCCTATGTCTACTTCCTTGGACGGAGTGATTAAATTTTCAACTTCTGACCTTTCATCAAACGGAAGAGACACTTTTAATTCTTTCCTCCAAATTATATTTAAGGCGTATAGTATCTTAGAAAGTAAGATATCCATCTTCCTTAAGGAATTTGGTACGGCATCTACAAGATCACCTGCGACTTGATATATTTTTTCTTTTTCTTTCTCGTCTAAATTTTCTATGAGTTGTAAAATTCGTTTTACATATAATTGTAATTTATACAACTCTGTAATTATCTGTGTTACGTCTTTTGTTAATATAATCTTAAATATTTCTAACTGACTTTTCATAGACAATCCCTCAAAAAATAAGCCCGCTCAAAATAGCGGGCTTATAGGGAATTTATTTATAAATTAACAGAACTCTTAGATACTCATATCTGAGTATTAACCTTCATCCTCAATACCGACAGAACCTAAACGAAATCCCTTTTTAGCTTTCGATGTAGGTGCCGATGATTTTTGAGCTTGTAAAGGTGTAGCAGAGGACACACCCTTAGAGTCTTTAGAAATCTGCATAACAGGAACGGTATGTTCCTGTTCAATACTAAAACCTCCGACACGTTGTTGCTGAGAAGCAACCTTAGACATTTGAGAGGTTCTTTGTTGAGAGGGTTGAATTGTCATCCCGTTAGGAAGTTTCTTTGGTGTCAAAGATCCATTTTTCTCAATCTTCATTTCTGCTTCGATATTATCTTCAGTTGCAAATTTGATTGGGTTATCTTTAGACATCTTTGCTGGGGCTGGAGAATACTCATAATCGTCATCAAGATCTACTAGCCATTTCTTTAAAATGGCTCCGTCAATACCCTGCATTTCTACAACCCTACTTCCCATATACAAGCTATATCCGTCCCACCCAACAATCTGATCCTTGTTAATTTTTGTGTTAGCTGCCCCTAAATGGAAAGTTACCGTTGCCCTCATACGTCTAACGGAAGGATCTCCCTGTCCAGAATGTCCAGATTGAGGAGCATTTTTATTAAATCTTTGCTGAAAACCAGTCATATTACTATCCTTTTCATAACTCATTAGAAAGTTTTATGAAGATCTTCTATGTTCTTATAGACATGACCTTCTTTACCTGCTGTTATACTACCATCTAATATTTGCTTTTTTATTAAATCAATAGATTCATCTATTTTTTCTTTCGACCATGACATTTTATAATAGCTCATGTTCAAGAAATTTTCTTTAATAAATTTTATCTGTTCATCATCGAATTTTTTATTAACTAAATAGGCAATAAAAATATTTGAAGCGTACCCTCTTAATTCCCATTTAGTTCTAAACGTCGATGGAAAGGGACATAGGAATATTAAGAATAAAAGGCACCATAGAAAATGTAGACTGATAAAAGAAAGAATAGATAATAAAGATAGTAAAGCTAGTATCTGTGGAAATAAGTAGGAAATACTAAACCACACCCCGTTATCTTTTCTATCTTTTAAATGAACATACTCATGGCATAATGTTTTATAAAACGATTCTCTACTCTCCCATTCCTTATTAGGAAAATACACTTTTGGATATAAAGTAGTTGTGAACGACTTCATATATTTTTTGTTAAAAAACAATAGAATTCCTATAAATTTTTGTAAACTATTGCTGTCTTTATAGTCTACTTCAAAATCAGGGATATCCTTCTTTATCATTTCTATTGTTTTTGTATTTTTATCCATATTAATTCTCTTTTATTTTGGAAAAGGAACACTTACAAATTCGTCAGATTTTTCGCAAACGTCTATAATATCTTGAGGTGATGTAGATTCTGGATCGAAATGCATCCATGATCGAATTTGTAGTTCTTCTCTTACCTGGACAACAAATTCGGAACATGCCATAGCTCTGGCAGATCCAAAAGGATTTCGTATTTTCTTTCCAAACCATCTCAAAATATATAATGGAAGAAATCCGAAATATCCTGCATAATCGTATTTAGTTCCGATAGTACTAAATGCTTCAGATAACGCAGCATTCACCATTGCTTCTGGTCTTTTAGTTCCTAATGCAAATAGGTGTGTTAGCTTACTGTGCTTCTTCCATTTTTCATAAGGTGTTAATTTAACACCTCCAAATGTAGCTTCTATTACAATTTTGATAAATCCGAGTTCGATGAGAAGGAAAGTGTGGCTTGCCTTTGATCTCATCAACCATCTGGCAACGTAAGAAAGTGGTAAAGTGCTAGTAGAAAAACCAAAATAAATATTCATAACACTAAATATCCCGCTTGTTAAGCGAAATTTATTCTCTGATTCCAAGCAGAGAATTTATGTTTTTGATATATAATGAGCCAACCACACACCGAAACAAAAACCAAGACTATTAGAGATTGGATCTCCAATAAAACTATTTATCATACTTTCAGGATGCTGAATCATGTGCTTTAGTAAAGTTCTTTCTACCGTTTCCCAAAGGATCGTACTGGCTACTAGAACACTCCACACGGCCCAATTTGGTAAATGTCCAGCTACACAGTTTGCACCTAGAGCCATCCATCCTGCAAAATGAACAACAGACCATAAATCAAATAAAGTTTTACCTGTTTCAATTGGATATAGCCAAGACATATAATAAACGCTCTTTTAAAATCAAGGGGGGTCTACTACCCCACAGTAAAATGAAACTGTGCAGAATGAACCTCCAAAAGGTTCTTCATGTTGTAATTTTATTCTAATTTCCATACCATACTCTGAAATTAACTGAGTTGCTCTTACATAATTCCATGAGAATACGGTAACAGTATTGGTAAGTCCTCTCCACCCTGTAGATGAAGATAGATTTCCATAATTCGGATAAGCATGTGTTGAATCACTTACATAATCTCTGATTCCCTTATACACGAAATTTGAGCCTAATGGGATCATAGTCGAAAAAGGATATCCAAGTTGAGGGGCAAAAACTCCTGCATATCCCCAAGGTTCAAAAGTGATCGTATCATATATTTCTATATCGTCCGAAAATTGTCCCTCTACATAATCTATCTCTAATGTTTTCGTAGGAGCAGGACGGACATAAAATGTCGAGGTAGTAGCGTAATGGTACGTCACCTCAACTACGTCTGTTTCTGTAAGAGCATTTTGAAAAATTATTTTTCCGTCATCATAGTTAACTTGATAATGCCAGACATATTCAAGATTTGGTATTATATCATAATGTGGATCTTTTTCTATTTTAGTAACGTCATTAACTTTTACAACAACCCGATAGGAATTATTTGCAGAATCTTCTAGCACATCCTCATTAACGAGTTTTCCATGATAAATGTCTATGATACTTTGATGTGTTAATGAATAAGTAATATAATCGACGCTTGTAGCGACTTCATCCACAACACGAACAGAATCACCATACCATGTTGTTTTATCAGTCCAATCATGGCTATGGATATTTATCTTAGAAGTAACTGACTTTTCACCAACGGTTCTAATTCTTCCATCTGATGTTTGTGCAATAGTAGATGCAAATGTTACTTCTCTTGGCTCTTTTACAGGATTATAGATACCTGTATGTTGAGATACTATCGATACCAATATTGCGACTTCTTCTACAGTTAGTTCATCTTTGAAAGTAATCGTGAAAGTTGTTTCTCCAACAGAAATTGGAAAGGGATTATCTAAAGCAACTGTAATAGCACTTAGTTCAATGGTATTTTTCATTTCCTGAGGCGAAACAACACCGTGCAACGTCTGAGATATATCGTATGTATAATCCATATTAACCTACCCTTTCTATTTGTAGAAATGTTCCTTGCGTCTGTATTGTATGTGTTGTTGCACCGCCAGAAAAAACCTGTACCTGCATTCTTATTTGATCACTTGCTAAATAGGCATCCACGAACAATTTGTTCGTGGATGCTCGGATATTACTCTGCTCGAAATATAGATAAGATTCGCTACGATTAATCACATTATCTACTGCGGATCTCGTTCTAGTAATAACAACACGATGCACTACTGCTTGGCTTTGACTTGTTAGGGATGTGAATCCAAAATTAATTCTATATTCTCCCGCTTGATTTAGGGTAATTCTATTTGATCCAAAAGTGTAGTAATCAGTAACATTTTGAGATGTGGTTTGCCAAGTCACATCCGCGAGAGTTGTTGTAAAAGTCTGGTTTGCTGCTGTTTTTTCTAGGGTTATATACTTAATATTATTATATTGCCATGTCCATTGAGCCGTGGCAATATTGGACAATGTACATATAAACAAATCTTGCGTAACTGTGTTATACCATTGCGAGCCTATGGTATAACCCTGCAATAAATTATTTGACGTAGATGGACTTGTAGATGCTGATAAATTATTTATCCCGATAACAGTAGGTGCATTTCTAACAAGTTCCGCAATCTGTACTAAATCCAAGGTAACAATTTGAACACGACCCGTAAAAGCGGAAGTGAAATTAATAATTAATATATTTTTCGGATTTGCTGGGTCAGGTATAACTTGAGATAGAAAGTTATTAACTATTTCCCCGTCAGTACCAATAAGTCTAACACTTAGATCTAGGCGATTTAGACTATGTGTAAAAGTATATGTCGTTAAACCACTAATTGTCGCGGATAATGATGTTGCCATAAGCTATTTCCAATAATTTATACTTGTAGTGTGTTTTCACCCAACATCAGTTTACCGAATCTGACAGTCAGTGCTAATAATTCAATGACGCCGCCATTTCTTGTAGTTAAATTAAATTTTAATAGTATGGCATCTCCTTCATAATAATTTGCAATTGAAAACCCTGTAAAACGTGCCTGCCTAATATACCCCGCAGGTGTATTGTCTAACGTAACCGCAGTATTCGGTGATGCTTTCGAATTAGCCAATTCAGTATTTGCTTCTGTTCTTGCCACAGGCACAATACCTCCTGTTGGGTCGGCTTCCAACACACCTACTGCCTCTACAGGCAATAATGACATTGTTAAGGTTACTGTTGCCGCAGATGCTGTTGAAGTTTCAAACAAAGCGACGACTTCCACAGGCAGTGAAGTATCTACACCTGCTGGGATTCTTAGAGCCATATTTGAAAAATCACCATCACCATTATGTCGCCCTTGACGAACTTGGTGACTCCAAGTCTGTGCTCCTGCTCCTGTACCTGCTGTAAAACTTCCATCTACAGTACCAGAAATACCAAAAGCCCCTCCGTGATGGGGTTGGTAATCAAAATATCTTGAAATACCTGTAAAATAATGGATACCGTATTGATCAATATGGCAAGAAGATCTAGACAGTCTAATGGAATTAAAAGTCGGTGCGGTAGTTAAGTTATTTGTTATACGTACTCTTGTCCAAAAACCAGTAAAACCATTTATCGTTTTTGTTACCCACGTTGTATCTGGCCCAATACCTAAACTTATCATCTCAATATTATTTGCACGAATAAAAACTTCATTTGCGTAACGATAGGTATTTTCTTTTTGAACAGCCATTGAGCCTACAGCAACCCAAGCAGCACCGTTCCAAATCTCGAAAGCAAAACTTCTTTTTGTAACCTCAACTGCTGCTGTTACCTGATCTATTAGATATCCCCAATATTTAATATATCCAGCACTCGTTTGTAATTCAGATCCGAAAAGTATGGTATGGTTGGCAGTCGTTCCTTGAAAAGAAAATGTACCTGTGGGGGAGATTGCTTGTGCTGTTTGATTTACGAAACCACCACCATCACTCACACCACTTGCTGTATTATTTGTTGTTAGAACAACCATCCCGTCTATTGAAAAATATCCTTCTCCACTAGAGAATTCTTTCCTAGAATCAGGACGACCAATGCTAACTCTATCTGAATTTGCTATACTTAAGATATTAAATAATCCTAAATCACCTGATAAATAATAACGTTGAGCAATAAAGAAATCATTAAAGTATTTTAAATTATTATCGATACCATAAAAAGAGTCATTGGAGCCTGATGATCTTCCTAAAAATACAGATGTATCTGGGATCGTAGAAGTCCATATTACAGTATTGTCATAAACATGAATACTTCCACCAGCAGAGCCACCTACAGTAGCAGCATACACTAAAAAATTGTTTGTTCCTGCATTTGTCCACGAAAAGCTACAAAAATTTTGTGTTACATATCTTCTTGTCGTGTGGGTTGCTGCATAATAAAAGTGGTGCAAGGATATAGGCGTTGTCGAAGTGTTTGAGAAATCAGATCGACAGTTAACTACTCTTACTGTTGAAGATGTTGACGTGTTTGTATCGTATATAAGGCGTGTTTCATCATCATCGTCTGCGGAAGTATAAATCAAATCACAAAATTCAATATTAGCGGTAAGTGCTGCTGTTCCTGAAAATCTGATAAGACCTGCATTGTTTATTGTCACTCCAGTATCTGTCGAACTGAATCGAACAAAACAACCTAAAAGCGTAATAGTGCCTTGTGCAAACTCCACAGTATACTTTGTAACTTGTGTTGTATAAGACGATAGAAAATCACATTTTTCTATTCTAATACTATTAACGACGTTACCAAATAAGCATAGGTCATTTGTATTCTGTACACTTAAATTATATAAGTAGATTCCAGTAGCACCTGCTGTAAATTCAATTCTTCCTGTAATTCTAGAAATTTCACCAAAACCAATTAAAGAGATACCGTCTTTTACAGTAAGTGTCCCAGATAAGGTATAATTTCCTGGGTATACAAGAATAGCATCTCCCGATGCAGCAGCCACCATCGCTTCAGCTATCCCCGCCCACGGAGAATTAGCATCATATTTAGAAAGAGATCCTCTTGTATTTGTTGCTCGTTGATGTCCTACATCCACTGTAATTGTTTTTCCAAAAACATTTGTATATAGGGATTTTACGTCTTTATATTGGGGGGCGTTTCCCACACCTTGCGTTGTTAATACAAAGTCTGTGGTATTTGTACTTAAATTTACCCATTTACCCGTAACACCGTCATAATAAGGGATTTCACCTGTAAGAGGTGCTTCACAAGAAACTCTTGGTACTAGTTTATCTCCTACTAGGTGATAAGATGCTAATCCAGGTAATGTAATAGCCATTATTTATACCCCAATTAATAATCTAACTTTTTCAGATTCTTCTTCATTATTGACACATTCTGCATATCCTTCTTCCAAAAATAAACGGGATACAAATACGGTTTTAGGTAGATCTTTATAGCTCTTTATTAAAAAGTCTTTTATAGCTTGATCTTTTTGTTCCCTGGCTTTTATAAAAGATGGACAATTCGATAATGCCTTATCCAACTCTATTTTTAGTAATTCTTTATATTTATTAATGATGGGAACGGATATTAAATCCCTTTCTTTCTGTTCTTTTGATGCTAGGGCTAATATTTTATATTTATCCAGATCATCAATTTCTAATTTAAATGGTTCGTCCCAATTAATAGATGGGTCATAGTCAATTATACTATTACTGCTTTCATGTGTTTCTTTGTCTATTTCTAAATCTACTATTTCTATAGGTTCATCAATATATTTTGTGGTTTTATCAGGTTTTGTTTCTTTGGATAAATTAACAGACTTTAAAACAACACTAGATTTTACAGGTGTCTTCAGTTTAGAACCAAATTTATATTTTACAGGTTTTTTCATAACTCATCCTAAAAAACAATAGGTAGTAAAACGTGGAAAAATGAATAATACTACCTATTATTTTCAGATTATTAGATAATTGTTTCAGGCAGACCGTGACCCAATACATAAGTAGTACCAGATATGGCATATGCAATTTGTTTTGCCATATCTCCTTCGTCAAGAGTCAAAGTTGCTTGCACAACTGGACGACCTGCTGTTTCTGGTACATAAAGGGCTGCACCTGCCGTAAACGCAGCACCTGAATCTGTGATATATCCAGACACAGCAAATCTAGCGAGATTAGTTCCACCAACGTTACCTGTTCCGCCAATCGTACAAATCCCGATAAATCTAAAATTCCCACCAACAGCAGAAGTTGCGTTTGTAACTCTTCCTGTAACAGTAGAAGCAGCTACACAATTTCCTGCTGCAATGGTGATAGTATTTTCAATAGGTAGCTCTACTTCTAATAGATTAGCAACACTAACTCTTCTTGCCAATCTATTGATAGCACCTAAAAGAGATGTTGCTCCGTTTAATACTTCCCCTGCACCAGTTTCGTCAAATACACGATCAAGATTTTGAGATAAAGTCGTTCCAGAATTACCTTGATCGTCAAAAACTAACTCTGCGGCAGCAGCATCAAAAGTAAGATTTCCTGCTGATGTGCTGAAATTAGATGCTGCTCCTGCATCAAGAGACATGCCTGTAACAGCATCAATGTTAACTGCTGATCCACCATCGATATCCATAATGGCAGCAGCATTAAGCACAATGTTTCCAACAGTCGTTGTGAAATTTGAAGAAGCACCTGCATCTAACGAAATTGTACCAGCAGCATCAATAGTAACGGCTGTTCCAGCGTTAATGTCTACATCAGCGGCTGTAGACTCTAAAACTAGAGCACCAGCAGAAGTTGTGAAATTTGATGCTGCTCCTGCATCCAATGAAATTCCGCCACCAGTGGCATCAACCGTAACTCCACCAGCACCTGTATTTAGATCAATAACCCCAGCACCTGCTACGGTTCCGACCAAATTCTGTCCAGATGTAGGAGTTGCTGTAATTGCACCAGCAGCACTGATAACAAGAACGTCTGCTCCTGCATCTTGAATTTGCAAGGCGCTTCCAGTTCCTACATTGTTAAAAAATGCTAGGACACCTGTAGAAGCCGCTGCATTTGAAACGTTAAGAACGTTACCTCCAAATGCTCCAGACTTACTAAGTTCTAAAACGTTTGTGGCATCAGTAGTATTACTAAATTGAATTGCACCTTCGGCTGTTGTTACAGAGATTGTATTTCCAGCAACATAGGCTTGTTGCAAAGTGCTAGACGATGCAGAAATTCCTGCATCTAATTCCTCAAGAGCCGTTTGCAAATCCGTAGCTGTGATATAAGTCAACCCTGTAGGATCAACACCAATAGAATAAGCACCAGCGTTTGCTCCAGAAGCTCTTAAATTATAGGCATCATTATTAGGTCCATTATTATTTACAGCTATTAGCCATAAATCTGATAGATAATCGGTAACAGAAGAACCAATTCCAACAATACCTGCTCCTAAAACTAAGTCTGCTTCCAAATTTACAATATCAGAAGTTCCACCGCCTAAATTAATGGTATCTCCTGTACCGTCACCTAGATTAACATCGCCTTCTACAGTAAATGTACCAACTACAGTTTCGTCAACTGATATTGTTGAAGAACCATCTACAATAAGATCTCCTAAAATACGAACATCAGATGTTGCAGAACCTAATTGAAGTTCTTCGGCGGCACCTAAGTTGCCACCGATAGTCATATTACCAGAGCCTGCACGCCTGATTATATCATCAATCTGTAAATCATCTGTAGTGGTGAATTGTCTTTGCTTTAAAGTAGTTGAGTCTAATTTTAATGGAATAGCCATTTAATAACACCTCATTATTTATATATTTTTTAAGTATTAAAATATAAATCGTCTAAATTCATTACTCTCATAGTAGGCTCATCAATTAATAATTCAACAAAAGCATGTTCATTTCCACCCTGAATACCATCTCCATTTCTCGTAGTTCTAGATGGAAGAATAAAATTTTCAATACTTATTTGAGCCATTGTATTACTTGTTTCCAAGATACAATTTTCGTCAGCTTCAATAACAGGGCATTTTTTCTGAGGTCTTATGGTTGTTTCTCCTGTATCTAAAAGTACGGAAAAAGCAATCCTAAATCTAAATATTGGACCTCTAGCAAAATTAATTGCTTCTTTTGTTAATTTATATCTTTTTACTAGGATGTCAGAACTACTATCTTTATCATCTGACTCCTCGTCATTTTTATTTTCTTTATCTTCTTTATTTAATAGACGGCGATTTTTATTATCTTTATCTTTCAAAGATTTATTTGATTTTTTTATTTTAAAAACAGATTTCATATATAATAACCCTTAAACGCTTTCTGTTATTATTGGTGGATCTATAATTACCCATAGAGTAGTAGTATTAACAGCTACCCCAATCTTCTGAAAAACTTCACCGTTTTCTATAGGAGGAGAAGATGCTAATGCCCCAAATGGTCCCAAATAGTATTGAGATCCTGGACTTAATCCAGCAAATATATCACATCTACCAGAAAATAGAACAGTTGCTGATGTGGCTGCTGGTTTATCTATTACAATACCTACACACGGCGTAGTATTAATAATTGTTCTATCTGAGACTTCTACTGAATCTGGTCCGTCGATATATACTAAATCACCGACTAATACATCTATAGTACAATTAAAATATCCGCTTGGACTTACGATCTGATCTCCAGAACCTCCACCCCCTCCACCTCCAGGTATTGAAATATTTACGATTTCATTGTCATTAGGATCTAATGAAGTAAAGACTCCAGTGCCTGTAAAGTTTAGTCTTTTTAATCTTTTACCTGTAATGACACTGTTTTTAGAGACTTCTAATTCATATTTATAATTAGTATCCTCAACGAAAAATCCATTATCAATAGCTAATTGGAATTGAGGATAAAAGAATTCGGCATTGTAACCCCAACTTTGATTGGGGGCCATACCCCCACCTGAATCAAGAAATTTAACGGTTGACCCGTCAAATAAAGCTTTCATTCCTATATTTAATTTTCTCGACAATTTTGAACCGTTTAATCCGACATAAACAGCTTTCACACAGACATAGGCTGTAAAATTTCCTTCGTTCGGCATACAGATCTCACCTCTAAAAAATTACAGATAACTACACTAAAAAATGTATTCTAAAATTATTATGTTAAATAAACTATACAGCCGAAAATTCTTTTATACAAAAATAAAAGACGTTGGATTTTAAAATCCAACGTCTTATCACAGAACAAATATTGTAAACCCAGATAGGGGAAAAATTACCCTATCAAAAAACTAAATAGATAGACAGATTATTTCTTCTGGATTTTCTAAGATAAGATTAACAAATTCGTAAGATGTAAAGCACATAGTCCTCTTAGCAGGTTCTGGACTATAAGTAGAACACAATGACTGAATTTCCAATACTCCTGTATTCTCAGTTGGGATCAAATAAATAGATTCTGTAGGTAATCCATAATAAATATGGAATTTCTGATCTAATACTCCGAATTTATGGATACTTTCGTCGTTCCCTGCTAAAATATAGTATTTAGAAAAATCAGATATCTCTGCGAGTTTCTTTCGTGTTGTTTTCGATGCAATTTGTTCAAATTTAGACTTTAAATAATGTAACTCATCAGTCACGATCTGATTGCAAACTTCTTCTGTGATTTGTTGATAAAACAAATCCATATTAACGGTCCCCCCATTTTCCAATTTATTATCAATAAGTCTTGATAATGGAACTTTTTCAGTATAGGTTATTTCCAAGTAGTCTTTTCTCGTTAATTCTCTTTTCGAGAACCAACTTCTAAGAGGAAATTGATCAAGATACTCGTTTACAGTTTTTCCTAATCGCAGTGCAAATTTCTGAAATTCTACAGTAGTCATAATATGGTTCCCTTTTATTTTTGGTTTATATCCTTTTCAGGACGCCAAAAATAAAATACCGAAGATCCTTTCGGAATCTTCGGTATTTTTTAAACTCTTCGTATTTGACTATCTATCTGCTAGATTTAGTATCCTAGAATCTTGAGATTCTAGGCTACAACGAATTAGCGGCTGATGGTGATACGGGTTAAACCACGGGGGTTGTAAGCACCGATTCCCAACATTTCAAAGCAAGAGAAGCCAACCATACGGGACTTAGGAGTATCAGCGGCCATAACTGTCAATTCAGTACGGACGGGGATACGACCAAAGAACTCAGGTTCGCAAGTAAGATAGCAAGTACCTTCAGGAACCTTACGGGATTGGATAACCTTGGCACCCCAGATGCTACCGATTTGACCAGAGCGAACGATGTCTCTCTGAATTTCGTCAGAGAAGAAATCTTCACCGAACTTACGAATATCTGTAAAATCGCGAGGATTGATAAAGATATTGGTGACGTTCAATTCAAAGCGGCCAATTTGACCGAACGCATCAGCAAGAACCGATACGTTAATAGGTGCAACGACGGGGATGTCGGGGTTTTCACCACCAGGAATGGAGTCATAGCCAAGAAGGGCGATGGCGTCCATGATTGCGAAAGCGCGAATGTCTTCGGCTCCTTGGATCTCACTTACAGCAAGAGTTTGGCATCTTTCGATGATGTCATAACGTCTTTCTTGTACTTGAGAGAGCGAAACTTCGGGAACGCTTGCGATCTCAAAGATGGGGAAGTGAACACGACGGCTCTTGGCACGTGCTTCGATAGAATCGCCTTCTTCACCAACCACATAGGCAGTGACATCGGGATCTTTGTCGTAGATGGGCAATGCACCAGAAGGCAATTGCTCAACTAAGAAGGCACGACGTGCAACGGAGGTGTAATCGCGTTGGGTACGCAAAGAAGTGCCCATGCTTTGAGCGACTTTTTGACGACCCTGAGAAGTGTAAAGATATTCTCCGAGGAGACGATCTTTTGATGCTGTACTGATATTATTTGGTGCCATGACTATATTTACCTCTTATATCTCTTTAAGTTGCTTTATAACTAGTTTACTTGGTTAAATGTTCTAATCACAATTAATTAGATACGTTGGTCCAAGAGGATTTCTGCAAATGCAGAGTCAGCAACAAGTTTGAGGATACCGATCACAGTTGAACTGTTTGCAGCAGCAAGATTTGCAGACTGTGCAGCAGTTTCAACTTGGTCGAGAGAGGTCATGTTGGCACCGTTTGGAATCAAACGAGGCATCAAATAACCGTTACGAGAAGCAATCAAGCCTACACCAGCAACATAAACAATAGCGTCACCAGTTGAGTGACCAGCTACGTTTGTTGCATCGAGTACTTGAGTCTCGTATAAACGAGAACCGTATGTACCCATCGAAGAGGTATAGGGTGCTTGACCTGATGCAACCGCAGGACGGTTTTCGTAGGGAACGCCTACTGCATCATTCACGAAAAGACCAAGGGGGACGATACCCGAACGAAGATACACAGGAGATGCACCTTCTTTTGGACCGCCTACTAAGCCGTTTCCTGCATCAGGACGAGCAAAGCAAACCGAACCACCCAATACACCAAGACGATTACGATTCATCATCGCAGCTTGGGAGATGGTGGAAGTAGTTGTTACGACTGGAGGATTTGTTTGTGTAAAACCATCTGTGCTTAAAGTTGCACTTGCAGTATTGATTGTTCCCTTATAGAGAACGCGAAGGGCAGATGAGCCTTCGGTGAAGTTACCACTTGCATTTCCTGGTGCTGGCATTTTTTAACCTCTAATATGATAAAACTTTCATTTCTACACTGTCCAGGCAACCCGTGCCCATTGTTTATGCAGAAAATCAGTAGAACCAAATTAATATTATTATTCAAAAAGTATTGACCTGATCCTTGTTTTGGTTTTATATTATAAAATACAAAACTGAATCTTCTATTGTTTATGTTTTATAAAAAATATAAAACGAAAAAATGGCCTTTTTTCGGGTTTTTGCAAAAAATATTTGCTTCCAAGTGTAAAAAATAAAAAAGGGAAGGTTTTTAGCCTTCCCTTTCTCAATTATTAATAATGTCCTAAGAACCTAATTTTTACACCTAATATCGATTAATCACCATTGATTAGCTTGGTAATATCAGGTTTTTTGGTCCATAGTTTCTCTAACATTTTAATTTCTTCTTGTTCGGACGAACCAGAGAATACAGTTCCTAAACTTTTTGCACCTGCACTAGCTTTCTTAACACGAGGTCTTTCAGTGACAGCAATAGGTGCCATAGGATCATCTACACCGTCCATTGTAATAGGAGACTCGGCAACATAATCTTTTTGACTTGCTGATTTATTAATTGCAGAACGAACTTCCATCTTTGTTTCTAAATCCCCATTTAAAAAGTCATCAATCATGGAGTTACTTTCAGCACCATAGAAATCTTGACCTTCATAAGAACTATCAAAGTGGAATTGATTTTCTGCTGTCTCTTGAGAAGCTTTCTTAGAAATGGATGACGTAATATCCTTTTCTAATTGTTCTTCATCGAAAAATAAATCATCTTCTTGGGAAGCTTTCTTATTTCTAGATCCACAACCAGAAGCTAACGCCTGTTCTAACTCTTCATCAGGCTCACCTTCTGCAAAAGCATCTACATCTTCATGGTCCATAAAAGATAAAATATCTCTGTCATCAGAGCTAATTCTTGAGAAAATCTCTTCTTCAGATGCTTCTTTAGAGCTTTCATCTTCTTCATCTTCTTCGTCAACCTCTTCCTCATCTACTTCCTCTTCATCTACTTCCTCTTCATCTTCTTCACTATCATCCTCGTCTTCTTCCTCTTCTTCGTCTTCACTATCTTCTTCCTCATCATCCTCTTCATCTTCATCATCAGATGCACAACGGTCATCACCTGCCTCTAATTCTTCTTCCAATAAAGCACATAGTTCGTCTTCATCCATATTTTCCAATTCGTCTAGCATAGAATAAACATCAAGTGCTTCCGTATCTTCATCGTCCTCACAGTCTTCTTCATCATCTTCACAATCCTCTTCACTGTCATCACCTGCAAACATGTCATCATCTTCATCATCAGAGGCAAAGAAATCCTCATCCTCGTCATCCGATGCCATCAAGCCACAGGCTTCTTCATCTTCGTCCTCATCTTCATAATCCTCTGCGTTAATTTCAGAAGCTTTCTTTACAAGAGATGCAATTTTAACATTAGGAACTTCCCATAGACGATAAGCAAGATCCTTAACTTCATCTCTCTCTGCGGAATCACCACCTAAAATGCTCTTGGCAGCCTTGTGCAAAAAAGCTGCTCTTTTTAGAATTGCGACTAACTTAGGATTCGACATTTTGTATACCTCTAACTGAAATTTGTAATAAAACTAAAAAGTAGACCTCAGTAATCTCAAAATATTAAACTCTTAATTAAATTAATAGATGTCTTCCCGAAGAATAGACGATATTTTTAACAGGGCATCAATTTCATCTATTGATAGTCTCCTATTTAATACTTTTTCGCATACTGAGATATATGACATAGGACTTGTATAACGAACTAACGGTCCCAGCTTATTACAAGCAACATAAATCCATTTTGGAATATGTATTCCGAAATAGTCATTGTAGATTTTAGAGTATCTGATTCTAGATTTATTTGTTTTGCATAAATTTGTGATGGCTGATAATCCAGAATTATACAATGACTCTAATTCATCTATCTCAGATCCTACTCTTACGATATTATTATTACTCCCCATTGGAGTGACGAGAGTAGAATAATTTGTATCTTTTGGAGGACTTAAAACATCCATTAATTTTGACTTTACATTCTTAATAACGACCTTCATCATTTCTCTTTCTAATGATTCCAATGGATTTTCTTCACCATCCGAAATTTCTGTTTGTGCAGGTGAAAAACCTTCATCCTCTGCTGCTGCTAATTTCATCATACCATTCAAAACTAATGAGTTAACAATTCTAGAAGTATCTGCGGGATTCCATGTCGGATTTTTCAACATTTTTAAATCAGATGCTACTTTCTTTAATCTGTCTCCATTAATTTCTGACAGATCTATAATATTACGAAGAACTGCACCCTTAAATGCAGGAACCTTTACCCAAGATGCTTCTATAAATCTAACTCCCCCATGTGGCTCCATAGCCTTATTTCCACACAGTTCAGCTATCATTCTCTCCTTTCCATCTGGACCCTCAAACTTCTGGCCTTTCATCATTGTGATGTGTCGGCACATATGGGCTTCATCAGGAGATGTATTTCCACACTTTGTACACTGTGTCTCTAATACAGAGCATCCCATAGAGACAGCATTAATTCTTCTTTCTTTGATAGCTTTAATAAGTTCTGTATGTTTTTTCGCTGTAGCAATTAAAATATCTACATAAACACTTTCACCGATATCTCTGGCTACTGCATCTACGATTTTACCCTTGCTTTGTTCTTCAATTTGCAGGTGCTCGCAGAAATTATGGGCACCAACGAATGTTTTATAGCATTGTAATAGGAGATCTCGTTCCCATGCATCTTTATTATTATTTATAAATTTCTGACAGTTAGCTTGGATATCGTATTCTTTATACTTACGATTTATAACTAGCCCTTCATTTACGACATTGGGGCCAATCTGAACATCCATAGGATTAGTATCTACAGAACAGACTACAGTGACGTGCGAGAATAAATAATTCTCTGGATCACAGTAATCATTTAAAATCTCAGAGGCTTGTCTAGTAATATCCTTCGTAGAAACAGAAGCTGTTTTTACATTTGGGATTCCTGACCATTTTTTTATTTGTACGTCGGGCGAAAACCCCTTCGCTCTAGCTCTTTTAATAATCATAGTTTAGTACCATTAGATGCTGAATATAAAGGTATCTCACAATAGATAGTATCTATATTAAAGTATTATAGAGCTAATAGCGCATTATTTTTATAGACCGCCGCCCGGTGGTGGGGCAAATCGTGGATCTACGCTATCAGCAAGAATAGACAATAGGGCTGCTTTAGAGTATTTATCCAAAGCATTTGTCTTTTCGGCCATGACAGATCCAATAGAAGATGCCATTGATCTCAATGCTTCAGCTAAGAACGGATCTTTTATTGTATACATATTATTATTCATTCTCTCTACCGTTGTTTGAGTATCGAGATTGAAATATTCATGTATGGTGTCAATATCTACTGCACCACGTTCAAATAACGTGATTAATTGTTGTGCTGTATCAGGAGAATCTCTCCAAGTCATACGATTAAACATAAGTGTTGGTGTGATAATATGTTCTTGTCCATCCTCATCTTCTTCAATAAATCCCATACGAGCACACATAGGACGAAAGATATACTGCTCTACAAAGTGTTGTAGCATCATCCGAACATGCATAAATTTAGCAGATAATAATTGTGTGGACAGACTATTTTCTTGATAAGAAGATTCTCCATTTAATAAAGACTCAGTAACACCCAGACCAATGTACATCTGCCTTTCTGCCATCGTATATTCAGAATCCAAATCTAGGAGTCTTCCATTTGAATTCATTTCCTCCCAATTTATTACATAGTTTACAATAATTGTAAAATCGGGATCAGACAAAGCATGATCTACGTGTTCTCTCAATACATCTAAGTCAGCATCACTTGCTCCTTCTGCTTGAATAACACGCATAGGAGTCATATGTCTTGAAGCAATAGATGCTTGAGCCTGTCTTAATTTGTCTCTATGTGTAAGAGGACGAATAATTCTTTGGATTATTGACTTTCCTCTTTCTGCATAGGCACTTCTTTTTCTTGCCATATAAAAGCAGAAAGACCCAGCATCAGGGTCTGTATTGAGAGGTATGTTCCTACCACTTCTTATGGACTCTACTATTTCTCTCGGCATATCATTAACTACTCTGGAGGCATAAGTATCTCCGCTTTCAGCTAATGACACTACATTTCTTGCTTTTGAGTCAGGAATAAATTCAAACTGACTTCTTCTCGTAAAAGGAAAAGATTCCATTCTTACTTGGTGAGGAGGTAATACAGTAAGATTAGTCCATCCCTTATAATTTTTTCTTAACCAAGAAACGTGAAGCTCGTTGGCGTTATTCTTTAAATTCCTAATTGTTACTTTTTCACCGTTTTCACGAATTTCTTCAATCTCTTCGTAAAGTAAATCTTGAGGTAGTTCTTTATCTGAATCTTCTACCCAAATAAAAGCTTCACCGAATAAGTTAATTTCGTGTAATATCCAAATTAATTTTTCTAATAAATTTTGGGATCTTACCCACCGCTCGCAAAATCTCATAGCTTTGCGCGCTAATTCTACATTTAAAGCCTCTGGCATCCCTACTCTTACCTTTAAGAGAGGTATATCAGTTAAGGAGTCAATGGCTTGTCCGACAATGGCATCATTATCGTAGAAAAATCTACAAGTATTTCTTAATTCTTGCTGAGAGTTTGGTAATTCTAAAAAGTCAGTAGATAGTTCTGGGCTATATGGATTAATTGCATTACCCCAAGACACTGATCCTGATAAATTTCCGAATCCAGCACCATACATACCACCATAACCACTTCCTCCTCCACCTGCTCCTATGGTTGCAAATTTAGAATGCATCTTCGATTCTAATATTTTATCAGGCTTCCCTACCCTAACAGATCCAGCTACACCATTAGTATTGGCAGTTTTACTTATACCGTTAATAGTTGCAACTACCTTGCTTTCTCCCGCTGTTCCTGTAGGTAAAACTGTCATAATTAACGCTCCTCACCATCAATTTTTTTAGTATCTTTAATTATTTTATTTAAAATTTCTATGTCTTTTTCAATTTTCTTATAAAGTATAATATCTGTTTTCTGGATATCTAGTAATTTCTTTTTAGACTGTTCTAATAAATTATAGATTTCTGTAAAATTTGCACTAATAGACTTTACAACTTCTAGCGAACTTTCTACATTATTATAATGCTCTACATAACTACGGACACCACGGAAAATATTTTCAAATTTATTTATTTTTCTTAATACTTCGTACTTTTTATCTCTTGTATAGTTGTCTAACGATCTTATTTTAATAAGTACCTGAGCATTTAATTCTTTTAATTGTCTTACACAAGAATCAAAAAAGGATAACTGAGTCTCGTCCAAAACTTTAATATTTTTAGGTCTTATAAAACCACGAATACCTAATGTTTTAGCTACTTTTTCTATTTTTCCTATGGCCATATATAAACCTTATAAAATATCATTAAATCCTGGATCTTCTTTTTTTGCGAATGCCTTTAATAAAAGCTCCCTTTACTTTACTATAGTTTTTGATTAATTTTCGCAAATAGTATAAATCTTCGTTAGATCCATTAAAAACACGTACCCAAGAACCTCCTAATCTCATGAACAACTCACTAAGACCATTGAGTTCTTTGTCAGTTGCTTTAAGTTTAGGGCAAGAGGAGCGTATCATTTTTAACATTATAATATAGTCTGATCGAATATTATCTAACATTTTTTACCTTCTGGAAGGTTTCTTTACTTGTCTTAGTGGAGAGCTTCCAAATCCAGTTACCCCCCTTCTGTAATTGGCTAGTCCTCTATCTACTCTTGCGTCGTTTCCTGATGTTAATCCTGAAGTAAAATTTCCATCTTTATAAAATTCGGATGCTACCCATACCATACGAGCAACAGCGTCTGCACGGTCATCATGTTTCCCACGCATTTCAGGTGCTCTTACTTTAATTACGTTTTCAGAAACTCTTGTCTCTTGTAGTTCTTTTATTTCTGTTAAATAGTCACAAAATTCTTGTGGTCCATTTAAGGGATAATTATAAAATTTAATCTTACGAGCTAATAGCATCTGCTTAAATGTCTTATAAACTTCTGAGTTCCAAGCTTGTGTAGAGTGTTTACATTCCAAATCTCTCAGTCCTCTATCATGTAAAGCCTTTTCAAACGGAGGCCCCATGTGAGAGTCAAATACACCTTTCTTTAATCTGAATTTTTTTAATATTCCTTTAACCCAATCAGCAACTATATCTACTTCCAATCTATCTAAATCTACGTATTCCCCTTCACCTGCTTTGATACTCTCTACTAAGTCAACAACAATAAGATCGTCTTCAAGATGCCCGATACAAATAGCTGAAGGGTCTTTCTGTAATGCTAAGTCAATACCACAAAAATAAGTTCTTCTTGCATTTCCCATAAATGTAGGTCTTAATGCTGCATCAATACATAAATGGAGATCTTTATCGTCTGAGATAAATCCACGGGTCTTATCTGTAAATATAGCACCGCATTCTGTCATAAAGACTACGGGATCTTCTTTATATTTCTGAACCAAGAAGGTTGTAGGAACAGAAGGGTTTACTTCCCAAGTAGGTGCTTGAATACATAAAGTATCATTTTTAAATTCGTCAGAGAAACCTGATGTAAATTGTTCAAAGAAAAATCCCGTTCTTCCTAACGGAGAAGAAATCATAACCATCTTATATTCAGGTTCTCCAGTTGCTTCTATACCTACTTTTGGTGTGAAAGCAGCTTGAGAAAAGCTGACGGCTTCATAAACCGCTTGACCAGATGCTGTTCCTGAATTATCAGAAAAGTGTGCGATCTCATCTAATACAACAACGAAGTTACCAGATCCACGTAAACCCTTTGCAACAGCGGATTTAAAAGTGATTTCTATTGTTGACTTTCCTACGCCATTTTCTTGATAAGATCCATACTTCCTAATATCTTCTGGACTTTGGAAGTTAACAAAGCTCTGAGTAGCATTTGCTATAAAAGGTCTAAAACTCTGACAGGATTCAAAGTGGGCTGATGCTTCTTTAAATAGAATGGCAGCTTGATCTTTATCTGTAGCAACAGCTGTAACTTTAATAACGTTTGAATCTGTCAATCCATAATATTTTTGTGGATTTTCTAATCCCAACAAATAGTCCACTGAATAAGACATGATGCAAGATGCCATTGTAGACTTACCTGAACGTCTACCAATGGACAGAATCAAACGATTTCTTTCTTTTCCTTCCTCAAAATGTTCTATATTACATCTTCTCTCGTCATAGAGCATTTTAAAATAATCAATCTCAGTTACATTTCTTATTACTTCCCCTCTCCACGTTCTGATTTGTATATTCTTTTGTACTTTTTCCAAGGGAAGACCATAAAAAGCTTTTAATATCGCTTTTTGTACAGGGAATAATGTACGGCCTAAACCCCAAGCAGACTCTATATAGTCAATTATAGTATATCGTTGTGTTTGAAATTTACTTGCTCTACCAATGTTGAGCATTATATTCGATAAATCTACAGCCATATTTTAACCTTTTTAGCACTTTATAAATACATATGTTAATTATTATCTTCACCAAGCATTTTACGAAGTGCTTTTGATTTCCAAGTTTCATCGATTTGTTTAGATGTCTTTACAGTGATCATCTTAATAGTTTGTGGATCTACACCACATTCCAACATGACATCTGTAAAAGTCTCACCAATAAATTTAAATAATCTACCAAAAGAGTCACTATTTAAGTCTACTATTCCAGTCTTTTCTTGAAGTAGTAGCTCTTTATGGCTTAACCAAGTTTCACCTAATGCCTGTAAAATACGTACTCTCTGCATCGCTAATTTTGATGCAGAGATCCCTTGCTCCTCTAAATAATTCTTCTCAAAGTCTATGGATGACTGTTCTTCAGAAAATGCTAACATAATATTCTGAAGAGTTTCTAATGAATCTGGATTTTTCTTTATGATCTGATAAAGTTTATCTTCCTGAATATATTTCTTTTTTCTACTGATCTTATCTTTTATTTTCTTTACCTCTTCACTTTCTTCATCTGTTTTAGATGAAGATTTAGAAGGTTCTACAGGCTTAGGCTCATCCTTGACTTTTTTAGCTTCAGCAGCTTTTTTCTTCGCTTCTTCTGCCCTATCAAATTCTGTAAATACTACTTGACCGTCTAGATTTATCTTATCTGTAGGCATTAAATCAACGGGCTTCTTCCATACCTCATTTCCAAATACATCTATAACTTTTATTCTTTTAGCCGTATCTGGTATTTCTTTAAGTAATTCATTAAAATTCTTCGTTGTTGTCTTTATAGTTGGCATATTTACCTTTCTATCAATTATTCTATATAGGGCTTCGTAATAGTAGCATGCGTCAGGTAGTTTTCGGTAGAGAAAGTGAAATTAACAATAGCCCCGTCATATGACGACTTGAATGGAATCCCAAATCCTGCTGCACCTTTTGGACCTAATACAGTTATGACGGCTCCCGCCGCTGTTGCAGAAAATCCATCTAGATTATTTATTGCAGCAGCTAAATTAGTAGCACTGGCATTAACACCTCCACCTACTACCCAATCTAAGCCACTAATTAGCTTATAGGTATGTAAATATAATACTGCTCTAGCTGTAAAATCATTATTAGCAACTGTAATATCAAGCATAGAATTTACTAAAGTGCTATCAGTGTCCCAACCTATTGAACAGTTTACTCCCGACTCATCAGGTAAAACTAATAAAGATTGATTTACTAATTTTGGTACGAGATTACCAGTAACAGGGTCTGGATGAACTACTAGATCTTTAAATGAATCAAAAACATTAGAAAATTTTAATGGTATTGGCATCTTTAATCTCTTAAATTAGGGAACGCTCGTCGCAATACCCCATGTTTTAGACCACATTTCAAATTCTAATAGTGATCCATTGAATATATTTATATCTACTCTACTGGAAATTCCTGGGATAGATCCATTAGACGTACATTGCCACATATTCCATCCCCAACCTGGGGGTAATTTATGGTTTCCTTTAATAATAGACTCCATAGAGCTAACGTAATATGCCCACCACGTATAGTAGGCTTTAAATTGTAAAGCTTCATCTCCTAACATTTCACTTCCCATAATTCTATGATGGGTATATAGACATGGAGATTTTCCTGTCTCATCTTCTATGACTTTAATAAATCTTTTTATCCAATCAGCACCTGCTTTCTTTCCTAAAGCATCTACTATCGGCTTTACTTCTTTCGGTTCCAAGTCTAATGCCAAAGGCAAATCATAATCAGTAGGCACCGTAGAGAGCAGATTTTTAGCTTCTTTTTCAGGTGTAGATGCCTTTCCCTTCCAAAATAATATAGCGTAATGATACGCGCTAGTAAGTAACCCAGCGTCTTTAGCACCCTTCCAATGATTTAAAAACTGTTCGTCCTTATGATAAGAGCCTTCTGTAGATTTTATATAGACCCATTTTATTCCAAAATCATAGACAGCTTTCCAATCTATTTTAGGCTGATGTGTCGATACATCTAATCCTAGAGGTCTATCCGTAGATTTAATTAAGGTTGCTATATCTGAAAACTCTTTGGATGTTGCTGTCATATGATTACCTCAAATTATTAAACATGTTTCTGAGAAAATCCGTTATCTTCTGTAACATTACTTAAAATATTCTTAGATTTTTTCTTTACTTCGGAGATCAAAGATTCAGCTATCTTTTTAGGATTTCCTTTGTATGGCTTTGTATCGAATTTTAGGGTCCATTCTCTAGGATAGTCTGGATCTGAAAATTCGTAGAAAGCAAATATATCTCCATTCCACAGTTCTCGCAGGGTAAATCTGACATAATACATATTTTCATTAAAATCAACGTCAGTCTGCACCATGTTATCTTTATAGAACATGCTACGAGTAAGATTCTTTATTTCCTTGGCTACCTGTAATTCCAATTCTGTAGGGGGTTTATTATCTAATATCTTCTGAGCTAATTTAATTATTGCATGAGCCAATTTTAAATTCGACATTTATTTACCTCTAATTTATTTAGCAGTTGTTACAACAATTTGGGCTAGACCGACAATGGATGCTTTAGTAGGCATGGTCAATTCTTTGACCAGAGAAACAGCGAATTTCTGCATAGGATTTAGATTTTTAGCAACCTTACTCACACCTTGTGGATTTTCTACAAATGCTGCCCCCTCTTGTGGATTTGACATTTGTGCCATTTGTTGTTGAGTAAAGATGCTCATATTTTCCATTGGGATTCCAAATTGATTTGAAATAGCCTGCATCATAAACATTTCCATAAATTTATTTAGGAATGTATTATATGCTTCATGTTCAAATCTTCTGGTTATCTCATCTCCCCAAATTGGGGCAACAGTTGCCTTTAAAGTTTCCATCATTGTTTTAAAGGCTTCAATTTGTTGTGTCATACTAGCTAAATTATTTTGATATGCCTGTTGTCTATTAACAGATCCCATAGCTTGATTTAAAGCCATCATCTGCATCATTCCTTGCATTCCTTGAGGAGGCATCGATAACAAGGCCATTGGATTTCCAACCATTTGAGGTAGTTGGTTTGCAGGAATAGCAATAGCTCCTGGATCTGGAGGCTCATTTTTAGGAAGCAATAGAGTATTGGAATTAACTGTTGTGGGTTGTGGGATCGACGCCAAATTATATAGTATACTAGGATCAACATTTACAGCCACTCTAGATAAATCAGGGTGAGGATCTGTCATTACATTTTGGAATGCAGAGCAGAAAGAGGTACTAGGATTCAAAGCATCTGCAACTGCATCTTGATTATTCTGATCTTGTTGATTTATGGCATCTTTAATTGCGTTTTTAATTGCTGCCGAATTTCCAAGAACTTTAATAACCGATTCACCTGTGATAGCCTGTTGATTTGGAGTCATAGGTCCAGTAACCATACTCAAGGCTTGTTGTTGTCCTTGGGTGTTGGACAAGTTTATTCTTTCATCCACATCTACTTTCATATTCGGATTATTGGAAGACATCACATTCCAAGCATGCTTAGTAATATATACTTTCTTTAAGTGATCTGTTAGCTTACGTCTAAGCATCTCTGCTGTTCTGGGATTTAACTGTCTATACTCATCCTTGACATTCAAGATGTTATTTACAATGGTATCTACATCTTTTAATTTGGCTTTCTTTCTAGTTACAATGGCCGAAAATTCAGCTTCAAAGTCAGAAAATGGCCGTGCAGCTAGGGGTAACTCTGGTTTAGACTTAGGTGCAGGAGGTTTTGATTCCTCTAAAGCTCTATCAGTCTCTGATTTACTTGGAGCAACTGGAGGAAGTTCTTCGGGAGCATCTACATTTTCTTTATTCTGTAATTGTTTCGTTGTTTCATTAACAAGATTATTTATAACAGCTTCGGCATAGACCGGGTTCGCCTTCTTTAATAATTCATACTGTTCAGCTACGTCAGAATTAGCAGAGATCAGTTCATTAATACTCGTAGGAATATCTTTCTTTTTAGAGATTCCAGGTAGCAACTTATTAGCAATGAACTCAGGAGTATTCATCAGCTTCAAAGCTGCTGATAATTTACCGTACTTTGTAGGATTTTTATCCATAACGACAAAGGCACTTTCCACATTTAAAGCATCACCTAAATTTGAATTAATATAGTTCTTTAGGATATCTTTAGATTTTTGAAAAGTTTTCGCATTATTAATGATAATCTTTTTTACGGATTGATACTGGACACTGTCAGGTAATTTATCCCATGCCTTTTTAAATTTCTTCATTCTGATATTTTTTACTTCAGGAACATATATTCCCGTTGGGGTATGTAAATCCCTCCAAGATTTTCCCTCTTTATTATGGGGAGCAACAGCTAAACCACCAAAAAATTTCTCTGTCGGAATCATTCTCCATATAATATATTCAGCAGGAACTAATGGAAACTTATTGTCTGCCTGAATAGAACGTAAAAGTACGTTTTCTTGATGTAATCCCTCAAAAAGACTAATACTTTTTACGTCGTCAAGATTTTTAGGTTTTTTCTTAGCTGCTTCTGGAATAGGAGGTGGCTTTTTAGCCTCTGGTTTAGTCTCTGTTTTAGCTTTTGGTGCTGGAACAGGAGGAGGTTTAGGAGTATTTTTCTTTTTACTATTCGCTAGATTAGTCAATTCATCTATACTAGGGGCATCGTCCTTAGCTAAACGTTGAATCAACTTTCTATATTTTGCTTTAAGATTAGACATATCAAAAACTAGCCTCAATTATTTAGGTGTATTTAGGTGTAAAATTTAATCTAAGTCAGTGTTCCAGTCATCAACTAAAGAGGGATCTAATTCAGCCACATAAGGTACTAGCTTCTCTGGGGATTTTTTACTACGGGATCTCAGAATTTCTTCAAAATCGGGTTTAACCAATTTTCTTCCGTAAACGTTACAAAAATCGCCCCTGTTCTGAGTACACTTAACGCATTTTGGCTTTTCCAAGATATTTTGTACAGGTGATTTTTTTAATTTCTTAGCTGCTGCTTTACACCCATCTAGATTCTGAGTAAAATATATTTCAGGATCTAAAAATAAAACACCTATGACGCCATCATTCATTTGTAAATTTGCAGATAAAATTGGGACATAATCGACAATTTGGTCTAAACCTGCTTGTCCTATCGCATCTGCAAGAGCTTTACCTGATAAGCCTTTATTCATCAAATCGGTGATCTTATCTCCCGCCTTAGCTATTTCTGGCAAACTAAATCCTGGAAGTTCTTCGGCATATTCAACTTCATTCACAGCATCTTCTAACGTCATATCTAATTGAGGAACTGCACCTATTCCCTCTCCATCGTAAGCTTCTTTTGTTATCTCTTTCATTTCTGGTCTATGAGGACCATTCATTTCCATTCGTATTAAAGACATGGATAAATCAAAAGCTTTCTTTAAATCATTTGTGACCGTACATAACTGAGACAGTTTTTCCGCAGAAGCCTCTTTCAAAATGCCTTTATTTTTCATATCCCCGATATATTTTAACAGACCAGATCTTTTTCTATCTTGTATAAGTTTAGAAAACCTCTGTTCTTCCTTTTTGCTCTGAATTTCCATATTTTTCAATTCTTGAGCAATTTCTTTAGAAGAAGCAACCTTCTTTACTTCGTGATCAACACCTGGACCTTGGTAATCTCTTACTTTAACCACATTACCTTGGATAATTTTAGCAGCTTTAGATAGGATCTCATGTTTTGGCCTTTTCCCAATATTGTCAGAAAGGAAATCAAACGCCAATTTACTAAGTAATCCTGTCTGCATCCATCTTTGTAGATTTTCTTTTATCTCAGACTCTTCTCTTACTTTATTTCTATACGATAGATCAATTACTTGCTGTGTATTCTTGAAATTAGCAATATCCCTCCAAGCGTCATCCAAAGACACGACTTTATCGGGATTTATAACTTTGTCCGTCCCATAACCATAATAAGTAGGAGTATCTCCCTTACTTAGTATTGTATTTTTTCCTAGTAAGATGATATCCGTAGGTGATAAATCTAATGCAAGTATTGACTTTCCTTGCTCTGGGGTGAGCATTCTATTCTGAACCCATTTATTAATTTGATCTACAGCCCTTCTTTTATTCTCTTGTATGATTTTATGGCTATTGTCTAATATAATTTGCTTATTATCAATGTTAGCAAGGTACGCTAACATTTCTTCTTCACTTACGTCTCCAAATTGATTTAGTAAGACATCCATTCCAGGTCCACTATATAGACCGACTTCCTTGGTCTTTAATAAAACGTCTCTGGCTTTCAACATAATAGTAATAGGACTATCAGTTGAACGCAAAATGTTTTCGTAGTCTTTTGGAGTAATAAGCATACATCTTTTTAAGTTATCTAAATAACTTACTGCATTTTCATATTCCTTCATTTCGTTTCTATATGAAATGTCTATAACTTTTCTTTTATCTTTATAAGAAACAATTTCATCTACAGCTTGCTCTAATGGGACTGTAGGAAGGTAATCTACAGGGAAATAATTTTCAGGTGTTTTTGGCGTGGATGGAACCGCCCTAAACATGGAAATAACTTTTTCCTCTACTGTATTACCTACAGCATTAATTCCATGTTCTTCAAATATAGGTTGATACCATGCAAGAGCTTTTGACCAAGGCAAGAGATCAACAATTTCTTTTTTAAATATGTCGCACCTTCCACCTCTATTTTGATAGCAACCCCTGCATTTCTTTGCAGAAATAATATAGCGTGCCGAATTATTGCACGACCTTACTTTATCTTTCCATTCACCTTTATGGCATCCAGGGTAAACACTAGCTCTGATGAACAATCTTCCTAACACATCCTTTTCTCGATTTATGATAGATATAGTTTTTTGAACGGCATCCATCGAAGAAATAGGATTTAAGTATTCATAAATAACACTATGAGGAATCCCATCAGATGCCATTCTAACGGCTTTTTGTAATACCGTTCTTAAAGAAAGCTTAGGCAACTCAGGTTTTGGAGATTCTTTATGGTGCTCCGAATAATCTAAACGTTTATAAGGTTTTTTATCTACCCATTGTCGATGTAGTTCATCTCGTATATGGGCAGTTTCTGTGGGTATCTCTTTTACGTCTGGATGAGTAAGCCATCTTAAATCATTAACCGTTTCTTTTGGTTCTTCCAAAAAAGCATTAAGGTTTATTCCGTCATCAAATGCTTCGTCAATGTTAAATTTTGGACTTTCCCCGGTGTCATCTATTAGCTCATATAATTGCGGGTAATCCGTTTGTTGTGGACTATTAAATGTGAAATTTCCTACTTTCTCTTGAGTAGGAGATTCAAGAGATTCTATATCGAAACCATCAAATGAATATGGGTTTTTTGGTGTTTTAGCCATGTCGTTCCTCTATAATTATAATTTTAATGTTGTGTATTTTTTCCAATCATCATTTCTCCCAGCAGTCTTTTGTGTTGGTGAGGGAGAAGGTTTTGGAGGTTCTGGAACGACAGAAGTTAACCAATCAGTTTCTTCATCTTCCACTTCCTTATCTTCTTCTGGAACAGAATTAATCCAGTCATCTTCATTTAGCTGTTCCTCTGGTTCTTCTGAAAATATATCCTGCTCATCTTGGTTATCCATAGTCACGTTCTTTTTCGGATTAATATCCGTTGTATCATCCAACCAGTCGTCATCTTCTGAATTATCTTGTACAACAGGAGCCGTCTTTTTCTTTGGCGTGTCTAATTCAAGAAAATCATCAAAGGTACTTGCAGATGGCTTTGGTGGACCCTTTTTGACAGGAGGTTTTACTGGTTTTTTAGCGTCTTCTAACCAGTCATCGTCTTCTACTGTGTCTTGAGCTTTAGGTTCTTCTGGTAGTTCTGGGGGCTTCTTTGCAATTAATTTATCTTCTTTTTTCTCAGGTTTAGGTTTTGGAACGTCTTTTTTTATAGGTTCTTTCTTTACAGGTTCTGGCTTCACTACCTCTTTCTTCTCTGGCTCTTTCTTAGTCTCTGGAGGAGTTACTGGCTTAGGAGGTAATTTAGGAGTTTGTTTTTTAATCGCTTTAATTTCATCATTTCTCTTAATAGGTGCGGTTATGTCTTCCGCCATATCACCAACCCACTCAGATTCTTCAGTATTCGTACTCTTCTGGCTGGGAGAGGTTAGGGCGTCCAATTCATTCAAATCATTTTCTGTATCGGAATCTAACGAGGATACTGGTCTTTTCTTTACTCTTGGATCTACAATTTCTGGTTTAGGTACATCCATAACTAATGGAGCCTTGTCAATTTTGTCATCCGACCCATCTACAGATTTAGAGATAGCAGGAGAAGCGTCGAGAGAATCAAACTGAGACAATGCCCAATTTTCAGGATCTGTCCGAATCTTCTCTGTTTCCTCAAGAGCATCATTTAATTCTTCTTTTAATTCAGGCTCCATTTCTCTTGTTTGTGCTGCCCAATGGGGAGCTTGAAGCTCATCATAGATAGTGTCACTCATAGAAGACAATGCTTCTACAATATTCATGAAGTTTTTTCTAATATCCTGTATTTTCATAATATATCCCTTACCACCTAAGCGGCCATCGGGGGATACAGATGAACTTGGGATTTTAGTAAAAATATCGTAAGCAACCATAGCATAACTTAATGCTGCTGTAGAGTACTTAAGACATTCGACAAGGGGCTTTAGATTTTTAGCTTGAAAATCGAATTTAGGAGTTAATTCACGGTTGGCCGGGGCAGAGTTACCATATGCCCATAACCCCATCTCATTCGCATTTTCCTTAATAAACCTAACTTCACCTGCCGTCTTCTGAATAGGTGTATCTTGATCAGCCATCCCACTTCTTGCAAATGCAAGAATAAGATCATTTAAAAATGGATCTGACTTTATAGACATTTTTAGATCCTCTAACCCGCTTAAAAAGAAAATACATAAAAAATGATTTACCTACTTGTTAAAAATTATTTAATAATTTACTTCTTTTTAGTTCTGCGGATTGCAGACTTACCAGGAGCCTGCTTCTTATCCGTCTTTTTTGTTTGATATTCTTTGATAGGGGCACCATTCGGATTAAATAATCTTTGGATTTTAAAACCAGAACCAGATTTTTCTAGGCTCCACAATTCTTGAGACGACTTATGTATGAGTTCAGCTTCATCAGGATTTGATGTTGGGCCTTTAACAACAAAATGTTTCCTCAGATCTTCTACAGATGAAGAATAGTAAAACGCTTGTTTCGATATAGGTCCAATAGAGATTGGGCCATCATACTGCATATCGGCATCGTCAATATCTTCACCTGCATTTTCCAATAACTCATGTGGAACAGGTACAATTTTATCCATCGAATCCCAAAATACGAATAATTTACCAGCGAAATGTGTAACATTTCCCAAGGAAGTTCTTACTTTCATTATAACCCCTACTTCTCCTTCTTGAGGCTCATCACGACCTAATAATATCTTCCCTTCCATGCCTCCTAGATATCTTACTTTATCGCCATTTTTAAATTGATCTGAATAGAAAAAATCCGATACTGCTGTGTTCTCATTTACTTTATAATTTTTGGGATCAAAATATACATCCATCGCACCGTCATCTAAACTCATTTTACTCATATCAAAAGCCATTTTTATCACCTCATAGAAAAAATCCCCTGATAATATCAGGGGATCATATATTTAATTATTTTTATATTTATCTACGAACTAAATAGTCAACAGTTCCAGTTTGATTTGAAGAAAATTCAACCGTAAAACCATTTACTGTTTTAACGACACCTTCTTTTTCTCCGACAAAAGGATGTGAAGTTAAAACCATATAATCAGTATTCGATGTAGGAACTTCAAAACTTACAATTTTTGTTGTCTCTGCGGTAAATGAAACCGATCCTTGAATATTATCAATATCAACTGTAGCTGTAGGTGTTCCATTATTAAGTGTATAGGAACTCCCTTTACTGTTTACAGTCACTGTCCCATTAGGCTGTAATAATACACCATAACAGTCAATTAGTGTATATGCTCTATTTCCATCAAAGATCACATTATTAGTAACTAGTTTTTCCATATATAGTAATCCTTCTCCTATAAGAACACAAGTTAAATTATTGAATCTACTATCCAATAGAGAATACGTTGACGTAATTATTGATGGAATATCAGAGGTATTATTATAGCTAAGAGCTATATCAGTTCCACTTAATAATCCAATTACCTCCAACATAGCACATTGACTTATAAATATGGAGGTAGATACAATACTACCAGAACAGTCACAATTTAAAAGTCTCAAAGAATTTAAGATAGAAGCATTAAGACAATAAGTTCCTAATCCTGTTGCCAAAAAATAACAATTAGACAGTGTAATTATATCTTGTCCTAATGTTGTACCATCTACCCCTAAAATCTTAAAACAAGATCTTGCATCATATGAATTTGCAAAAATAATATTTTCAAAATGACAGAATAAAGGAACCGTAGATACTCCCTCTTCAATCAAAATAGTATCTGAATCAGAAGGAGCGTTAATAACTACTCTCCCAATCCCGACAAAAACAAGTCCATTTTTATCTACGGTTAAAATTTCGTTGTATGTTCCAGAATAAATACAGATAAGAGTTGGATTTGTGGCCGTAGACGTTGTAGGTGCAGCATTTATAGCTGCTTGGATTGTTGTATAATTAGATCCTGAACCCACACCTACTGTAATTAGATTAGTTAAATTTAATCCAGACAAAGATTTTAAAGTAATCCCTGAAAGAATAGATTGATCTGAGAATAATAGATTACCCCCCGTGGCTTTCCCTATTAGTAAAGTTTCACCAACAGCAGGACTTATAGATATTTGATCTACCTTTAGAGGTGGTGGCATTTTAAAATCTCTTTAATTATTAAAATAATACGTCATAACCAACACTTCCAGTAAATGCAGTGCTAGTTTCTATAGTAAATCCATTTACAGTGAGTGGGGGAACAAAACGAACTAACACAAAATCACCAACGGAAAATAACACACGATAATTTGCGTTGGCTACAGGGGTTGGAAAAGATACAATAACCTGTGTCTGATTAACAAAACTAGCAGTTCCATTTATGGCACTTGTATTCACAATTAAATTCCCCACTTGGTTTATAGCAGTATTGATATCATCTACTACAGAAGAAGGTAAAGAAGACATACTGTTAACTAAGTAACCAACAGGTGTTCGGATGTCACGAACAAAAACACTACCTGTTGTAGATACAGACACCACAAAGGAGTAAACCTGTGTTCCTCCTCCCGATGTAAAATAGTAGTCAGATTGTGTTCTTGTCAGAGCCATTTCAAAATAGTCTCATAGTTAAAAGTATTAAGATATTTCAAACCCTTTCTTACTCATTAGGTTACTCAGATGAGATATGGTTTCCCTACTGGTGCTTTTTATAAAAGCATAATCAAATTCTAACTCGTAACTAAAACTATTTATGGGGCCATATTTCTTATTAAATTGTATCTGTAATTTCCATAAATAAGTATACAAGTTTACAGATCTTTTACTAGTATCATTATATATTTTAATAATATAAATATTGACAGAATTGTCCTCTATCCACTTCTTCGCAATTTCTTTTATAGTACTTAAATCTTTTAAGGGTTTGTTTTCAGTCATCATAACCCTCTAAAGGTATTCCTTCCAGAAAGGATTTAGTAATAGGGTATCCTCCTTGTCCTATTCTTTTTGTCTCTAGTATAGAAATCAAGTAATCATGTACTCGCTTATCATTATTTAAATATTCACATAATTTTTTCAAAATATCAATGTCATCTGTTTTATGATAAATCACATATGTACCCGCAGCAGGCAAATATTCTCCATTAGGGTCTAAAAATGTTTTAATTTTCATTATTAATCCTGGAATAACAAGTTTAGGTCTTTTACTTAATATTTTTTCATTCAGACTCTTTGAAAATAATATGTTTGTTTCCAGTCTTGGATACTTAAATGACTTCTTCAAGATATTCTTTTGTTTCTGTCCCCAAGAGCAATAAAAAGGTTTCACCATTCCTGATGTTATAACTTTCTTCCCCTCACCACTCTCACTATCGGTGATATAGGGCAAACATTGATATGCTTCTGAAACAACCATCCCTGCCGTTACTTGATACTCATTTTTCAATTTATTAATAACATCTATTTTCTTAAAATATGCAGTAGACCAGTCTGAACAATCTCCCTCTAATACTCCCAATGTCCCATTATCAGGAAAAGTCATAAATTGAGGTATTAAATTAACTCTACTGTTAAGTGAGATAACACAAACATTAATAGAAGCCGTACCGAAAAATCTTGATTCTGGACTGCATAGCCATAATTTATTTAAGTTTCTATTTTTTATCCAGTATTTTCTTTTTTCTAGGAAAGACAACGAATTAAGAAATATAGACGGCATTACTAATGCTGTCTGATAATTAGACTTTAACAAGTCTATTGATTTAATTAGATAGTTAAAAGATAAATTGGAAACGCCTTTTAATTCACTATCAACCGTAGATTTAATTCCTGTTACATAAGGCGGATTTGCTAGTAACACGTTAAATTTAATTCCGCCAAAAGGGTTCTTCTCTTTAAAGAAGTCGTTTACAATGAAATTATTTAGGTTATCTGTAGAAATCCCACAGTCTACCGACATTACTGTTTTCATAATGTCAATAAAGTCATTGTTCAAGTCAATCCCGAAGATACATTCACTATATACCTTTCTCAAGAAAAATCGAAAATCCTCTTTTCTCTTTTTCTTCTTACTATAGATCATCTTATGATTGGCATAGAGTCTTGCAAAAGGTATAAGGATATTTCCTATTCCACAGGATGTGTCAATGACCCTAAAGACTTCTTCCATTAAAGGAAGATCAATGGTCGTTAACATGAGATCTACTAAAACCTTCGGTGTAAAATAAATACCATGTTCTTTTTTATCTTCTTTCTTTAGTATGTTGTTTTCTAAATAAGAAGATAACTTAAAGATATCTACTAAATCCCTTCCCTCTTCCATAAAAAGTAAACGTAGCACCTGTGGATTTTTTAAGTCTTCTAAAGTTAATATATCATCAAGCATTATAGTTACTCATAATTTATGAATATTGATTATTATCTACCATATATATAATTTCTTCGTCTTGATCCTTTAATATATTTAGATTATCCATAATCTTACTCATGAGATTATGATAATAAGAATTAACTTCTTCTAATACCTGAATAGCTCTAATAAATCTATGACGTACAAAACTCTGGCTGGTCCCTAGTATTTGTGCTGTTCTTGATTCACATGTTGTCTTATACATTAGAATTATAATATCTAAATCCTTTTCAGACTTGAAATGATCGCGCAAATCTTTTCTTACTTGAGATTCCGATAGTTCAGGCATGGATAGAAGAAATTTTATTCTATCTATAGCTTTCTTTAATCTGTAACACACCATAGGCTGAGACACTTTAAATATTTCTGCAATATTAACTTGTCGTACTCTTTTAAAGTAGTAAAGGTCGATGAAATCGTGTTCTATATTTGGGAGTCTATTTACAATTTCTTTTAACTTCTCCAATTTTTTTTCTTTATCTAATAGATATTCTCTTTCCTCCCCTTCTATTTCAAGTTCCAATAGACTAAATTCTTTTTCCAAGTCAAAATCTTCAAATGCCATTCCAGGTAATCCAGGTTCAGAATCAAACTTATTCTGAACCTCTTCTAAAGAACTTATTTGTGCTAATGGTAATTTAGATATATTTGTCATATAACCTCAAATTTAATAAACAGGCATAATAGGATCTAAAAATATTTTTGGTAACTTAACTACAATTATCATCGATTTGAATACTATTTCTACATAAGCATCGGATTCAAAAATAGAAAGTACTTTTCCTTCTATATGTTGATATAATCCTGCATTTATATGTACAGTTTCTCCATCTTTTATACTTCCTTGTACCATTTTATCCAGGTCAGTTTTCATATCCTCTATTTTAGAATTAGGAAGTAACTTTAAGTGTATTTGTCCGTCCATAGTCGTTTCGTAAAAAACACTATTGACATAAGGACTATCTTCCAAATCTAAATAGGATCTTAAAGGCAATCCTGACGATACAAATATATAACCTTGAATAAGGTGAAATATTTCGGACTTCAACGCATCCTTTTTCATATACTTAGCAGATGGTATAAAAAAGTTTGCTTTTGGTGAGTTTAATTGAATTCTTAGAATTCTCTCTAAATCACCTTCCTCTAATTTTTGCTCCCCAAGAGAAGATAATTCTACTGTAACCCAATATTTTTCTTTTATAACATCTGGAAAATTCTTTTCTGCTGTTTTATAGGTACTTTCTGATAAGCCCCAAAAGCCAAAAGAAGGTTTCCACACCTTCTTTGACGTTATCCCCACATATTTTATAAAAGCATCATTTAAGCAGAAATCTTTATTTGTTAAGTCTAGTACCTCTCTATAACGTTGTACCTCTTTTATGACTTTGGAACTTCTTACTTTCTGTCCTTCTATTTGTTTGGATAAAACGTATATACTTTTTAATATAGTGTTTTCAATAAGATCCATATCCGAACTAACACCGTAATTTTTAATACTATCTGTAATATCTACACATTCTTCTTCATAGATTAAACTTTCTGCAAGAGTTTTTCCCGTATTTGAAAGACCCCAAAACCCTCTTCTCGTTGCATCAAAGTAAGAAGAGGATAATATGGTCGTTCTTACAACGTGTTCTTTAATATGTAAGAATAAATGGTCGGGATCGTTTCTAAGGTTATCCTTAATCCCATCCATTACATCTTTACATCTCACATCCTTCCCTGACGATAGTTTATAGACGACTTTGACTAAAAAATCCTCCAACTCACCTTTCTTATCTTTTGATAACTTTACTCTTTTTGCGGTGGCTTTTTTTGTTGACATATTTTCGAAAACCTATCATTAATTAATGAAACAACATCTTCTGGACTCAGTATAGTTTTTTTAGTATCATTAGTGACTATATTATCAGCTGTACCTACCGATTCGTTTATAATCGGTTTTTTTACTGGAATACTAGAACTATTGGGGGTTGATTTACTTTTAACTGCTGCGGGTACGAGATAAACACCGTTCTTAGTCAAACCATTCGGACCTACAGATGATTCGTCCTTATGTTTTATATTACCCAAGCGTCCGATCATCTCATTCTTTTTTTGTTCTTCAAGCTCCTTAAATTTATCAGCATCATCAAAAGCTATTGTAACGGTAGTGTTTTTAGAAGGTGCTATAGAAGGTGTGACCATAGCCGATTCTGATCTTTTACTTGGAACGACCTGATGAAAAACAGGTGTAATATCGTGTGTCCCATTGAAAACGTCTTTTAGAGTCAACAAGTCACATATAAATATTGTCTCGTCAAGTGTCTTACTCTTACGACTAAAAAAGTCCATTATGAATTTTAGTTCACTATCCGAAAAGGCTTTGTTAATAGTTTCAAGAATATTCTCAGTGCATTCTTTTGATAGATTTGTTTTTGTTTTTGAATAAATATATGAATGATGTGAGATACTTGACAAAAGAACACATAGATCAAACGGTGAGAAATAGACTAATAAATTACTCAGCATCGCTAGATCCACAGATGTTTTAATCTGTAGCAATAGATCTACAATCAAGCTAATTTTGTCTACACCATAATAAAAATTCACTCGTTCGGTGGTTATCTCACCAGAGCTTGATATTATTTCTAATGTTTTTAATGCATCTCTAACATGCTTATCAGACCTAGTAGCTATATATTTTAAAGCAGATAATTCGTAGTTAATGTTTTCTTTCCCACAAACAAAGGATAACCTCTGTGCTATGTCGTCACATGACACAGGATTCAAAGAAAACAACGCACACCGAGACATGATAGTTTTCTTTATTTTTTGCCTTTCCGTAGTACAAAAAATACAAATGAGCTTTTTATTTTCCGTCCCTTGTATATCTTCTTCCAATGGTTTTAATAGGGCATCAAGCGCAAATTTTGATAACTGATGAGCCTCATCAAGAATAAATATTTTCCTTCTTCCTCCAAACGAGGCATACATTGAATCTTCTACTATTTTCTTTACATCGTCTTTTCCAGAATTAGTGGCTGCATCTATCTCTATAATACTATCGTCTTTAAGAGCCAATAAGTTTTTGCAACTTTTGCAATTATTACAACAATCACCATTAATAGGACTTTCACATAACAAGGCTCTAGCAAAAATACGCGCTAATGTCGTTTTACCTGTACCATATGGTCCCGATATGATATAGGACTGATTAAATCCTGTGTTAGATAATACAAAACCTTTTAATGTACTTACTATACTGTCCTGTCCAATAACGTCATTAAAATTTAAAGGTCTGTATTTAGTGTCGAAAGCCATAGAAATTCTCCCTTATACTAAAAAACCCCTCATGAGGAGGGGATTTTTGTTTATTGGCTATTTGAATTGTTATTATTCAGAGTCTTCGTTTGCAAGATCAGATAAAATGTCTTCAACTTTACCTTCGTCTATTGCTGGACCTGAACTTTTCATTCTCTGATTATCTTCCTCACCTTCTTCATCATCTTCTGGCTTCTTATGTAATTCTTCTAGTTGAGTTTCAATATCTCCCCACCAATATCCATGCCTAGACAATTCCGCTTTATAAGCAACAATGTCTTCCTTAACAAGGAGATACTTAATCTTATCTGACTTTTCATCGTATTTTTGTTTAATTGAACACAAGCATCTGTCCATGAGGGCTTTTCGTTGCTCGGTATTCATCAATCCCCAAGCTTCTTCATAAATATAGATAATATAGATGTATTCTTTTTCTTCCTCTCCCTCTGGCTTATCCTTATTGCACATAACATTTACAATGGGCGGTGCTTTAGCAACTTTTGAGAAAACATATTTTCCACCGCTCTTACCGATACCTTCTTTGAAAACAATTCCGATATTTTTATAAATATCGGCAACCTCTGGGTGATATTTACCGATGAGTTCATTGAGCATGTTGTATTCGCTAGTCATGGCTGGGAGAAGTTGCTTCGACATACGTTCCTCTTTTTCCTTTCTTTCCGTTTATAGGTTAGTTGTCTATCGACATTCGTAGACAACTACATCGTTATTATATACTTTATTTATACTTGTTTTTGCAAGTAATGAATGCAATTCTTTTAAGTCTGATTCCGAAGTAGATAGCTCATAGAACCTTAGATTTTCTATACAATTTTTAAAAAATGATTGCCCTAAAAGGGTTTTAAGGATTTTTGAACTACCCTCAACGGGATCATATAGAACGAAATTTTTAACAGTGAAATTACATTCTGTATTAAAGGCGCGATAAAAAGATCCTATGTCTCTTTCACGATAAAATAAATAGCAGTCAGATAAATCTAGTATATCTAGATTTTTAATTCTCTTACTTCCTAACAATGCTTTAATCTCTGCCTCTGTTAAGAATAAATCATGGATATGAATCTGCTTTATACTTTCAACATATTTTTCTAAGAAAAATAATCTAATCTCGTCTCTTCTATTAGAACTTTTAGAATAAGGTAGATTTAAATTAAGAATGGTAGCATTAGGTGTATATGCCTCTAATTTATACAATATATCTTGAACATTAAAGTCTAAACTAAATACGTCTAGTACGCTCACATTAGGTAAGCAAAATTCTTTACTATCTTTTATAAAACCTAAAAATTTTATTTCTACAGACTTTACGACTGATTGTATAAAGAATGCCGTTATATCTGAATAACTGTTTATTAAATAATTACCTGACACTATCTCATGAGATAGGTGTTTAAAAAACACAACATACTTATCTACAACATTAGAAAATAATTCTTTTTCATTTATAAGTTCATACGTACTACATCCTTTTATTTTTGCAATATTATATATAAAATTATCAAATAATATAATCGTCTTTGTTGAGAAAATTAAGTTCAGTATTGGGTCTTCATACATATTAGATAATTCTGATAACATTTTATCTACAGTATTAAAATTATCAGTGTGCCTACATATTATATGATATGCTTCTACTAAAGCATTAAAATCTTTTTCTTCCAACTCCAACATAAGTCTAGGTGTAAGCACGCTTTCTATCATCTTATTTTGCTCTTACCTATAGAACCAATTAAAAACTCTCCGTACCTATCCCAAAGATCTCCAGGATCTTTAAAGTCATGTACGAAGTATCTCCTTGAAATAATATCAATTTTGTCTAGTTTTTTAACAGATCTTTCCGATCCTTCCCTACCTGCTTTATCATTATCATATAGAATATTAACTATGTAGTCTCTATTAAAATATCTATTTAATAGATCTATAAATTTTTTGCTAAAACTTGCCGTACCTGTTGATAGCACAATATCATCAGTTATCCAACGTAAGGCAATCAAGTCGAAAATACCCTCTACAACCCATATATTGCAGCCATTCCATATTTTGTCTAGCACACTGGTACTCATCCCAAATATGATTAATTCATCGTCTTTGAATTTAAATTTCCGCTGAGTTTTTACTTTTACATTACGGGACTCAAAACCTACAAATTCTCCTAGATGATTGAAGAACGGAAATATTATACAATCTTCTAATAATTCCCCTTTTGGAGAAAATATATTACAGAAATCCCCATTCTCTATTATTTTCTTGGGAATTTCCCATTTTAATAAAGAGTATTCACTGAACCATTCTTCTTTAAATCCCCGACCAAGACAGTAATCATATAAAAGAGTGTCTTCTTCTGTTACTCTTTTAAGGCACTTCTTTATGTCTTCCACTTTTTTTACTCTACTTTCTTTCCTGGAATACAAATAGAGATGCCTCTATTTATATTATGGACGCTTACTGCAAAATGATTCCTTCCTAATAGGAAAATATCTCCTAAATAAGATAAGTTTTCTGGAATAACCGCAATCATGCCTTCCGTCATCCATTCCGCCCTTGTTATCTTATGAGGAACATTACAGATAAGACTGTCATCTATATTATGTATTATCTGTATAGCCGTTAAATCAAATGATTCAAGATAACCTATACAGCAATTTATTCCTGCAACGATACTATCTCTAATATCTTTTTCATATAAAAATATATTTCCTCTATGACATGTCTCCTCTGATACAATAACTTCATTCAGTATTTTATTGAATATATCCTCCTCTTTTACTTCTTCTCTATTTAAGACACCTAAACAGATCATTCCCTTGTCATGACTCTGAACCCATTGTACACCCCTGGCAGGTGTAGAAGACGAAATAACATAAGGTAATAAATCTTCGTTTGCATATACCGATATCCCAATGGGGATATTTTTAAATACTTCGTTTATTAGATTAAGCTTATAATCTAGCAGGGACGGCTTTACTTTCGGTATCAAATTAGGCTTTGTTTTAGCCTCTTGTTTCGGTTCGTCTTTATTTAAAAATAATATCTTATAAAGTTCTTTCCCTATCTCTTTTTTATCTTCTACTGACAACGTTTTAGTCTTTAAGTAGTCTTTTACTTTGCTTCCATAAATTTGTAGAATTTTTTGAACATCCGCAGAAATCATAAAACCTCTCTGTATCAAGCATTAAATATATAAATATCGAAAGCATATAATAATAAATTAATAACAAACAATATCAAAAGCCCGACAAAAATGGCTATATGATGATTTGATAAAAATAGTTGTGTCTTATTAAATAAATATAAAAATTTATTATGTGTCTTACAGTATTCCATATATTCTATAAAATGTTTTAATTTTTCCTCTTCTGGTGCGTTCTTTAAAAAATCATCATAACTAACATACCCTTTAACTTTAGTATCTTCTAATTTTTCCACAACAGGAAAAACCTCTGGTTCTTTTATGACAAGAGGATCTATATCAGGAGAATTATCAAGAACCCATGATAAAGCCATTATCTCTGGATATTTAAAAGCAAGTTGTGCAGCAGATAAGTCTAATAACTCTTTATCAAAATCTTGTTTTATGTCGTCTTTTTCAGAATCCCAAGAGAAAAATGGGCATTTAACACATCTTTCTTTACCGTCGTAATTCAAATCACATATTTTATTATCGTTTTTTCCATAAAATTTGACCCATTCATCGTCAGATTCTCTTGTACAGATACTAATAGCGCTAGCCTCGTCCTTAGACGAGACTAATTCTGCATTAAAACTACAATTTTGTGGGATATGTTTTCTTTTTTGCTTTATATTTTTCTTTAAGTATCTGTATTTAACTTCTTTTAATTTATTTCTTACATCTGATTCCGACTTCATATCATATCCTTTAAACAGGTTTGAATATAACATTCTTTTTAGTAGGGATTGCTATATATCTCTTATCACCTTCATCGAACAAAGCAGTACTATGTGTAATTATAAGAATATCAATATTTAACCTGTTACAAAGTATCTTCAAAAAAGAACCTGTTTTCGATGCGTAATCATCTTCTAACGCAGATAATCCCTCGTCTATAAAAATGACGGGGCGTAATCCTCGTTTTAGAGTGACTAAGATACGGAGAACTAGAGACTGAATTGTTGCTAGCGATCCACCAAACGACTCATTTGCATTTCCCTTTACTACTCTACCATCTTTATTTTTTGTAATGGTTACTAATTCCATAGAAACTTTTTTCCTATCCATCCCCAATTCAACATCAACATCTATATCTTGATCTACAAATACACTTCTCATAGCTTCTTTCATCAGATCTCTTAATACATCTTTATTCTCTGTCAAACAACTATCTATCATTTTCTGGTATAACGCAGATACCAATGTTAATATTTTTTCTTCTTTCTCTAGAAAACTAATCCTATCTACTAATGATACAACCGTCTTATTCAGATTCTTTACTTTTGAGTCAATTACTAAAATATCGTTTTTTAACGAGTCAAACATTTCCAACATTTTATACTCCTATAAACATAAAAGGACCGATTACGGTCCTTTTATGTCTGGTTAAAGATACTTAATTATTCGGCAGGTTTAATAAATCCACCTAAAGTCACTTGATATTTTAGTCCCGTCGTAAAAGATCTAAAGCACAGAACAACATTTTTGTCACTAGCATACACCATAGCTACAACATTATCAGTTTTCATGTTCTTAATAACGTTGAGTAGGTCTTTAAAAGAAAATAAGCACTTTTGAAGATTCATAACTTGAACGGCATCGTTTTCAAGAACTGGATCTGTTTCTAGATTAACTTCACCAACACAAGGTTCGTCATCAATATTAGATGCCATTTCTAATACCAACTTACCCTCATTAGTGCTCACAGAAACAAATTGTACAGGGCTTGTGTTTGTTACAACCGACCCGCAATTAATAAAATTTAAGGCCGTTAACAGATCGTTCTTTGCAACTGATAAATAACCGTCACACACATCATCCCATTTTGTTTTTTCTTCTGGGATAGAATAAAGGACTTTTGTTTCACCAAAACAAAAATTCTGTAGAGGGCCGTCGTCATTCGTGTAACTATAAAAAGTTACAGATCCATTCTCCGACTCTTGTACTTGTACTTTTGAATTAGTTTTGGCAAATGACAAGGCATGTTTTAATGTAGGATAGTTATTAATGTGAGTCTTTAACGAAATCCCGTCAAAATCAACACATTTAACCTGGGCAATAACAACACCATCTGTTGATTTTACCGTACCGTCAACACACTCAATAATACTGATTGATGGATTCTGCGGTAGATTTTTACAAAAGTTAGAACAAAAACCAAACGAATCTTTAAGTAATTCAATATCAAGAGAGATAGACGACTTAAATGTAAATGCCTTCCAGTCTGGAGCATCTTCCCAATTCATCGACTGGAATTTAATTCTACCTGTAGTTGTTTTTACCGTAATTTTTGGAGAACTCGAAATATAGTCGTCCAACAAAAAGTTTACAGCGTCTTTATCTTTCAAAAGAGACACAGCATCAGAGAATCTTTTTGCCTCCAATGTAAATCCAAACGCAAGGCTCGGATCAAGACCCATTTCCGTAATGTCTACAGCGCAAAAGAAATTACCATTAAAGGAACTTGCATTAAGACCGCTAGATCCTTCATATTTTTTAAATACGAAGTGAGATGACACGTGTGTCGATTCGCCCCGTGCAACTGACCTAGACAAGTACTTGACAACATCCTTCAATAACCCTGCTTCTACCGTAAACGCAAACTTCGACATGTTCTTCTTCCTTCTTTTTTGAGAAAACCCCGCAAAGCGGGGAACCTTCTATAATATCTATTTACTCTGTTAATTTGCAATAAGAGATTAATCCTTAAATACCTTGATTCTCTCTTCTACTTTTTTAAGTTTGGTCGCTAAATCATTGACCATAGCCGTACATTTTTCCTCTAATTTTTCAATCTCATTGCCCAAGGTAGATGGATCAAATCCAAGGTCTACACATTTTTCTTCCAATAACTTTAGATTTTTCTCAGCCTCTTCTTTTTTAATAGCTAATCGTTGTATATCCGACGCTAATTTATCTCTCTGATTAGATAAAGAGATAATTGTTTCTTTTGTTTCTTTAATATCCATAGGTATTACTCCGTTTAGTCATCAAATGAGACTATTTTTTTTCCGTTTTTTATGTCTGTTTTTACCACTTCTAATTCATGTTCTTTTGGATTTCTCTTTTTTGGAACATGCCTAGAAGTACACCCTGTTTGAAACGGACAAAATCTACATTCAAAGCTGGAAGGTGTAGGATCAAATCTTTTATTCTTAATACCTTCCCAAGTAGATTTTACTTTCCCCATTAAAATCTCTAAGTCTAATAAAGTATAATCTACCCATTTAACTCCCTTTTCCTCTGGATTCCCCTCAATATAAGGAAATCTATAGTATAACCACCCAATTCTTTCAACTAATTTAGATGAATTTAAGTATACAAGTAAAGCATAATATAGTAGTTGTTCTTTCTTTAGATACTTCTCTCTATACTTGGTATTTTTCCCATCTAATATAGTATAGTTATCGTCTTTCTCAATAAGAATATCTAATGTCCCTTTGATATAGAACTCATCATCTACAAGATGACGTAAAATAATCTCAGATTTTGTATTACTACTTAGTAACTTATTTCCTTTTAACGTAGTTAAAAAGCTATAAACACCTTCTGTACATATTACTTCCATTTCCGATAAACTAGGACATGCTGCCCAATTAATATAGTTATTTTCACATTCCTCTTTTAATTTATCGACAGCTATTTTCTTTAATTTTATTTTCATTTCCTCCATTGTAGATGCTTTCCACAATGATTCATTATAAAATTTTTCAATAGCATAGGCAATGGCTATTCCCATTGCAGAATCATGAGACGATAACAGATCAGTAGGTGTTTTTGGATTTCCTAATCCATTCCCTAAATCAATTTCTTCATGCCCCCAATTCCATAAATACTTCTGCGGGCACGAATTATATTCACTATAATAAACCCATCGCATAACGTAATGTGAACTATCAGGAGCAACGTCGCGTTTTCCTCTTTTATCATCGAGCATTTTTTTCCGCCTCTTCTACAAGAATTATCGCTCTTTCTTTAACCACGTCAATATAATCCTTATGAGCATCACTATTATTATACCAAGATCTTATATTATCATAGATACTAGACCGATCTGTTTTGAATTTAGAATTCTTCAATATATTAACAAAGTTATCTATAAACTGCTTTTTATCAGTGACACTCTCTTTTCTTTCGATATCAAAACAAACTGAAGCAGGTTTTACTTCCAAATCTATTCGATTTATTTTAATCCCTGACTTAGAAAAAATTAAATTCACTACACAAGGAGATCTTGTTAGGTGATCCTCTGCAATAGATCCTCTCGTCAAACTCCCAACATTTACCACATATTTATTAGAAGCAATCTCTGTAATCCCTTGATCTTTATGCCAATGACCAAAACACCATACATCTGCATCTAATTCAGAAAGATAATCATATGATACGATATCTTCGGACTCAAACATTGACCCACCTTGCTTCGACGCAAGTAGATGAGCATTGATAACTAAATAGTCTTCGTCTCCCTTTTTAATATTTAATTTTTCTAAATCATATTTTACGCCGTGATATGGTACACCTACTACTCTAACTTTGATTCCGTCTTTAATAAGAACCAATTCATTCTCATAATAAAGTCTTTTGAATACACCTGTAGAAAATAAAACTCCCAACGGCTGTGAATCAATGTGAGCTATATCACCATAAACACAATCATGATTTCCAACATTACAATAGACTTTACAATTATAGAATTTATTATGGATATCAGCTAACTGTCTAACCATACTATGTGAGTTCATAGACGGAGATTTCTTATCAAACACATCTCCACCGTCAATAACCGCATCGATTTCCTCTTTATTTACAATCCTACTTATCTGCATTAGCTTATCAGATATAACCTCCATCCAATTATCTGTTCTATATGACGGGGTTCTATCTGAACAATGCATATCTGTTCGCCACAGAAGTTTTATAGGCATAAGTATTTATATCCTTTTAGTAATAAAAAAGGCCAGATAGCTATCTGGCCTTCGTATCTATAAATACTAGTTTTTTCTAGTTTTATTTAAACAGTGGATATGGTGTAGTCATTTCAATAGAAATGGCTGTATGATACTTTACACCCGCATCCTTGCGTCTTTTACACAACACTTTAATGTGTCGCTTTTGAATATCTTCTGGCTTAGTAGATTCAAGAAAATCAGCGAGTTCTGGGTCGCTTACATTATTAATATGGAAAAATGTCTGTGTTCCATCATTTGACACGACAAATCCAAATCCTCTATCTACAAAATAAGTTTTAATTTCCCCACAGGTTTCATGTTGGGGCTGAGAATCTCTACTATCACTTTCTGAAAATTGACTATCACGAGGGCGGTAATCAAAATGTTTAGGATTTTCCGACCTTTGAGAAGGCTTCTTATCCGCTACTTTCTTAGGTGATTTCTGAGCGTTATATACTTGATAGGTTAGATCTCTATTTAATACTACTGATTTATATCCTTGATTATTTACGTCTAACGTAAGTAATACAGATACCATTGTAGCAATAGATAGAGCATCATCCAATTTTGCATCTGCAAAATTTGGAATAGTTACGAAGCAAGCTTTTGAGAAATGAACTGTCTTAGCTTTTTTAAAGAAAGCTTTTTTCAATTCAGCAAGCCCAACATCATCATCAGAAATAAAAACACCGAGTAGCATTCCAAGGGGAATTTCTACGGTGTCCTTTTCCCAAGATCTTACTTCAAAAGGCAACAAGAATTGGTTTCCATCAACCAATCCATCACCCAAATATTCTGCTTTCACAGCATTGTCGGCCAACAATTCTAAAATTAAATCTTTACGCATATCGATAACTGCTTCTTTCGTTAGTGACATTTTTCAGCCTTTCTTTCAATCTTTCAATTTTATGTAAACATTATTCGGTAAACATATCCGAATAAGCATCTACATATTACCTATAATAGCAAAAAATCTCAAAAAAATATCACACAGAACATACAGGACATTTTCCCTGCTGCTTCAAAAATACTGCGATGTCTTTTTTTATCTGACTATGTTCAGTCACCAATCTGTCAACACTGTTCGTCGTATCACATATTTCATTAGATAATAATCTTCTTTGTATAATAAGAGAATTTAAAGAAGTTAATAAATTAAATAGCTGTTTTAATTTATTAACTTCATCCACTGAAACAGGATCTTCTACATCTGGAATTTCGTCTAATACCTTCCTCTGATTTTCTATTTTTGATCGCAAGGATAACAACTCAAAATATGAATTAAATACTTTCTTTATATCTCCAACACATAAAATAAGATTTTCGATATTATTGGATTCAACCTTAGAATCAAATGCCTCTATGGAATTCAGTTCCTTCTTTCTTATACTATAATTCTTAAGCAAGTCAGTAACTGTTATTCTTTTTTCTAAAAGTATATTGATATCATCAAACTTTAGTTCTTTCATATCAGAAATAACACTGTTAACATTTACTAATTTACTAAGTGTGTTCTTACAAGTAGTAATCTTAGTATATATATCTTTTAAAATTTTGATTTTGCCTGTCAATAAATCAATAGCACTCTTATCTTGCGTTAATATTTCAAATTCGTCTTTTATACTAAAAAATGAGTCGTAGCTTGCTAATGTTTTATTAGTATCTACTAGATCTTTCTTTCTTATTTTTAACTCAGAAGTCGCGTTTTTTCTGGATTTTTCTGATAACTTATACGCATCTGTCAGTAACTGAACAGAATCAGTATCAGCCACTGCCTCAGATAAATAAGAACCCGGCATATTGGTTAAAAATAATTGCCCTGTAAGTTGCATAGCAAACTGTGGAAATATTGTCTTACCATTAATATTAATGCTGTTAATACCTATTTTATTCAGTGCCTCTGGTAAATCTCTATCAACTTTTTCGTAAGTTACACCATCAATAACGTACATATTATCAGTTTTACTTTTCTTCCATAATATATGAAAACCATCACCTGTAAGCTCAACTTCTACAGGTTTTGTAATATCATTAGCTATAGGAAGATAAGTAGGATTCGTAAACATAGAATAAATAGCACGTATAAGTGCTGATTTTCCTGTGTTATTTTTACCTGTTAATGTTGTGAATCCGTCAATTAACATCTCACAATCAACCAAAGATTGAAAATTCTTTACTCTTACTTTGATCATAATTTCGATTCCCCATATAAAAAGCCCCTATTCGGGGCTTAGTTTTCTAAACTATTAAATTAATCTACGTCATCTGGAGTAAGGATAAATTCTTCTTGATCTTCCAACTCACCCTTTGGAACCTTAAATTTTGCTTTAATCTGATTCCAAAGATCTTGCTGCTTCCTAACAGCTAACTCCCTTTCTTCCTTACTTCCTGAAGGAATCAAGGACTTAACCAATTTTTCCTGACCATTAACTTTAATTTCCTCACCCTCAAAGAACCAAACAAACGAAGATTTTGTTTTCTTTTCGATGATTTTATGAGCAATACCAATATCAACAAGAGATCTTGTATTATCTATGCCTTTTCCAAAAATAACATAGAATTCTACGCAATTCTGTGCTGTTGGTGCCCATTTATTCTTCTGGATAGTCATTCGGACTTTTGAACCGATGACTTTTTCAACCTTTTCTGCCAACAACGCATCATATACTTTGCATTTTAGTGCAAGGCACTTCTTCAAAGAGATACGAAGAGAAGAGTAAAACTTAAAAGCATTACCACCTTGAGGTTTTGGTGGGATAGGTGCAAAGGATTTTGAGAACCCCATAGAAACAGCTTCTCTTTGCTGAGAAATAGCAAAGATAGTAGTTCCGCTTTGTTCAGCCATAGATGTCAGCATTGGAAGCTTTTGGCTCCAAATTTTTGCCAATAGCATGGTCTGATTATCTGTCTCTGAAGGATCATCGATAAAGTTATTAAACGTCTTTTCTGGTGTGCCTGCACCAACAGAGTCAAATACAACAACATCTACACCTGCTTTAATCATTTCAGAGGCAATGGTAATGCCCTCTTCTAATGTATTGGGCTGGAATAGAAGGAATTTACTTGGATCTCTAACTTCAACACCTAATACTTCTGCATATTTAAGGTCAAGAACGTGTTCCCAATCGATATAGACAACACAACCACCTGCACTATGCAAACTTGCACATGCATGTAATACGAGCGTTGTTTTACCTGCCGACTCTTCACCCCAAATCTGAATGAGGCATCCTTTAGGATATCCAGGGCAGGGAGGTACACCTGCATCATTAGGTTCACCGCCGATAGCATAGTTAATTTCGATAGATCCAGAATTAATAACTGCTTTACTTTTAGATAGGCTTGACGTATCAATAGTTACAGGTACAATATCTTTACCTTTTAAAGCAACTATAGCGTCTAGTCCCCTTTGAAGAGGACTAATTCCAGATGAAGTAGGTCTAGCCATATTCTTACCCTTGTGTAGACCAAATAAAATAACGATCTTTTGGTCTGTGAATCAGTCCGACTTTCTTAGGTGTACCCTTCTTCGGACCTTTTACAAATAGTGAAAAGCATGAAATTTGTTCAACATCAATAGGTTCAAAATCAGCATCTGTGATTTGACCTGATTGTAGTTTCCAAAACTTCATACCTAAATGCCCAATCCAATAAGCATCTGCCTCATCGCCCGTCCACTTCTGAATTCCAGTATGTTTTCTCGCAGCTAATTTAATCTCAGATTTAGTAACCTTTGATTTATCATCCTTCTTCAGATAATCTCGGACACGACTCTTCGTTTCATTATTATCTACGGTTAACACATTAAATTTTAACTCTTTTATAATCTTCATATTCTGTATAAAAAGAGCGTACATACCTTCAGCATACGAAGTACCATATGTCGGTTGTTCTATTGCTATGTAATCTGGCTTTGTAGAAGCTAATAAAGATCTTAAATACTTTTCCAAAAGGATAAATTTATCTACAAAGTCATATTCCCTCTCATCTGTTTTCTCCTTCCACCGAATCCTCCCTTTATCTATCGTCACATTACTAAATAAATCTTTCTCATCTTCTATAGTACACCAACCAAAATTAGAAAAAGAAGGATCTAATCCTAATACTTTCATATAGATACCAAAAAAATAAAAAGGCAGGATATTATCCTGCCTTATAGTTTATTCTAACTAATTGTTAGAATGGCAAACCTTCTACCGTCAAATTATTGAGTTTACCCTCAATTTCTCTTGACGCCTTGGACGTATCAACTTGTGGCTTCGGTTTCTTATCGGAAGATTCTTCTGTGCTTCCAGAAGCACCATTCAATTTCTTCCTAATTTGTTCCGATTCCATAGAGCGAGTTGGAAGTGCTTGAGGTTTAACCTTCTTAATGGATTCCCAAAGCTTTGCAAAAAGCTCTGGTTTGTTCTCACGAACCCACACAAAAAGATTATCACTTTCTGGAGAAGGAGTGATGTCATTACCTGTTTTGTTTAGGTTGACATCGTACTTCACCATAGGCCACTTCTTATTATTAAAAATAATCTTCTGTAAAACTTTTACAGAAAACCCGAAGACAGATACAGTATAGTCGTTGGTTGACTTAGGCTTCTCGTCATCGAGAACATTCCACTGTACAACTACAGTAGCATACCTTTGCTCAGATTCTTTTCCACTCATGTATTCTTTTACATCAGGTGTTTCGGTAATATAACCAACACCTTTAATAAAATATCCACGTTCTTCGACGACTTCTGGAAATGCATCCTTTACATTTTCCTTTGGAACGTCAAATCCTTGCTCGTCAACGTACTTCCCATCAGATCCTTCTTTAAGATACACAGGAGTTTTTTTCTGTGAATCGACCTTAGAGACAGGATCACCGTTCTTATCAACGGCAAAACTCGCAAAGCTGACACGCACAGGCTTACTATCAGCAAGCTTGAGCCAAGGTGTCTTACCAGAAGATTGCAAGTCACGATCATCAAAACTAAGTGTTGTTGCCATTTTTCTCTCCGTTGAACCTCATGGTCTAAGTTAGAAGCAATTTTGTCTTTTTGAGGTTCACCTTTACAGGTTTTTTTCTCTTTGACGCTTCTAACTGCCCTCGGTTTCTATATTAGATTTTGGCGATTACTTGCAACAAGTTTAGAAATTAAAACTTGCTGCTTGTACTTATACTACCGATCAACTGTTTAAAAATGCATCCACATCGTCTAATATGTCATTAGACGCAGAATCTTGAGTGTTATTCATAGGTAACAGTATTTCTGGAATAGGACAGCCGCTGTCCTTACTAGAAATAAGTATCTCAGTATCTTTTCTCTGCTGGATACTTTTCTTGAACTCAAGATATTTATTAGCGTTTTTTTCATCTTTCAAGGATGATGCTTGATTTCCCCATTTATTTCCTGTACTGAGTTCGTCTTGACATAGACGAACTTGATTTTGAACACGTACCTGAACATCTTTTAGGTCAGCTATTTTTAGTTTAATAGCTTCTAATAGAAATTCAAGATTTTGAACATATTGTTTTAAGTTATTAAGTTTAATGACTCCTTCTTTATGTTGTAGCTGGGCATAATATTCTCTTTCTTTGATAGAAGAGTACCCTCTAGCTGTCTTATCATTAATGACAATATCCTTAATTTTTGCATCAAGGATACCTTCTTCGTAAATTAATTGTCGTTTTGCAGATCGTAAATGGTTAGATACTTCCATGTGCATATGTGTAGCTGACGTTAGGAAATTTCTAGCCACTGCTGTTTTTTTATTTAAAGCTGCTGGACCATGAACTAATGGATCTTGATCCAATTCTACTTCTAATTTTGAGATGCTGCTATAAATACTGTCAGCATATTTTTCCAACTCTTCTTGAAACTGAGAATCTGACAAGTCTGTATTTTGATTTTCGGACATTTTAAAACCCTAATTGAGATTAGATCTTTTATTCGCTTTCTTCTTTTTCTGTGCATAAAGCACGAAAAATATCGGCATACCTGGATTTTATAATCCGTATCTGAGTAAGCTGCTCTTGGTTATGTATTTCTCCAGATCCATAACAATTCCTCACAAGAGCTATCTCCATCAACATGGATGTATAATGAAAACTTAATAAATTTGTTGAAGAGTCATTTTCTTGACAGTCCAATTCAAATGTAGAAATATATGACCCTCTAGTTTTCGTTATTTTTATATTTGCAATACTTAAATTATCTTTTATCTTTAATAAAGTATCTCTAATCTTTATATTTATATCTAAATCAGACATATTATGATCCAAGTCTTTCTCGTAAAGAGGTGTTTCTTTTATCTTCTCTGTTATTTTGCACAGCCTGAAGAAGTGCTGCCCTCTGACCTATCAATATCACATTTTTCTTTGCTCTGGTAACAGCCGTATATAAAAGATTACGCTGTAACATAAAGCCATGACTTCTTACGATTGGAAATATAATTGTATCCATCTCCAATCCTTGTGCCTTATGTACCGTACAAGCATAACATAATCTAAAATATTTAGAAAACTCTTCTATTTTATAGGAGAATATTCTAGGAATATCGCCAAAGATCTTGACTTCTATACTTTTCTTAGAAAAATTTATTAAATGGACCTTACCAAAATCACCGTTAAATAAATTATTTTTGTAATGATTTTTAATCACCATTACACGATCACCTTCTCTCACATAAGAAAACTTATCAATCTGAAATTCTTTCTTCTTATTACTTTTACTATTTATTTTCTCACGTATTTCAGAATTTAAGTTCGTAACACCTAATAACCCAGCATGTTTAGGAGAAAACACCTGGAAATTAAGTTGATTTTTATAAAAGTTACAGACAGTTTCCAAAACCTTGTCTAATATTTCCTGCTCATCATTTATTTCTATGAACTTAAAATCACCATCAACAGATGATGGAAAATTTCCCTTAACTATATCATGAGCAGATACAATAATCGGACTTGTACCATCCTGTCTAAATATCTCTTCAAACCTTGTCACAGGAAAAGCATTTGAGGCTATTAAGTCTTTTAATACCGACCCTGGACCAACAGAGGGTAGTTGTTCTTGATCACCTATCAAAACAACCCTACATAGAGGTTTAGTGTACATCAGAATACGATATAATAAATTCGTATCCAGCATAGAAGATTCATCTATGATTACTATATCCGCTGGATAATGACTTCCTTCAATACCCCACGTCCATGTAGAATCTTGATCAGTAACAGATTCTTGAACTGTTTTTTGTATACCGACATAACTAAAATCCCTGTCCTCTATTTCTCCTTGAGCTTGAAATGCTCTATGTACAGTACTTGCTTTTGCCCCTGTTAAATTAGACAATCTTTTAGCAGCAATTCCTGTAGGAGCTAGCAACAAAAAATTTATATTATTCTTTTTCAATATATTTGTCAGTACACGAAGACACGTCGTTTTACCTGTACCTGGATAACCCGTAATAATAGACACAGGATGTACCAAAGAATTTACAATAGCTTGCTTCTGTAATGCAGTAAGTTCCATAGAACTTAGCAAACCATCCTCATCATCTACTCTCTGTTGCATTAAAGTTTTAAAATCAGACATGCTGATGGAATCATAAGATGCAGAACTAATTTCAGATTTTCTTTTCAATAAAATATCAGAACAAAATTTCTCTTTAATATAAGTTTCTGTTTTATACACTCTATAAGGAGTACCAAAGCTAGAGTCTACATGAATCTCTTTCTTTGAAATAAGAGCCATAAGAATGTCTAAGATAGCATCTGTAGATAGATTCTTATGTTCCATCCCTTTAATGATATAATCAACTGTCACATAGAGTGAACCTAGTTGTTCGTTTTTTGTTACTAATTCCAAAACTTCTTGCTCAAACATAAAAACCTCTGTCAAACTTTATTTCTTATCTAGTATAGATTTTAAGAACTCTACGCTTTTCTTTAATTCTTCTGAAGACATACGTGGATTTTCTGATTTTGCTTCAAATTTGTGAGAAGCGAAAAAAGTACAGAACATACCTGCATAGTCATTAAGCATGAATGTAGATACTTTATCTTTTTCCGTTAAGGTAATTTTATTTAAAAGGTGATCATACTGGAAAATACCATCGGAGAAAAAATCTACTTTTCCCAATATAGCTAAACCGAAATTAATGTCCTTATCTTGATATTTATTTAAATAATTAAATAAATTCTCTTCTTTTGCAAAATTTTCGTTTTCGTCATAAGAGAATACGATTCCGTTGACATCTAAATGAAATCGTAAAAGTTCAGGTTGAAACATATTAAATCCCTAAAAAATAGATGAAGGGAACTCTACAGTTCCCTTTTAGTTAAATTGTCAAACTAAGCGTCTAATGATCCGTCCTTTTGTCAGATCATATTCACTAATATCGATCAATACTTTATCACCTGGAATAATCTTAATCTGATGGAGCCGAATTTTTCCAGAAATAGTACACAATGCTTGAGCTTTAGTTTCCCCATGCATAAATTCTACTTTAAATGATGCATTGGGAAATGCTTCCAAAATAGTTGCTTGAAATTCCAATCCGTTCTTTGCCATACTAATTTCCCTTCTCTATCCCTCTGAACACGTCTGTTAAAAACTTACCGACAGAATCCCCCTGAATAGTTTCTAAGTACACAAGGGAATCTGTTACTATAGACAATAATAAACTTACTCTATTTTTTAAAACTTTTTTGTTTAAAACACTCTTAATATAAAATTCCTTCTTTCCAAGAATACTAGCTATTTCTTTTGCATTCTGTCTTTTATCTAATTGAGATCCCTTTAGTAACACCAATATGCCAAAACTATAATTAAAAAACCCGTATAAAAATTGCGGGTCTTTAGTTACATACTGATTAATTCTTCCTACAAATTGCGAAAATGTTTCTGTAGTTATATTTAATAAATCATCAAATAACGTAAAAAATCCTGAGTCCCCAGACGACTCAACAATATTTAGGCTTGACTCCTGTATCTCCGATTTTTTATGTGATCTACAAAAATTTATTAGCTTTAACGTTTCATAGTATAAAAATCCTGTATCAGCAGTATGTGAGACACCTGTTAAGTCTACAATAGTCCTAGCCGTCTTATCAGTTATCGTGATCTTTTGATCTCTACATAACTTCTTAAGCATATTAAAGTAAAATGACTCTTTATCAGTCTGTGAATAAGGCTGATAATATTCTATCACCCTATCACTTGATGTTAAATCTTTTAATACTGATTTATCTATGGTGGAGATACCACAAATAATCATGGATTTATCATCGTCATATAAAATAGGTTCTAATAAGGGAAGTTCGGATTTCTTTAAATTATCATGTACAATAACTGTCTTATACATGGAAATTTTAGAAGATAGAACAGTATCTTTTAAGCCTGCTTCTGACGAAAAGTGATGAAACCCCGCATTTATATGCTTATTAAGCATATTTATTTTTGCACGGTACATTAAAAAGTCATCGTTCCCGATTATAAAGTATAACATGCTACTTCTTTCCTGTTTTTGTACTTTCAGCGTACTCTAATAAACATTTTAATATCAGCTTCTTCTTTAATCCTTCAGACACAGAGTCATATTTATCAATAGATCTTAATGACTCCCAAAGTTTTGTATGCTTACTGTTGTCTTTGTAATTAATAAAGTCTATAGCTAATTCTTTCATTAAATCTTCAGAAGTAAGATCTCTACTAAATATAGAGATCACCTCATAAATATGACTTTGCAGAAGTTCACTGATAATATTGTCTTCTACTTTTTTAGTAGGTTTTACAGCAGGATCATAACACCATATTGTTTGAACTCTTGACTGATATGTCTCAGAAACAGAAGCAATCGAATTACACCATGAAACAATATGATGTAAGCTCTCTTCAACTCCCTTCAGCATAGCATCAAAATAACTTGGTTTCATTTGGTCTACTGGCCCAAAACCAATCCAACTATTCGATGAAAATGAAGGGACTAATAACCAACTAGAAAAGTCTCTGATGGTATCTATTGTCGTTTCTTCGTTAATATGTAAAATAGGAAAACTTGTAAAACACTTTGATAAATGCTTCTCAAATGCAGATTTTGCATTTGGACCGTGAAATAAGATCTTCTTCTTTGAACTCATTTTATCCCCTATTAAAAGTTCTAGGTGAGGCTGTTCACCTAGAACTACTGTTGGGGAATAGTTAAAATTAATGAGATATTGTAAAAACGCCTTTACAAGTACAACATTGGAACGATGCAGTAATGGTTGCCTGTAAAGCTATATCAGAGGGTTGCACTTTAGCAATCAAGATAGCTGTACTTCCTTTACAGGGTTCATTTCCATCGTTCCTTCTGACTTGACATCTAATAGTGACGTAAGAACCTACTTTAATTGGACTGTTATCGGCCATCTTTTATTCCTTTAATTTAACGGTGGAAGAAATCCATTCTCTATTAATGAGTTATATACGTAATAATACAGTTTTCTAAAGTATCTTAAAAAATTGTATTGTATATCCTGCGTATTTATAGGATTGTTAGGATTTATTTCTTCCATCCCTATGACTGGAACCGCTGAAAATTGCCACATATCCCATCTTACTGTAAGGGGATAGCGTAACTTTGATATATTACCGGGTAATGGGGCAATTGTTGGAGTAATTAACACAAAAGGTGATGGTGCTGCTTCATTCGATAAAGGAAATAAAGGCTGTAACGCATTTATCAAAATACCATAACAAGCAAATGCTATTTGTTCTACAAATACATAATTTGCCGTTCCCTTCAAAAAATAATACTGATACTTTATATCAGGATCTACTACTGTACCTACACGATCTGATTCTCCTAAACCCGTACCCCTATTTCTATCTGACCTTGTGCGATAATCGTCTGGCTTCCCATCGAAATCTATAAAGAATTTGTTTTTCTCTGACATTTTTTCACCAAAGTTGATAACTCTTAAATAATTCTGGTATGATGTGTTGTCTAGCAAGCGATCTGTTTTGCTTGCCTGCTCTTTTACAACTACATATCGACAAAGTCCTTACCTATTATTGATTAAATTTTAACAGTTAATCAAAATAAGTTTCCTGACAAGAAACTAAAATAAGATAACTAATTAAATTAATTGATTTTAGGGTGTACCTTGCGTTGGCGGATCATCGTAGTGCTGACCCTTAAAGGCACTATGGCAGATTTTAGAAGTAATCATCGTAAAACAAATTATTTCTGAAAGAAAGCCATTATGTTGGTTCTCTCAATAACGGAGGAGTGTCTATTACTTGAAAAATAGTAGACATGAACTGTGAGAATCAAAGCAGATGATGGGAGGTAGAGATGAAAATCTTGCGGGAGTGGCGTACCCGCCTTTAAAGGCTAGCCACTTGAACTGGTGCGTACTCTAAAGAAATCAGACTCACTATAAAGTTAAATAAAATTGTTTAAGTTTATAAGGGAAAGATTTCTGGATGAGGAGTGGTCATAAGCTGAGAAGTAAATGTATCTAGTGAATCGATCCAGGCTGCCTTGAAACGGCAGCAGATTACTAGAGCCTGAAGGTGTTGGCGGTCTTGATTGGAGACTTAGGTTAGATCTGGTAAATTTAACCCCCATAGCCTTTGAAAGATATTGGCCTCTATACGAGGATTCGAACTGTCTATAAGAATATATTAAAGGGATATAAGATATATTCTTACTATATAGATAATTTGAATAATATATTATTGAATATAGATATCTTTCTTTACAATATACAATCTCTTAAAACACCAAAAAAAGAAAATCATCTAGTAGATTAATCTAATCTTGTTTCTGAACTTTCTCATCATGTGGTTGTTGATCTCTATGTATAACATCATCTCGTTCATTCTGATCTTGTCTATGAATCTTTCCTTCCAAAAGTTTTTCTTGTTACTATAGAAGAAGAGTAAGAATAAGTATCGTCAGTATACTCTCTCCCTATTCTTTATTCCTTTTCCCTCCTTTTTCTTGTGAGTTTTCTTTGAAAAATTAATAATTATTGAAAAGACTTATCATTTCAAATTTTCTTGATAACTATTAGAAATAGTATTTATCAAGATCTGACTTGATAAGTCTTACCTTCCTCCTATTAGGGAATGTCATAATACATATATTTTTATGGATTTTATATCCATATTCTTTTTAAGTGTATATTTAAGTATATGTGTTTATTGAGGTCTTACGATTTATTTTGTAAACCCTTGACTTCCTCAATAAAACTATTAAAGTTCTAGTCACATAGGGCGAAGGAATTGATTCCTTCTCTTGTATGTAAGAAGAACCTTAAATCAGGATTGAGGGAGATATATGAATCCACTTATTGTAGAAACAGGTATGGAAGCTATTGGATTCACGTTCAGTTTCTTTAATTGGTACGGATTTAAACATCCATCTCCTTCAAAAATTATCTCTAACTCTGAAGTTGTATTTGATTTACTTTTGGTGGAGAAAAGACTTACTCCCCCCGAAAATAAATCAAAATTTATAAGTAATCTTCTCAAGTTTATGAAAAAAGAAGGTTATATTATAAAAGAAAACAACGCTAAATTATCTGCTTCTTCTATTATTATAGGTATGGGAGTAAAAGCCCAAGATATTTTAGGAACTAATCCCTCTCTTTTGGAGAGTCTCCCAAAAGATTCTAATCTCTATGGTTATTTATCAGGTGTAAATAGGGATACTTTTACAAAGGTTTTCTTTTCAAAAATTACGGAAGATTATCTTAATGAAGTAAGACGTGTAGTATTTAAGAGAGGATTAAAGAATTTTAATGAAATGTCACCGTCTGACGTTGATGATTTTATCAACGACTTTATCATTAAATGTCTTGATAGAGACTTATTAAAGTCGGCCATTCTGAAATATGGGAGTATTACACCAGAAGCTTTTGGATACTGGTGTGTGAAATACGCCACCTATGTTTCTAAATATCATAGAAAACATAGAACTTTAGAATGTTTTAGTATTGATGATGTCATATCAAGTAGTTCATTTCATAATCCTGTAAAAGATTATGAACACAAGGAAGCTATCATAAAATTTTTAGAGCTTCTTGAGGAACAGACCGAAGATATGAAAGAAAGTGATAAACGTATTATTCATACGTTGATTAAAATGAAACTACTAGGTAGTTCTTCGGCTGAAATAAAAGAAAGTATTCCATCTGCATGGTACTGGTCAGAGAAAATTAAAACTTTGGGAGATTTTGATAAATCAGATTTCTTAGACTGATTTCTGACTTATTAAATAAGTGTAGTAGTTTTTAAAAGAGAGGTACGCCCTCTCTTTTTTATTTTTTACAGAAGTTCACCATTTACTCCAACTTCTTTAGATACTTTTAATGCAGGTCTTCTAACTACAAAATCACCGCTCTTTTCGTACCATCTGTCTGAAAAATCATCGAATGACCACCATTTTAATGTCTTATCTGTATTAACAGAGTTTGGGTCCATGATTAATATTCCTTTACTCTTAGATACGTCACAGACTACAGAAGCATGTGACCAAGGTCTTCCTTGTGGATTCCATCCTATAATAGCAGGATTTCCATTATCCGTCCATTCTTTTAATATCTTAAAATTACATGGTACTATTAATTCACCCTTCATGCCGAAATACTGTAAGCATAGAAGAATCTCTTCCCAAGAAGCTCCCTTTTTAGGTACGCACTTTAAAACTCTATTTACATCATCTTCGTTATATGGTTTGTCAAAAAATTGCAAACAGGCAGATATAGATACGGCACTACATGTAAATTGAGTCTGTTGTCTGATAATTGGAACAATCGCTTTAGCTATTTTTGATAACATACTTTATCCTCATCAAAGGAATTAATTATGCCTATTGATAAATACAGTGTTCTATTTACTGGTGTCATAGACAAATTAAATGAATTAACAGGTGTTCCTAAAGACTATGTAAGAGATGTTTTGAAGGGAATGACAATTTTATTTTACCAGATTAGAAAAGGGGAGTCTTTATTATTTCCTTTTGGAAAATTTTACTGGAGACATAGTCCATCAGCTATGAAGACAGCACCCCTTAGTGAAACTGGTTTTGCTGAATCCAAAGAAAAACTCACTCTAAAATTTAAATATAGAAAGAGCCTAGTTGTCACAAAAGACAACGCTCTTTTTGATTATATGATGGAACCACCAAGAGCTAGAGCTATAGCTGAACGTTGGAAATACCGTAAGAAAAGACCTTTTCAACAAAGAAAACCCGCAAAAACAACTAATATTAAAATTCAAAAAGGGTGTAAAAAACCTGTCATTGAGAAAATTAATGAGACACCAGGAGTTGAATATCATCAGTCAGATGCTTCCGAATCTTATTCTTCAGATTTATCCAAAACTAATTTAATTAAAGAAACTAAAAAATTAGAATCTTCAAAACCTGTTATTGAGGAGCCTAAAAAAGTAGATCTTAAAAAGAACCCTTTGCTAGGTAATAATTCTTTCCGATCTGTATTAAAATCTTTTGTAAATATCCTTGATGAAGAGGATGATGAGGAAAGTGACGGAAACGAAGAATTTGACGACTAATAAATTAAAAAGCCCTCATCAAGAGGGCTTTTTAATTTGGTTCTTACTTCTTTTTTGTCGGCTTAACTATAGTAATACTCATACCGATTTCTCTTTCTTCTGGTGAAAGAGTTCTAACTTGAGCCGAGGTCATAGCTTTTGATGTGTTATCAGGTTTCTTTTTATTTGCTCTTGGTTTCTTAATCTTAGTATCGACTCTAGTATCTTGTATCTTGGGTTTTGCTGCTGGTGTAGCAGGGGTTTCTACCTGTAAAAGTCCCATTTCCAAAAGCATCTTATCGTCCTCTGATAGACCTGAAGTGTCAACATCCTCTTCTTCTCCTCCCTCTTGTTTGACACCTTTTGTTCCGCCTTTACTAGCTGCTTGAGCTTCTTCTACAATCTTTACTCTTTCTAGTCTCTTTTCCCACATATCATTTGCTTTTAAGATTGCTTCTTGAGAAGCACCTACGTCAAAGAAACTTTTCAATTCTACATATTTATCTACACCTACCTTTACAAAACCAATTATATCCTGAACGAATAATTCACCAGCTTCTGTATCTTCATCTGTAGTCGATTCAGAAGGACCATCTAATTCTGAGAATATATTTATATCTATTCCGACATCCTCTGATTCATCTTTCTGTTCTGCCTTCTCTATTAAAGAAATTTGCTTATTAATATCTTTTTGCAGATGATTTGCAGTGTTTTTAAGTTTCTGTAGAATACTTGTAGTACTTAGCCCTTTAGCATAATCAGGGCTGAATTGGCTAAGAGGTACAGAATCACCCTCTTCATCCATTACTTCTTCGTCCATCTCTGCAAGTAGTTCATCTACTTTATCTGAAATTTCATTTAAATAGTCTGTTGCCTTGTTTGCCACTATATCGAAATTGTCTCTATCCTGTTTTGCAAACAATTTATTTTTGGAACTAACACCTAAATTTTCAAGTAGGTCAGCCTCTACCTCTATCTGCCTGTTCTTTACTAGAAGTTGTACGTATTCAATCCAGTCTTTTTCAAACTGTAACTGAATTTGATTTGCCTGATCCTTACTTTGAGCCATACCTTTTAATACAGCCGCTATATCCCCTAATGGGATTTTTTCAATATATCTTTCTTTTTCTGAAATAAGAGTAGATAATACCTTTTTGTTGTTCTGGTATGTTTCTATCTTACTTACTACTTTATTTGCTAAACTCTTTGCTATAGATATACTATCTGGAAGTTTAGCTGCTAATGTTAACTTTGCATTCGGATTATATACAATCAATTTTGTAATATCGTCAATAACTAAAAGATCAGAACCATTAAATACGCTCTGATTGATATATTCTACAAATGAGATGACTTTTGGAGATATAGCCAAAGAAACGCCTTGATTATCTTCAAGGAATTTATTAAAAGCTAGAACTCCATAACCCCTGTTCTGTGAACTTCCTAAAAATTGTTTGAGATTTCCTAGCAACTCTTTCTTAAGATCATACTTATTTTTATGGGGGTATAGTTCATTTGCATTTTCAGCTAGAATCTGGACATATATTTTAAATGCCCATCTATTAGCTGACTCTACAAATTTTTCTTCTACACATTGTCTATAGTAATCAATAATGATTTTAGATCCATCTTTAGATGACAAGTATTCGTTTAATTCAGCTTCTAAATCTAAAGGATCTTGATCCCTAATTTCTTTAATATTAAATTCATCAGTATTGAACTCAGGAGGTAGGAATTTATTTGTATTAGGCTCATAGATAGCTAATACATCGTCTTTTCCTACTACTACTGACATGAATACTTTTCTTGGAATTTGGTTTACTCTTACCAAAGCATCTATACCTTTACTGTTGACATAGACACTCTCATTTGCCTTTTCATCTACAATTTCTGATAAAATGGCATCTGGCTCAATGTTTTTCATTATATTTTCAGCTTCTTCATTTAATAATGAAATAATAGATTCTACTTTTTCTTTTTCCTTTAATTCTCTATTTTTCATTTCTTCATTTTTATTTGCCTTACTTGTTGACTCTATCGTATCCAATGTTTCCATCGTATCTTTATATTCTTTTTCTGTAGAAATTAGTAGTTTATAGGCCGCTTCATAATTAATTAAATTTGCATTTATATTACTAATCCCTCTCGGATTATGATCTGTTATATTCTTTTCGTAATTTGTAAAAACTTTAATACAGACTGAGATATTTCCCCTGATGGATAGTAAAACATCTATTACTTCACCCAGAATGGTTGATAACTTTTCCTTATCGGCTTTATTGTCAGATTCCATGAGTTTATTAACTTCTTCAAAAAAGAAATTAACTAACTCTTTTGGTATTCCCATTCTAGATGTAAGAGCGTCTGTATTGTTATTGATCTTTAATCTAGACGTATAATCCATAACGTCTTTTGGAAGACCTTGCCCAGAGGTAGCTTCTTCTGTGTCCTTTACATAGTAACTTGCATAATTGGATAGGCTATCAAACACACTTTTGAATGTTCTAAGTACCTCTGGGGTTATTTTTAATTTATCCAGAGAAGTGGTCTTGAGAGTTGATAACTCTATCACATTCTTTGTATCTTTCGTGAACCTATTATATAGTTCGTCATATTTCTTATTTAACCCTTGATCTTTTATTTTTCCGACACCTTCAAGTTCATTAATCAGATTTGTTCTTACTTCTATAAGAGGATCGACCTTAGATTTTAACTTGATTTTAACATCATTTATACTAGAATTAAAATCGTAAGGATTTTTAATATCTGGGGAAATTCCCATATTGATAAACCAGAGTCGTAAATTATCTCTCTGTTTTTTCAATTTTGCTTTTACACCTAATCCCTCTTCTTTGATTTTTTTGATCTTTTCTTTTCTTTCAGGCTCAGGATAATTTAAAAGATCAGGATTATTTTTTATGATCTCTTGTTCTTCTTTTAGATTTAAAATATCTGCTATCTTCTTTGCTACTTTTCCTTCGTTTCCTTGTAAAATATATTTAGTTGACTCATCTAAAACGGATGATCCTTTAGATCCTAATCCAATTAAATCATTTACGACTCTTGATATAGCCGTAGGAACGCCAGGATAGGTTTTAGCTAGCTCATCTATTTCTTTATCTTTTATAAGATCCAGATCAGATACTGGTAATTTATTAGTTGTGGTGTCTACACCCTTAACAGGTGATTTACCTACAAGCTCTCTTATGGCTGTACTCACGGCTATGGACTTATTTCTTTCTTCTTTTGTTGTTAAATCACCATATTGTGCTCTGTAATCGTCACCAATACCTGTAGTATTGATTGAAAATGGTGCTTTTCTTGATCTGATACTGGATTGTATATATTTATTAAATCCAAGCAATAGTTCATTTTCTACGTTATTTTTCTCTGCTTTTACATGGAGTGGCATAAATTCAGATAAAGTCAGAGAGATAAGATCTGTGAAATAATTATCGCTCATGCTCTTTTTTATTCCAGATTCCAAATTATTTATAACACCCATTGCATATTCTTTTACATAGCCACGAATCTTTTTAGTTTTTTCTTCAGTACTTTTTGCCGTCGTATTGAAAATTGCCCCATATAAAGAATCCAGCATATCTTCATTGATGGTTTCTTGTTTTTTCTTTGTTGACTCATTATATGACATATCAATCAAAGCAATTTTATTGATGATAATATTACCAATATTAATATTGGAAGATTCATCGTATAGCACGCTTTGAATAAAATCATTTGATTTATCATCTATTAATTTTTCATGCGTAGATCCTTCTACACTGCTTGATATATTACGCACTGCATTTACGACTATAGGACGTAAGTATAAATGCAAGTTCTTATTGTGGGTGTCTAATGTGATACTTCTGGTTTTATCTATTTTTTTCCAAGTAAAGAATGTATTTTCTAAATCTAACATGGGCCTTTTTGCATTTTTATCTTTTTTTACTTCAGATTTAAACCTTTTTAATTCTTCTAGGTGTTTTTGAAGTAGATTATTTGCGTCAGCCGTTAAATTTACTACTTGTGTTCTAATAGTATCCAAAATAACTTCAAATACTGGACGTAAATATCCTAAAGCACGCTCTCTATCCGCAACTTGCTCATCTCTAGTTCCTCTTGAAGGTTTTAAAGGAATAGGATAGACATTAGAATTTTCGTAAATATCCTTAACTAGATTGTCAATATATTTATTGACATAAGAGATATTTAAGTCTCTCGTAATAGTATTCTTTCTTGTCATGTCTTGTACTGTATGAGTACGTCTTGAGCTTAGTAATTTAGAAGTTGTTGTAGATATAACATGTCCATCTTCGTCAACTTCATAAGATTCCCCATCTGCTTTTGATATGATAGGTGTTCCTCTATTTAATTTTTCATCACCTGCTTCTTCTTCTTTAATGTCAGTACTATTTCTCTTGTCTTGAATATTATCTCTAAATAAGTTTAACAACACTTCCGATTGAATCATTCTAGTAAATAGCTCTATAGTTTTATTTCTATATGCTTGTTCTTCTGCATAAAATATATTCTTATTCGATTTTAATTCGTTTATATATCTTAAAATCTTTGAGTTTGTACTCTCTAATACACTCTTGAACTCATTAAGAATTTTTACGGCTTTTTCTTTTTCTTCGCTTGTTCCTTTATTTGAGGAACGAATAATTCTAATTAAATCAGGTATAACCCCGTCAGCATCATTTACGATATACTGATAGTCTTCCATAAGAAGAGATGTTATACTTTCACTAGACTCAAGAAAAGGTTGCCTTTGGACAACCTCCTTTAGAACAGGCTTTTTCTTTGTAGCTGCTGTTTTAATTGTTCCTGTATACTCTGTAAAAGCTTCTCGTAGTATTTCTTTAGACGAGTGAGAAGATGCTTCTTTTGTCAATGGCTCCTTGTAAGGAGCCTCCTGTTTTTCAACTTCTGATAAGAATAGATCCCATAGACTATTGTGGCTGCTCATAATAAACCTCTTAACCTATTTTTATATTATACTTTTTGTACGATCTTTTTTAGAGTCGAGAAAGATTCATTTGCATATGCAGATATAGAGTTAACGGCTGAACCGCCATACTCAGAAATAGCTTCTTTTAAATATCTGATGAAATTCTCATTTCTAGCCGTCTTTCCTGTCATTATTTGATTCATTCGGAAATAGATTTCATTTTGATATTCTTTGTTATCTTCAATATCTTCATCTGTGATGTCACCGCCACTTTCTCTGATGAGTTCATTCTTTACGACTTCATATAGTTTATTTTTATCTGATGTATTGTAATCAGAAAGTACAGGTAATACGTCCTTTAGGGTATTTATAATACTATCCGTTTTTTGTTTTAGATTATATAGTTCGTCTATGACAGGATTTACACTAGCAAAGAATGAAACCATTTCGTCTACATATAGTATTCTATTAACTTCCCGACTCTTTAGATCGACTTCATATTCTCTATTTCCATTTAGAGATAAGGCAACTGTTACAATAGCTTCTTTGTATAGTTTTGTTATGTAATTTTTGTGGCTTCTCAATATATCTTGTACATTTGCATTTTCATCTTCTTCATTTGTAAGTAAGGATTTAAATCTTTCCATCTCCTCTTCTATAAAATTACTGACATTAATGTCTTTGTCTAAGTTAAAGGTGATAGGTATTCTCATCTCTCGTAGCTTCTTTTCTTGTTTTACAAGATTCCACTCTGATTGTACAATAGATGGGTCTATTAGATTATAAGCATTGAAGACAGAAGTATATTTAGTGTTTACTTCCGAAATCATATCTTCAAGATCATAAGTCTTTAGCTTGGACACAGAAGTACCATATTTCTTTATTTCTTTTTTCTTCGTGTCTTCATATTCTGCTGTTCTCACTGCTAAATATTTTCCAATAGCTGTTTTTTCTCCATTGTATACTTGGATTTCTAATTGAAGATCTTTCATAGTATCTGCCCTTGCTTCCAAGGGATTATTTTTTTGATCTTCTTCTAAAATTGCATATTCCCTGTTTAATTCTGCAATTTTTGTATTGCAGTACTCTCCTGCACCTCTTTTATCTAGAATATATTTTACATCCAAGATATTTCTTACGAGTTTTCTTTTAGCCTCTACTAAAGATGCAATATAGCTGGCTACATCCCTTTTATTTGTAGTACTTGTTTTTCCTTTCTCAATTCTGGCTGCCTTAATCATTTGATTAAGATCAACGACTTCGTTTTCATACTTCTCTGTTAGCGCTAAAAGCTCAATTCTTACTTTCGATAATGTTTTTAAATTCTTAGGTATTTTGTTCATATTAAATAAACAAATAGGCTTAGTCTTCCCCTTCTTTTTTTGAATAAAGAAACAATTTAGTTGGCTCATGACTCTTCCTGCTTCAGGAGACAACATATCGGTATCCTTATACAGGTCATAGAAAAAACCAACTTTATTTCCTTCAATGTCCGTATTACCCATCCCAAGATGTTGTCTTAGGAATCCGTCTGTGTTTTCTGTAGGAGATACTTTTCCTAATTCAATGAGAGATCTATTGAGGTTAATAAGTGCATCACGATCTTTTTCATTTGTTACTTCACCGAATGAAGTAATGATTTTACGTGTAATCTCTTTTACCTCGTCTGTTATAATCCCCTCGGACATTCTATAGGCTTCTTGCAGACTTCTAATATCTATGTTAAAGTCTGACATAGTAAAGGCATCGGGTTTTTTGAAATAATTCTGCGCTTCTTTATTTCCGATATTCATTACCATTCCGATACCTGAATATCTATCAAGTATTTCATCTACAAATAATCCACTGTCAAATAAACTATCTGTAACTTTAGCTACGGCTATGGCGTTACTGAAGGAACTACCAATAAAAGAACCCTTTAAGGCATTTAATTGAGTAAGGCCGAACTTACCTCTAGTTCTTTTTTCTTGTATAGTTGATTCTACTGTACCATCCAAGTAATAACGGACTTTTACCTGTTGTTCTTTCGCTTTCTTCTTTCTATTAGTTTGCATTAATGTGTCGGAAGATTGTGAAAGCGTTTCATTAATAAATCCAAACTGTACAGGTAGAGAAGGGAGATATTTATAGATCGATTGAATAGCTGTTTTTGGATTAAAAATAGCTCTAGCTCGCTCTCCCATAATTGTCTGTATTCTGTCTGGAACACTTCCAGCAGGACGCATCATAGCTAAATAATTATCAAGCATCTTAAAATCGGCATCAGACAATTTACGGCTTTTTGCAGCTTCTGCCTTTTCTCTTTGAGTTAAATCAGGTTCTCTTTTTCCAGTGTCGGATAACAATGATTTTGGAGTAGGTAAAGAAATAAGCTTATTTAATAAGCTATTTTCTTCGGAATTATTCTTTCCAGCTAATACAAATTTTCTAATATTTTCAGCTTTTTTGATGATATTAAATAAAGCCGAACCGATAGATTTTTGCTTTTTGGGATCTTTACGAATCCATTCTACCCATCCAGCTTCCTGCATTTTATTCTGCTCATTTTTCACCATAGATTTTCCAGCAAATACTCGTAATGCTTCACAAACAACGGTGGCAATTCGTTTATTTACAAATTGTGAACCCGTTGACTCATCTTCATTATCTTCTTCTGCTTCTCTGTTATCTTGTCTAGCGTCCTCTTTTCTCTTTTCTAGTAGTATCTCTGTGAATCCTTTTGTCCAAGGATCAACGTCACCTTCTAGTATAGCTAGTAAGTTCTTGTAATATTCTTCATTATATTTGTCTTCACCGACATCTAAGGAACCACTTGTACCCTTTACCGTCTTGGAGATTTTATCTTTGAAATGCTTATTGGGTATTTGTGAGATTCTCCAGATATTTTGCAATCTTCTTAAACCATTGAGAGATGTTTTAGTAATGTTCTCCATTCTTCTTTCTTCTAATAACTTGACCCTTTCGTCTTTTAGACGGAGCAACATAGAAACTAAACTATTCTTTTTTTCTGGATCTAAATTAAAGTCAGTTTTAGGTAATTCTATGCCTTTTTCAGATCTATTTATTTTATCCACAATAACTTGAATTGTGGGGTCAGTTGTTTCTTTAAGATCTTTTCCAACAGCTTCAATAATTTTCCTTATTTCCCCTTCATTTACAGAGATTCTTGCATCTATTTCCTGTAATCTATCATCAATGTCTTTTACATGTAAAGCTTCATCTCCAGATACTTTGATTAATTCAAAGTAAAAATCCCATAACTTTCTTGCTAATGCGTCATTGTTACTTTCAATTTTTACATCATCACTTGTTAATAGATGTTTCATGCTATTACGAATAACTTCAGAAGATGCCATAATATTGGCATTCATTGTGATAGCATTATCGTAATCACTAAATACATCAGAGATGGTATGCAATTTGATGATATTAGAATCTATATTTAAACCGTCTGTAAGCAGTTTCTTTTTGATATCTCCGTAAAGAACAGAAACATGTTTATTTCTAAGAGTTTCTATTCTACCCTCAAATAGAGACATCAAATTAGGTGCTGTTTTAATAGCCTTTCTGTGAATATCTCTATAGATATCCAATTCCTTTTTAGGAACTTTCTTTAGTAGCAATGGAGCAGATCCAGAAATATAGGCGATATACTGCTCCATATTCTTGACAAGCTCGATAATGCTGGCTTCTTTGTCCTTATCCTCAATCTGTGAAGAAATTCCTGTTTTAGTTGAAAAATCTTCTAAGTGCTTTTCAACTTTTTTAATTGATCTCTGTAGATCTTCCATACTAGACAGGTGTCTCTTCATATCTTCTTTTGATACAGACTTATCAGCTTCCATGCTTGCCTTCTCTTCTTCCATCTGATCTTTTTTATCGAGAAGACTATTTAATTTACTCTCCATATTATTCTTTTCGATCATAGCAGATCTTACATAGATCTGTGACCATACGGATTCCATTAGAGTATATATCTTGTTATAGGTCTTAACGTTAATCCCATCGTCACCAAGGGATGTAAGATTAGTCATTTCTGCAAATTCACCTTCCAAGGCAGGAATTTTAGACTTATCTTTTGACTGCTTTAGTAATTCTTCAATTTTTGCAAAAATTACTTTAGGTGAAGCATAACGCAAATGAATTGCCGATTCATCTTGAGCATTCTTTCTCATCTCTCTATAACGAGAAACATAGGCATCTCTAGTATCTGCTTCTGTCTTCTTCTCTTCGTCTTCGATTTGTGATTTCAGAGTGTCATGCTCAGTTTTAAATTGCTTAGTGCTATAGTTGTCTAACTCTGCAATCTGCTGCTCTGTAGTCTTATTGTCTAGTCTATTGGTGTTTTCCAATAGATATTTTCGTAAAATAGTATATTGAGACGGAGTCCATTTTCCATCTTTATTACCTAGTTCTTTAACTAAGTTATCTAACTTATCACGAGTTTCTATTTTATCACGGATATGACTATTATCACCCTCAAAACGCACAAGCTTCTTAATAATACTATTAAGATAGTCTACTACAGCCTTGTAGTTATCTTGTGCTTTTGGAAGATCAGATTTGTTATCATAATCTTTTGCAAGAGCATCCATTTCATCAGACATATTTCGCATAATATTAACATTTATGCTTCTCGATTGGATTTTCATATCCTTAATAGTTAAATCAAGTTTCTTTATCTTCTCTAATCTCCTAGCCTCGTCATTTGGATCATCAAAATGTTGTAGTCTGAGTTCTTCCAACTCATTTATCTTATTTTGAATTTTGTAATCAAAAGACTCTTGATCTAAGATCTTTTCGTATCTATTCTTCTTTAAGGCTTTTTGTATTTTTACAGCCGCAGATTCTGCTTCATACTGGACTTTTCTTTTTTCTAAATCTTGCTCTAATTTTTCTTTTATTTCTAATTGTCTTTTCTCAATGTGTCTAATTCCTTCTAAGTGTATCTCTAAGGATTTTCTATTAAAAGTATCTTCTTCGACAGAGATTTGTTCTTCTACAGAAGCGATAGATAGTAATGTTTTCTTTAGATTTGAGTTGGCAATAGCCAAATCTTTCTGTAATTCAGTGGGTGTCTTTAGATCATAAATGACATCCTTTGCATTTACTCTCGATACGCCCATTTCTACGGACAGATCTAACAACTTATTAAGAACCTCTTGTCTTCTTTTTAATGCTCTCTGTTCGTCCGATAAACGGAAGATTTCTGCTCTTTGTTTCTTTGCGGCTTCAGATTCTGTTTTATAGGACTGTTCTAATTCCGACTTTATTTTGACAAGATCTGACATTTCTAAATTACTAATCTTGTCAAAAATCTCGGCGTCACTAAGTCCCAATAATTTTCCAGAAGAATATGCGAAAGCAGGAGTTTTAAAATAATTTCTGATGGCAGAAATCTGGCTTACGTCCCACTTACCATCTTTCTTTATTTCAAGAGTCTTAATGAGTTTTTGTACCGTATCTAGTTGATACTTTGTATCTGTAGATTTCTTTAATTGTTCATCATACTCTTTATTTAAATCTGCAACAGTAGATGTGAGATCCTGGTTGCTTACTTCCTCTAGTAATTTTTCTAACTTTACTAGTTTATTATCTTCTGGGGATCGTGGATCGTTATATTCGTTACTTGTTAGAATTCTCGTTAATCCTGCAAAAGAAAGAGCTTGAGGATCGATTTTCTTTAACTCATCTCTGAGCCATTCGTCATTACCCTCAAATACTTCTTCTGCGGCTAATATGGCATTCATTTTTAATTTATTCACATGTAATTCCATTCTTTTCTTTGGAATTAATGCCGAATTTATACGACTACGTACCTGATTACGGTAGAACGTTACGTTCTTTGATGTAAATAGATTATCAGAGTGTCTCACATAGTCAGGAATAATTCCAGACAACGAATCTGTGAGACTTTCTTTAACTGTCGGATTTCTATTTAATAGGTCTACGATTCTGTCTTGGTAAGAGTCCACTAAACTCATTAAACGTGTTTTATCACCGCTTAACATGTCCAAATAAATTTGATTAATAGAGTAACCCCCTTTATCAAAAATACTTGCACTTGTTAAGGTGTCTTGATATTCAAAAGTTCCCTTTAATCCACCCATGTCGGATAGAGAGTTACTTACATCTTCAATTCTTCCTGCCCCAGAATCATCAAATGTGGTTCCATCTTGTCCTGTTATAGGAGCATCGATAGATGCCTCATACATCTTCACACGGATTTCTTTAATCTTATTCTTATCTTCTAATTCTTCTCTTTTCTTAGTAATTAAAGATTTCTTATCTTTTGGTGTCGTGGTCTTAGTTAATTTCCCTTCTCTAATTAATAATCCTTCGATGTAAGAACGATAGTCACGTGGAGTCATCAATGTGTCAGATTCTACAATCTTGTACATTGTTAACTCGCTTCGCTTACGAATTAAAGAACCAGCAATTTTATTGGTTTTCTTGTTAATAAACTTTAAAATAGCTTGGTTATTTGGGAAAATAAAAGATAATTTATTTCCTTTATCAGACCATAGATATTCTTTTCCGACCACACCAACAACACTCTTTAAAATAGGAGTGTCTTTAACAAGATCAATTCCTCTGCTTTTCTTACTGCAAGTTAAAAGTCCAGCAAGGAATAAAGGGTCGATATAAAAATCTGCTACCTCTGTAGAAGATTCTTGTACGCTTCTCAATCTCTCTTGTTGTGTTTTTGAAACACCGAAAAATAGAGTCTGATAAACGTCTTCACTGTCTAAGTAAGATGTTTTTAGGTTTTTAGTATAGCCAGAAATAGCTGACATGATATTTCTGTACCATCCCTGATCTACACGACCTAACCAAGATGTAACCCATGCTGCATAACTTTCTTTTTGTGCTTGAGATAAGTCTTTTGTTTTATCGTCTGTGAAACCTGTAAGTTCTTTAAATGCAGCGAATATTCTGGAATCACTTTCAAGTATTCCTAGTTTTGTACCTTTACCTAACTGAACCAACTCATTAATTTTTACTTTTAATGCAGCAGCTTCTCTACTGCTCAAGTTGGTATTATCGAAACTACCTGTAGGAGTGTATTTGATAGTTGCCAAACTATCTTCTTGTGTTCCTGTAATATAGTCAGTAACTGTTACTGATACTAAAGCAATATTAATATTTAGCTTCTTTACAAGTCTGTCTAAGAAAATGATCAAACGAAGCTTGGTTACATCGTTCTCTTCAAATGCATTTGGGTTATATGATTTAAACACTTTTGGATTTGATGATTTTGGTGTAGGTCTAATTCCTACGTCTATATGCTGAATGATAGACGCAATACTTTTCTTTAAGATGTCTCTATGGTCTGCTAAAAAAGCCTCGTCTACTTTATCTTCGCCTAACTGCTTAATACCTTCTTCTAAAATTTCAAAAAGTTCATTTGCATCTGTAACATATTTCTTGAATTTATCATTGATAAAATTCATTGTCAAAGCGTGTTTTTCTTTATCTTCATTCTCATTAACAAGAATATTTTCAACCTTATCAATTTCTTTCTTTAATGCGTCTTTTTTCTTATTAAGAGAGGCCAAAGATTTTTCAAGATTTTTAATCTCATCAGCTATTTTATCATCAAATTGCTGCCTATTGCGAACACTTGATGTATCTCTAAATTTATCTATGGCTGTACTAGCCTGCATTAAAGTATTATCTAATAAACTATTAAGATCTTTTAGTTTATCATTTATTTGGGACTTAGTTGCTTCTGACTCACCCGAATTGTTAATAATTCCAGGAAATGACGGACCTCTGGAGAATACTTTATATTTGCTGAAATTGGCACGATCCGATAGTTGGTTAACAATTTCTGCGTATTCTACGCTTTTTTTATTGTACGCATTTCCTTGCTCGTCTACTTCTAAATCATCATCAGCGTCTTGTGCGCGCTTTTTATCAGCTACCATTAGATCATTAACGAGATCTAATAATTTTTCCATAGCTGCTGGATTTGACATGTAGGCATATGCACCGTCCAAGAACATCAGACGTAGTGCTCTATCATTTTTTGCTTGTAAAGTAGAAGCCTGCTTTACTAGGGAAGCAATTTTATTTGTTATCTCTGTTTTAGACTTATTGATTTTTGCTTTTTGAGGTAATAGAGAGGCTTTTTTGACACCACTTACGATTTCTTGATTTTCTAATGTGTCGAGAGAGTCTTCGATATTGTGGTGTTCCTTCATTAAAGAAGCGATATCTCTTCTTACATTTGTTAGAAGGCTGTGTAGTGAAGCCATTTTATTAATTTGGTTTTTATCTAACATTGATTCCTCTTAAAAACAAAAAATGCAGAAATACTTTAAAAGTCTCTGTCAATCAATTTTATAAAAAAATTAGATAATCAACGACCTTGTTTGGTTCGCTTTATAAACTCGTCTATCACAGAATCTATAGTTTGTGATTTTACACTATCTACTATCTGCTTTATAACAGACTCTTTTATTTTATCATTTAATGACACTCTAAACACAGGGTCGGCTGCAACCTTTGCTATTAAATGAGCGTCTTCTGTCAAACGGGTTAGTAGGTCATAGTAAATTTCCCTCTTCACAGATTCTTGGCTAAGACCCTGTAAAATTAGAGTCTCACCATGAAAAGGTAAATCCTGACAAATAAGCTGATCTTCTTTTCTTAGTATATGACAGCTAGACGTTTTATTATCCTTTGATAAGGTTATCCAAACTTCGACACAAAAAGTTCCACTATTATCACCTTTTTCTCGTTTCATTTTTACCCTTTTTCTTACTTACATATACACTTGATTTTGAAAGTTCTAGGGCAGACGATAATGCGATATTTAGTATATAAACCATCCCACCACAAGGATCACAGATAAGAGGCTTTGCGTTAAAATTTCTCATCTCTAACTCTACACCGCTTACATCAATACCCTTCCAGTCACTAAAATTCTCTTTATTCCTATCCAGTATGTCTAAAACATGACTATTTGATATTCTACATAATTTAGCGATTGGAGATATGAACGCTTTTAAACATTCTAGTCCTAATTCATCATTTTTATATTTTTCTTTTAGATCTAAAAAAGCATAAAGTATAGAAGTGTTCCCACCAGGAACTACTCCCGTCTTTATAGATAATCCTATAGACGATAAAACCTTTTCCAATTTAGATCTTTTGTCTTTCTTTTCAAGTTCTGTAAAACCACCTATCTTTATCTGACAGATTCCCCCTGATATTTTAGAAATACGTCTAAGAATATCTCTCCTACTAAACGAAGATTCTGTGGCTTCTGCTTCGTTTTTTAATTTCACAAGATATCTACTGATATTTTCCTCATGTGCATCATGAGTTAATATCCCTAATTTTCCAAGCACTGTTGACTCTTGACTTGAAGCGATAACTTCTTTACATGATCCTAATAATTCAACGTCGAAGTCATCCTTTAAATCAAATCTTGTGAGAAGCGTGGATTTAGTAATTGCTGCTATATCGTTTCTAATATTCTCAGAAGAAATACTAACACATATGCCATCTATAACACCCTTCTCTTTATTCATCATTAATGTACGGAAGGCATCTCCATATATAAAAGGAGCTACGATTAGCATAGGGTGTTTTGATGCAAATTGTAAGAAGGGTGTAATGTCCTCTATATTAATTAGAGGTAAATGAGTAACTGCCACTAGACATCCTTCTTTGATACATTTTACATCGGATTTAAAAAAGTCACGGCTTATCATTACATCTTCTGTAGTGTATCCTTCTTTGAATTCTATATAGGGATCAATTCCTTTAGAATCCCCAATAGAAATCATGGTTCCTCTACCAGATTTAAAATAAGCTTCCTTTACTAAGGATGCTAATGATCTATCTTCTATTTTGGAGTCTATTAAATCTTGTAAAGACTCTCTTCCTATATCCAGTTTCATTTTATTAACTCTATCTATAATCTCATTTTTTATAGTCGAGATTTTATCATATACTTCTTTCTCTGACATACCTCCTACTATCAATTTACGCATTGTTTTATATAATGAGCATTGTAGAAGTACAGCCGTCTTTGTACCATCCCCACAAAATGATTCTGTTCTTACAGAAACATCTGCTAAACATCGCCTAGCTATATCTTCTATAGGGTCTTCAAATACTAACTCTCTTAGTATTTGTGACCCATACTTAGTAAGGTATCTACGTCCAAAAGATTCCATTAAAACAGATGTACCTCTTGGACCGTAACACGAAGTCAGTAAATCTTCACATTTATTTATCCCAGATAAAAGTTTCTTTTGTGTACAGTTTTCCGAAGCTATCATCTTAGTTTCTGTCCTTTTTACTCGACGTAAGATTTAATAAGGCAACATCCTCGTATAAACCATCCATCTCGTCTTCTACTTTAAAATTTCCTTCTGGTACACTGTCTTCTTCAGTTATTTTTCTATTTTTTATTGAAACATAAGAACTCGTTGTGTCAGAATTACTATTTTTAATTTCTTCAATTTTTTCATTTAGTAACTCTTCAGGTATTCCTGTATCTATAGCCGTGGCTTTCATTTTCTCTAATAGGATTCCAAGAATCAGGTAATATGCAAACACACTAGATTTTATCTCCATCATACTTTTAGTATTTAAAGTATTTTCTAACTCTTCTTCTATGATGGTAGATAATACAGTATCGTAGGCGTTCAGCTTTACCCGTACCTTTTCTTGGAACTCTTTTACAAAATTTTCAATTTCAATAGGATTTGTTATTTGTTTTTTATTAGTCATGTAATTTCGTCCTTAGAGGGATAACCTATTTTATCTTACCTAAGATTGCAAAATAAATCCCCACACAATAGGACAGCTATATGGATTCTAATTACAAGTTATGGGGCTGGATTGTAATAATAGTACTGATTATTCTATTATTTGTAAGTATTATTGTAGGTATTACTATACATTATAATAGGCTTGATAAGATTACACAAGAACAAGTCGAAAAGATAAAAAAAGAAAGAGATGATTCAGTATCACGTTTAAAAATCATCTCTGATGAGTATACAGAGATGCAGAAGAAACATCAAGAAACTTTGATTCTATTAGAAAACAGAGAAAACACGTTAAAGACGACTCTTTTGGAATTAGACATATTATCGAGAGAAACAGATGAAAAAATTAACAACCCTCCTAGTCTTGACATTGACTCTATTGGATCTTGGATTAAAACCAAAATTGGAAGCACAGGAACTAACACCCCTCCCTGATCCTAATCTTGTAAATGAAACAAGATGCAGAAACTCCAGACCTAATTTCTGGCTATGTTCTGGCAATACAGCATGGCAAGATGGTTTTCTAATCCCTAAACTTCTTATGGAAGATCTAATAAACACATCAACCCTACTTCCACAAGTCTTAAAGGAAAGAGATGAATACCGTAAATTACTAGACGAAGCTAGTTTTCAACGAGATTCTTATAAAGGTTTATATGACTCTGAAAAAGAGTCCTATGAAACATTGAGTCTGGAAATAACTAACATATCTAATCAGAGAAATGATCTCGTCACAGATTTAGAAAAAGCGTATAAAGAAAATGTAAAAATCTCAGATAAATTAGAAAAATCCCATACAACTATGGAATTGTGGTTAATCTCTGGATCAACTGCTGTAGTTTTTACAGCAGTTGGTATCATAGTAGGGATTTATGCCATAGACTGATAAAATTCAATCTCTATCATGTAATTTCGTAGGTTCTTCATGGGTCTTTGAAAGAGCTTGGGTTAATTTATGTCTGTTTGATTCTAGCAAAAGTTTTAAGGTCATGTTGACTCTCATCCAGTGAAAGATGGGAGTTTTTGCATTTGGATCAAACAGGTTTTTATCCATCATGGTATTTATTTTATCGATGATAACCTGTAACTGATTTGCTTTCTCTACAGAAATAGTCGGACTTGTCTTGATATTGTCTTCTATATACTTTTCTAAATTAGAGAAAGTAAAATTTAACATGAGATTTTCGTAAGTCATAGAGAGCATCCCCTTTTTCGGGATTTAGCTGAAGTCATCAACGTTGTCTCTAAACAAAGCGTTGGTATCTTCAGCAGTAGCTGGTTTTGGACTCATTTGTTGAGTTACAAGGGCATCGATATCAACTCCACCAGAAAAATCCTGCTGTACAGGTTTTTCTTTTTTAGGGGCTTTTTGTTTCTTTTTCTTAGGTGCTGTACCCGTTGATGGATTGCTCTCAGATGAGGCACTTTCGGAAGGTGGACGTGGTAAAGGAGTCTCCTTCTGATTACTTTTTCTAGGTTTCTTTGGCGGTTTTGGTAATGGACCTAATCCCTCTTCTTTTCTTCTCTGCTCTACTTTAGATCTATGTCCAATATTATCAATCAAATTAGATTTTTGCCATTCATTCCATATTTTTCTACCATCTTCAGTTAATTCTTTATTAAATTTATTCCATTTATTTCCCCAGATAAGTCTCTGTTCGTCTTCACTTCTCTGTTTATATTCTTTTACGAATTTTCCATACAGAGCACCGTTCCAGTTCATATGCTTTATATTATAGTCTATACCCTCTTCGGCTAATTTCATCATAGTGCGATGTTTTCTTTCTAACGTAAACATCGCAATTTTAAGCATACCTATAGGAAATCCTTCGTCTACTAGAATAGCAAGGATTTTCTTTTTATGTCCAGGGTGTGTTATCGCTAAATTTAGTACATCTCTTGGAGAAATCATTGAATTAACCTGCTACATCAAAAGTGAACGCACAATAATTTTCTGTTTCATCGATCAAACTTAATCCTAAATAAATTTAAAACCAGAGGTTCAATCTCCACAGACTTTAATTCCCGTATAGCCTACGGTACTATACACCTACTCTAAAAAACTAAAACAACTCACGGGCTTTCACAAGCCCTTATCCCTTCTCTTCTTATATTTATAGCTGCATTTACATCTCTATCTATTACTATTCCACAATTCTCACATACGTATTCTCTTTCACTTAAACTTAATTCTTCTTTTCTATAGTTACAACAACTACATGTTTTACTTGAAGGATAAAATCTATTCACATATAATATCCTTCCATTTCTTAATTTACTCTTATACTCTAACTGTCTTCTAAATTCTCCAAATCCCATATCACTTATGGCTCTTGCCAGCTTGTGATTCTTTACCATCCCTCTCACATTTAAATCCTCCATACATATTACTCCATAATCTTTTACAAGATTAGTCGTTAACTTATGTAGGCTGTCTTTTCTTATATTTCCTATTTTCATATGTAACTTAGCTAACTTCTCTTTAGCTTTTTCTCTATTTTTAGATCCTTTTACTTTCTTTGATACCTTTCTAGATAATTTCTTTACTTTCTTTAATAATTTCTTCATGGGCCTGGGGCCATCGAAGGATTCTCCATTTGATAACGTGGCTATCTTTTTAATTCCTAGATCAACTCCTATAGACTCTTGGTTTTCGAGTCTATAGGAAGACTCCTCTTCGGAAGTTAATTCAACGTTAAAAGATACAAACCATCGGTCAGCTTTTCTGCTGACCGTTAAATTCATTATCTTTCCCTTAAATCTTAATTTTTCAGTTAACTTGACCCACCCTATTTTAGATAATTTGAGTTTATTTTCTTCTAATTTAAATGCCTCGTTAGAGATATAGAAGGAGTCTTTGGCTCCCTTCTTTTTGAACTTAGGGTATTTACCTATCTTTTTAAAAAAGTTGGAGAAGGAGGTGCCAAGGTTGGCAAAAGCCTGCTCCGATGCACATTTAGAAACTTCATAAGTCCAGGGAAATTCTTCTCTCCTAATAGAATTAAATTGTTTCTTTAATTTATTGGGAGTAGGTTTATTACCTAATTTATATTGAGAGTTCCATTGGGCTAGCGCCCAATTATAGGTGAATCTAGCTACACCACAGGATTTCTTTAATAAGATTTCCTGTTTGTCCGTACACGGACGGAATTCTATTTTATGTGCTAAATTCATAATATTATCGTATAGTTAAAGTGAGATTTAGATATTCCATTATAAATGAATATTAAAGGATTAAAGTTTCTTCCAGAAAACATAGTTTAACCAGTTTAAAGCCATGTTAGAAAATACACGTGGGAAAAACCCTCGTCATATAAAATTTGTACTTCTTCCCAAGATTTTTATTATAACTTTATAGGGAACATGGTAATATGACCATGTCTGGACTACAGTTGGTAGTCCTAGTAAATAGTACCTTACTTAAGAAACTATTTTAGTTTAATAGTTTCAAAACGATGTAACGGAGAATTTTTAATGGCAACTCGCAAAACACTATCTGAACGTTTCCACGCTTCTTTGACCAGTGAAGGTCACACTGTTACCAAGAAGGACGCAGAATCCATGACGGAACTATTTTTCCGTGTATTGGGTGAATCGATCCAAGAAGATCGTAAAGTGTCATGCCGTGGATTTGGTACTTTTGAATTGAAGGAACGTAAGGAACGTAACGGTCGTAATCCCAAAACTGGTGAATCTCTCGTTGTTCCCGCTCACGATGTTCTCAAGTTTAAACCAAGCCCTGCTCTCAAACAAGCTGTCGCTGAATAAATACTTAGTAAAATAAATAGCTAGATACGAAAAAGGGGAAGCATTTTACAGTGCTTCCCTTTTTTCTTTTTATCTCAGTCCTAAAATCTTGTTTGCTTCTTTTTGATTTCCTGCTGAAAAATATTCTTTTACTAATCGTACTATAGTCTTGAGAACAGTAGCACTATTTTTGCTTTTAACTTCTCCTCCTCCATCTCCAACATAAAACTCGGTTACAACTCCTGCATCTATCTTTCCCTGATTATCCCTCCAAAGAGGAATATTAATATGTAGATCCTTTAGGGCATTTGTTTCAGATTCGACAGTTATGGTAGGATGCCAATAGGGTTGCACATCCTCATCTGGAGGGATGACATTTACTGAATATCCAATAGCTTTCAACGTTTTGATAACACTATTAGAAAGCAGCCCTGTTTCTTTGGACTCTTTCACTTTTTTCGCGTGCCGCTCATCCAACTCTTTATTATATTTTTCCATGTTGATTGCTAATTTCAAGATTGATGCTAACTTTCTCATATTCATATATTTATTACCTTTGTTAGAATTTTCTACCCTTATGTAGAAAAAAGTTAAATAGTTTTACGTTTTAGTAACAAAAAATAGTTACTCTCTCTCTCTTAAAATATAAAACTATTAAATCGGACAAGTTATGTCCGACCTTCCTATTCTTATAATAAAATAGGGAATTGAGTGTTATTATCTTTTGATTGGGTAAATATACTGTACTCTATTAAAGAAAAATCCTAACTAAATAGGTCAATATAAAATGTCATCACCACGATTTAATCGTTTTCAAACTTTAATGAGATTAGCAGAGCAGGAAAACATAGATCCTCTTGATCTAGGTTTAGACGTTGTACCTCCTCCTCAATCTACTCTCCCACAAGCTGCTCCTACACCTCCCGTTCAAAACGCAACTCCTGTCCCTTCTACTCCTCCACCTGCTCAAAAACCCGCTCCTACACCTCCCCCTGTCCCTATTGGTCCTCAACCTGCAAATCCACCAGCACCACAAGCAGTATATCAACCCGGTGTAAGAGATCGCGCTATTACAGTTCCTTTTTTATTATGGGCTTATGACACTAGAGATAATGGTGGATCAAAGCCTGTTTTAAATCCTATTACTAAAAAAGAAACTGTACCGAAAACATGGTATAAGGACGAAAATCTATTTGATACTATTCAAGATCCTGAGAAAAGAAAGAGACTCAGAGAGTACAACTCTAATATCAGAAAGGAAGTAGAGAAGTTATTTGGTACATGGAAGAAATCTTATTTTTCTTCCGTTCAGGTAAAAACAAGCACCTTACAAAAACTACTCACATCTAACGTACTTCCTCAAAATGAAGTTTCCAGGGTACAAGAATTTCTCACCAATCTTAAAGGTGGTGGTAGAAAAAGAAATAAAAAACTTACTCATAGAGTCCAAGTATTAAATCAGATGAATGGAATCAGTAAGAATTTCTTATCTCCTTCTGAATACTCCATGATCAGTAATATTTTAAATTACATTTTCTATACCGAAAAAGATAATGGGAAACCTTCAAAGGCGTTAAATGTAGAGATGCTTCTTGAATTATGCTTAAATAGACTTTCAACTGAAAATGTAGATTCTGTTGCAAAGACAATATATAAGTCCATTATTTTTGCAATTTTGAGAAAATGGAAGAAAGCAGATCAAATTGTACTTTCATCTCCTCCAGTTACAACAGTTATTCCAGATGTCTATACAATGGATAATCTTCCTAGACCTCAAAAATTTGCACCTGATGCCATTTCCAATGTAGAAGTAAGATGTAAAAATATTGCAACTAATATTAGGAAAGCATATAAGGAAGGAAAACTTGTAAAGGATGCAAACACGAAACTCTTCTTTACTTACGGTGTAAAAATACTGCCCAAAGTTTTTGCGGCATTCAAAAAAGCAGCAGAAGCTAATGAACCTTTTACAGCAAGTCAGTATTTATCTGATATTCTGACTATTCATAGTATTCTTACATTCTTTGGTCTTTTTAACGTAATACAGAAATAATAGGTTTAATCATGTCAAACACTACAAGACTAGCTAACAGTTTTAATAAGCTGCTCATTAAAATAGCAGCGATGTCAAATGATATCCATGAGATTACAAATAGGGCGTCTATTATTTTTAATGCTATGGCTAGAAAAAAAGATTCCCCTCTTAAGTCATATTCAAAAAGAGATGTCTTACTGGTATCAGATAACACTCAATCTGTAGATAAAATTCTAGAATTATCTCTGTCCTTAGCTGGAAAGAGTATTACAGTGAAAAATAATAAAACAGGTAAGACAGTATTGAAAGTACCCTTATCTGACGTAGATCGTTTAGCCCGTAATCTTTTTGATTTGGTTACGGAAACCTATTAAAATAGAGTAAGGGGCTTTTACGCCCCTTTTTCTTTCTTATAGCTATTATCTTGTTCTTTGGCGTCCACGGGGATAAGCGACATCAGGGCGATTTTTCGTTGAAGGGAGAAATTTAATTCCCTTTACCGCAGGATGTACATCAACGCTATCATATTTTCTTTCTGGATATTGTCTCTTAGCTAGCTCAAGAACAGAGTCTGCTTCATCTTGATCTTCACTTCCCATATAGTCATTAACGATTCCAATTAAAACATCGAGCTTACCATCTAAATCTGATAAGTCAGATTTGAAATAAAGATAAGCATATTTATTCTTAGGTCTTCCAATATAAACAGCTAATTTATCGTCGTCTTCCAATTCATCATCGATTCCGATATGAACTGGTTCAAGATCGTCATTAGATGTTATTGCTACTGGTCGATGCTGACCGAATAGATTTCCATATGATCCCATAGGCAATAAATCTACGTCATACTTTACTTTCTGGAGTTTCAATTCCCTCAGTAAATTGTAACGTATTTCTTTTGCTTGAGCATATCCTGAATTGTCAGTTGGTAAACCTAAAACGGCTACCTTATTTACAAAACTTGTCAGAGCAGCTGCTAATTTTCTCATATTCATATATTTACCCCAATATAGTTAGTCGTCAATACCAAAACCGAAAACATTTTGCTTATAGTAATTTAGAACCTTAGCCAGACCAGATCGTTGGCCAGGAGTTAATTCTTTCCCTCTATGTATAGTATCTATAATGCCTGTAATAAATCCTACAGTTCTTTTATTATTAACAATGTTTTTCTTTCTTTTTAATTCAGATTTGGCATGGGATCTTACTTGATCCATATATGAGAGGAATTTTCTTTGTACTTCCGTAAATCCGTCAGAATCAGTAAGTACACGATTTCTTTTAACGGGTGATTTTGATGTCTTTGCAGGAGCTTTTTTAACTGATCTTGTACTTTTTCCCTTACCACCAGCAGGTGTAAGAGAAGGATCATCAATAACATGGATCATTTCATAAGCAAGATCGAGAATATCCTCTTTCTCTTCCTCATCAATCTGCCCATCTTCAAAAAGATCATCTACTAATTTTATATACTCGTCATAGTCATATTTAGCACCCGCTAAGTAATCTTCTTCGTCATCATCATAGGCTACAGAATCCTCGTCCTCATATTCTCCGTCATCCTCTTCATCATCAAGATCATCTTCCAGTTCTTGAGCTTTCTGTTCTTTTTTCTGTTCGTCTTTTAACCATTTTGGAGTATTAACTAGGTCTGGGAGATAGTTATTTAAAACACCAAGAACACATTTTAGAAGTTCTCGAACGACTTCAGCACGTTCTTCTTTATTTAAGAAATCTCCGCTATCAAACTCCAACAACGTTGTTTCTTGCTTTTTCTTTCCTCTTCCAGAAGAAAGTAAAAGTTGTAAATTATCTTCTTCATCCATATCAAGGACAAATTTAAAAAGTTCATCGTTAATTTTAAATCGAATACAGCATTCGTTCCACGAAAATGTTACCTTTGCAAGTTTTCTATTCGTTACTTTTCCAAGCAAAGGATAAAGGTCTTTTAAAATTAACTGTACTGGTAGCCACCTTTTCTTCTCTTCTTCTTTTAATTTTCCTTCTTCACTATCGGCATAGTCAAAATACTCTAAGGCATCATTAAACTCATCCATATAAAATCCCCGCTCGTATTTTCCATATTTTTATAGGAATTGATAGTGTATCAGTAGACAAACCTAAGCGTAAAAACTAACTATAAAAAAGAAAAGGGTAGGTGTAAAACACCTACCCTTTCTTAATTTTAACTTTTAGAGTACACGGCTAGGAACCTTTTTTGAGGGAGAGTCAACCTCTCCCTACTTTTGCTCGTTACCTATACCCTATAGAACTTAGTATCCGAGGATTTCTGCCAAGGAAGCAGACTTGTTGCGAGCGCCACGGAGGGCTGCGCGATCTTCCTTGGACCAAGCGTTACCGGGAGTTCCCTTGCCAGTAGGCTCAACGGCCTTACGACCGCGCATTACACTCTTGACCTTGCGGAGAGTGTTGCTAATGGTGCTGTCCTTGGCACCAGGAGCGCCACCAGCAGATTCAAAAGCATCGCGGAGAGCTTGCTTACGACCTTGGATTTTCTTCATACGGGCTTTGTACCATGCGCCGCCTTTCTTGGCCTTGGTCTTGATCCATTTCTTGAAGGCAGCAGCATTTTGCTTGAAAGGAGGAATCGAAACGGGTTCGCCCTTTTCTTTCAAGAATGCAAGGTAGAGGCCCATAGGGAATTGTGATTTTCTACCGCGAACGTGGGGAGCAAGAGCACGACCCATTTCGCCAGTAAGTTGAACACCACGCTTGCCCTTGCGCTTGGACTTAGAAGCGCCTGATCCGCCTTCTGCTGCAAGGTGCAACATGGCTTCGATCAATTCATCTTCCTCATCATCTTCTTCGTCTTCGGCGTAGAAATCTTCGTCTTCGTCATCGGAAGCCCAAAAGTCTTCATCTTCATCAGCATAGAAATCTTCGTCTTCGTCTTCAGCAGCTGCGAGGATGTCGATCACATCTTCGGCAAGCTCAGGGTTTTCAGAAGCCATCTTGATAAGTGCATTTTCTAACGACATTTTTAAGTCCCTTGGGTAACACCTTCTCACACAATCTTGGGATTGTGGATAGGTCAAAACAAAATAATTTAGTTATTGGAGCATGAGTGCATGTTGAAGAAGATTCTTTAACAAAAAGTTCCTCTCTCTCTTAAGAAACTCTATTAAAGAATTATCTGCTTCACTTATGACTTTCTATTAAATAAATAGAAAGGACTTTTAGAATAAATGAAGCGTGACACCTATGTTTTTTCTATAAACGAATTATGGATAAAAGATACAAAATAAAAGGGTCACTCATTACAAGTGACCCTTTTTATTACCGTTATTTACTATCTTATATTATTTCTTTACTTTCATAGAAGAAACTAGACCTTCACTCTCTCTCGATACATACTTCAGAGTTTTTGTATTTTGAACTTTCTTTAATAAAGCTTTATCTGAAGGAGATGCTATAAATACTGTCAGACCTCTCTGTGTTTTTTCTACTTTCTTTACTTCATAGATTGGAAACTCTTGATTATTAATCTTGAGTTTATATCCTGGAACCAATGCATCTAAAGTCTGTAGTAGATCTTTATCTGATCTTGTCCAAGGATGAAACCCTTGACCGTCTGGTGTTCTATTAACGCTTATAGTCGTATCTACTACTTGGGATTTAGGTTTATTTCCCTCTATGTAGTTTATTTTTCTTTTTTGAGGATTCTGTATAGCATCTTCATCTGAAACTGAAGGTGTGAGAAGATCTTTATTGTCTCCACCCATAGGTGTCTTTAAAATGCTTTGATTGGCAATAAAGTATTCTACGGTAGATTTCAAAACATTTAGAGGTTTTCCAGATCTTTTTCTAAATGTAGGGATATTTGGAATAGGGCTTATAGGTATTGCTCTGATTCTATCAGGAACCGAAGTCCCAGAGATCCATCTAAATCCTGTATCTGCTGATATTTTAATTTTTACATAAACAGATGACTTCATAACTTCATTTGCTGGAAGTTTACTAGAAGCCTGAAAGTAATCAATTATAACATGATCCTCGTTATTGTCGTTCTTAACATAAATATCTAGGTAAAGACCCTCAAAAGAAGAACTGATCCTAGATTTTAAATAAGATACAACTGCTTGTGCATTTGGTAATGACTCGGCTGCCATTTTATCCATCCATAACTCATAGAGTGGATCTTTTGACACCTGAATCAATGGTTCATCATTATCTATGTACATTTCTTAACCCCATAGCTGCTATCTTTATAATGTCTACCATATTATTGGTTTTGTCTGATGCTTCCTTTTCAGGAAAATAATCTTTTAACCACGCTTCTACTTTATCTTTACCTGGACTATTTCCTTTTCTTGGGTCATGTCCCCAATTTCTTAATGAGATCTCCCATTTTGACATGGGAACATCAGAACTCACAGGCTTACCTGGATTATTTCCTAACATTCTTGAATTAAAACTGTTATGTCGTCTAGCATGGTAAAAGTCTTCATCTTCCCAATCTTTAAACGTCATCTCTACCATGTTCATTATTTGGTTAAATGATGTATGCCCTGATACAATATCATGTGCAGTTGCTTGATCTTTTGATAAAGATGCCTTCATTTTCCAAGGATTCTTTAACCATTTTTCAAGTTCAGAGAGATCCATATTAATTAATGATCTCCACTTTTTATATATTTCTCTTTTCTCGTCCATCGTATACTGTTTCATGGTTCCTCTTATTACAGACTGAAAATAAATGCCCTCATAAAAGGGCATTTTATCAAAATTAAAGAAGTCTTGTGACTTTGGTTATATCTTCTTTCCAAACAGGTATGCCACAAAACCTATCACCCTCTGGGCAAATTGGCTTTATACCCTTCCATTTCCTTATATGACAAGGAGCACCGATCCACTGTCCAAGATTAGGGTGTATCTTTTTAACCTGTTCAATTTCCTGCATGGCTATGTCAAAAGCTTCTTCTTGAGCATTTAAACACAGTCTCATCTTCCATTTATTCAGATATCCAAATAAATTTCCAGAAGTTAAGGTGTTAACCTCTACAGCATTGGGTAAAAGATATTGTGTATACTTTTTATTCTCTTCATACCTATTTGCTTCAAAAATAAACTGCCTTATGACATCTATCCCTTCTCTAAATTTATTTGTTGCCTCTGTAGATTCTTGTATAATGTTAGGAATCGAATATCTAGCGTTTTCTCTGACTTTCCCTCGTACCTGTGCAAGTTCTCTATGACGTTGTTCTTGTGAATCTGTGTAATGTGTAGTTGATTTCTCAAAAGTATATTGTACTAGATTCTTTAGTTGTCCTGTAGTCGATAATAAATCTTCATCCAGCATCACACTATTATATACGTCATCACTTAAAATAGAGGGATCATAATTTTTAGCGATAAAGACTAACTGTTCTTCTGAAATCGGTAAGAAATTTACAATTTTTGATTCTGGTTCAAAAACTGCAAATAAAGCCCTACTATAATCTGTCTCTGAATAAATAGGATCTTGATCTTCATACTGTATTCTGAATATACCTGGATGGCGTTCTTCAACGAGTCTACACATTTCTTTTATTAATGGAATACTTTCATCAGGTGTCTGTGATTTGTGTGCTTCCATTCTTAATCTATGTAAGGTAGTAAGATTTACTGTATGATATAGATGACTCAACATAGCTGTAGGAAGAATAGCTCTAGCAGATTCAATACATTTCTTCTCAATCGTCTTTGAATAAATATTGTCATGCTTTTTTCTTGCTTTGAAAATACTGTAATATTTTTCAGAAGCTATTGGATATAAAAGTTTTGATAAATCCTCATAAATCGAAAATATATGACTGACAAATTTATCATAGTCTAAGTTTCCGACAAAAGGAGGTGTATAAACTTTCTCCCTTTTCATCTTTACATAACGCTGAGACTGTTGTTCTGAATTGTAAAATTTTTGATTATGTAAAAAAGACCAGATACATTGTCTACTGACTCCTTCAATAGCAAATTGAAAGTGAGCATGTTGGTAGACTGTAAAATGGTTAGCTTTAAAAGTAGAATCTGCTACTGAATCTCTACGTTCAGGATTTTTCTCTACAACCTCCTCTGTGACTATTTTTGGAGAATAGCATGAGTAAGCACATGCTATAGCGTTATTATAGGAATTGTCAAAACCATTTGTAAGTGTTACCTTCATTTTTCCTCTTAAAATAGAAAAGGCACAAAATAAATGTGCCTTCATCGTCTGTTTTTATTTTATTTTTAGTCTGAGATTAAAGATTAAGTAGATTCCTGAATGTTTCAGGATCATCTAGGTAAATTTCCTTAATCATTGGAAGATCAAGAGCAAACTTTTCTTCCCTCTCTTTCCGTTGACTTTCCAGCTTTAGAGCCATCGACTCGGAAAATTCCTCTACAGACCCTGTATATTCTGTAGTAATCTGTGCAACTGCAACCTTGAAAGTAGACCCAACAGAGTGTTGTCCTCTTGGATTTTTAACTACCATCAAGTTAACCGAACGATCTCCCTCTCCTTCACCCGTAGATTGTGCAAGTTTCGCTAAAACGCGAGGAGAATCAGGGCTTTTAAGGGATTCACGACAAATGTACAGGCCAGTTGCTTTCAAATCTGCTTTACGCATACTCTATTCCTTCTTCTTTCTTTTTCGGTTTCGTGTAGGCAACCACACTGCTGCCTACACCTATTATACTATATTTATCGTATACTGATCAAAACGATTTAAAGACAATTAATTCATATAAAACTTAGAAGGATTTACCTTACTACGGGCTGCTTTAAAATGAATATTCAAATGCTTTGATAAATGTTTAAAATTGCCTGTGATAGACTCGTCGATTATCTTAACATTTGATGTCTCACATTTTCTCAATAAGGCTTCTTGACAGTATAAATTGGTAATATCATCGTTCTTTACTTCTTTAAAAATTCCAGATGAATCAATAATTTTTTCATCTATAGCAGTCTCACCAGTATACGTATCCTCAGTAATAATTAAATTGTCAAACTGCTTGTTTATGACCTTCATCTGTTTTATCTTTGATTTCATGTATAACTTATTAAACGTTTCTAAAATACTTGCACTGTTCACATCAGATAAGGCTCTTAGTAAAAGAGTAGCTGAAAGACGTGTGTAGACAACGAGAGTTGATTCAAATAAATGACTGGCATAATGTAATGCTGCTCTAGGATCATTATTAAAATGATCTGTACAGATACTATCAAAATCAGATACCATTTTTAAATGATCCAATTCTAAATTAGTATTGATCTCTTTGATCACATTAATGTAGGTACTAAAAACAGATAACGATAATTTCTTCGGTGTAGGTGGTTCTTCTGGTCTATTTACATAGACAACTTCACTAAATGAGGTCTTAACTATGTTATCTGATATTTCGATAGGGACGCCAAACATAATCCTATTAACTGCTCCTTGTCCAGCAAGACACGCATAAGAAAAAGCAAATAATAGTTGTATAACTTTAGTCTGTTCCTCATCTGTTCCCTTTATAGTATTCTTAAATAACGATCCAATTGTAAAAAAATTACTCAGAAATAGATTTTTGATTTTCTGTGATACATATGATTCGATTACTGTTTTTATTTCCTCTTGGACATCTTCGCTTTTAAGTTCTAATTTTTTCTTTTCTAATAATTCTCTCAGCATAATAACCTCTTAAAAATTAAGTAACTGCATAGTATCAAAAAAGCAGTTTATTTACTTTCTAAAAAATAACTACTTAAATAGTCTATTTCATCACGGTTTATATTAAACCATTCCCCATGAACACGGGATTTAGAAAATACTTTATGAATAATAGACTCTACTTCAAAAGCATTCCCTACTTGTATAGTACCAAGCATCTTTAAAGGGATATGATTACCTGTCTGTAATTGTTTTAGCCTACGATGAGGTTTACGAGAAACGCCAATCTTAATATGACCTGTGTCTGTATTTTCTATTAAATAGATAAAACAATTATACTGTATACTAGAAACGTACTCCCAATCTTCTTCCTCTTTAATCATACCGTTTAATATAATATCATTATTTACTATAAATCCGTTAGATTTTAGAATCGACTTCCATTTATATTCTGATGTTGGATTTATTAGTTTTCCTATGTAGCATCTAGTTAACCAGTAGGAGTAACTATATATAATATCATAAATAGGTGTTGTGATATTATTCTCAGTTAGTAAGCAGTTATCTATAAATTGTTTTACGTATTGCATAGGTAAAAAAATAAAATAGGCTCCAGTTAAGGAGCCTTAGTTAATAATATTTATTCGGTTTCTGGCGTATCTTCTATAAATTCAGAAAATTGGTGCAGTGATATTTTAGGAGGCTTTGGATCAGATAATAGAGTCATATTTGCTTGTTGAGGCGTCCTATCACCTTTTTTCTGGTTACATGCTTTACAAGCTGACACTATATTATACCAACCAGTTTTTCCACCGATACTTTTTGGAACAACATGGTCAAAGGTAAGTTCAGACGCTGTATGCTTTGTTCCACAATACTGACATCTGAACTTATCTCTTCTAAAGACATTTTGACGGCTGAATCTTGTAGAAGTCCATTTCCATTTAACTTGAGAAGTTAATCTGATTATGGCAGGGATTTGCATTTTTATTGATGGACTTGCTATAAATTTGTCGTGATTTGAGATCACTTCTGCTTTATTAAGAAATATAAGTGTCACTGCTTTTTGCCACGTTATTTCTCTTAATGGATCGTATGAAAAATTCAGTACCACTGTCTTCTTAGACATTTGCCTACTCTTTTTTAGAAAACATCAGAATCTACAACTCTCATAGGTTTTAGAATAAGATTATCATCAGATCCTACACACCATCCAAAAGCAAATCCATGTTGCCAGTCAGCAACACCCTTAATAAAGTCAGGCTTTAGACTGCATAGACATCCAGATTCTACCCAATATAGAGTGCGTCCCAATACTGTTTTGCTAGACATGGATAGCCTATGGGTATGTCCAGAGGTTCCACTATTACCATACGATTGTAAGTTATCTAACGCACAACTTTTCGACACTCTTGATCCATGTGTAAACACACATCCCTTATAAATATAGTGTTCACCGTATGCAAACCATTCTATATTTAGTTGATCTAGTTGAAGTAGTGACTGAAAGGTCAATTCCTTTACTGCAAAAATACTAGGATGTTTCCATAAAAACTTTCTTAGTCTGTCCTCATGGTTTCCTTCTATGAACTTTATTGTAGCATTTGGAACGATCATTCTTAGACTTGCTAAGAAATCTTTTGTCATCTCTACTTCGTCTTTAAAAGACTCTGATCTAGTAGGGTCTTTCAAGAAATCTGAAAGACTGTGTGTATCTAAAATATCACCGTTTAGTACGACAGTTTGTGGCTTTTCATGCCTTACAAATGAAAGCACAGTATTTATGGCATTTTGGTCTTGTATACCAAAATGGGTATCTGAAATGGATACTACCTTGTCTAGTTGTTTCTGTACTTTTTTAGACATTTTTTAATAACTCTTTAGATGAAAAGATTGTTAATAGATTCACGTATCGTTTCCACAAATTGTTTGATGGTGATACTTACTAAACTATATTCTGAAGTGTTTTCTGTCTGAACAATCCAATGTAAAGATTCTAATACTTGATCTTTTATATGTTCACAATGGAAAGGAAAAATTTCATTAAAGTATTCAGAAACCCACCAAAACTGTACCAACTTTATAACCATAGCCATTACTATTTCTTGATTTTCTTCTGCATCATTCAGAATGTACTTTACAGATTCTGTATCAGGTATACTCATAAGTAGAAATTCGATAAAATTTCGGTCCAATTTTTTATAGCGGAAGAAATCTAATATTTGAGTATCACTGTTTTTGTTTTTTAATATTAAAATTGAAAATAAAGTAAAAGAACTTTCTGCCAAATTTCTCCATTCATCATTATTTAATAATAAATACTTTGACTTGTAATCAAGATCATTCCATAAATAATCGAAATTTTCTCTATATTCTTCGTAGTTATTTAACGGTTCCATCTGTCCTCCCTTAAATACAAAAACCCCTCAGTTTATTAAATAAGGACAATAAACTGAGGGGCTATTTTTAGGCTTCTACTCGGATGATTACTTGGTGGTTGTCACCAAGTTGGCTTTCTTCAACGCTTGTGATAGAGCCTAATGAAGCAGCTTTCTTCTGCAAGGCTTCTGTATAAACACGAGAAAGTACTCCATTGATTTTTCTAGTGCGTTCTTTTTCGTTCTTTTGAAGTTCGGCAGAAATCTTTTCGAGTTCTTTCTGTTGTTGATCTGCAATCTTCAGGGCTGCATCTGCTTTTTTCTGCTTGAGAGCACGTTCTGCATTTTCATGTGCAGCAGATCTATTTCCAGAAGATCCCGTAACTTCAACATCGATAGATACTTCTTGTTCTTTCCTCATCTTTGCTTTAACTTCACCGCTTTCAACGTCCCATTCTACCTTCTCACCGTCTTCTTCTTTTACAAAGACGTTATCACCTTGTTGTTTCCAACCTTGCTTCAGAAGTTCTTGCTTGAGGATTTCGTTCATTTCACCTGTGGTGAGAATGTCCGTCAATTCTACACGATGAGTCATGTGGTCATCGATGCAGATATTTTGGGTGACGTTGCCTTCAAGACGGATTTGATATACTTGGCTCATTTGATTTTCCTTCTCTCTTTTCTGGTTTTACTAGAACAAGTCTTAGACACATATTGTTAGATAGAGTTTATCCGACTACCTTTAGAACATCCCTTCTAAAAATAGATACTCTATCTATTACCTTCTCTATATTAGATTTTAAGTAATAATCAGTAAAAGTTTTTTCATTTGGTGTTCTGTCAATAGGAGCGTTGTTACGGATTTCTTGATAATCACCAGCAATCAAAATAATCACATCTAACATAGAACGCCAATTAACTTCAACAGCCTGCTTCTCTGATACTTTCTTTGTAGCAAATCCCTTTTCGATTAATTCATAGACTTTCAATAAATTTTCGTCTGAAAACTCATCGGAATTGAAAAAATCGATAATAGGTTTTACACAATGAATATTTCCACTATTTACACATAACTTATAGTACGAATTAATTGCCTTCTCAAAATAAGAAAACTTATTGAAATCAAATGAATCTGCCTTAGAATTTTTGAGAGTACCATATACATATTTCCAAGGATCTACAAAGAATCCCTTATAGTTTTTCCATCGAAAAAGATCTTGGTACTTTTCAAGAACCTTTGACAAATGAGCCTCGTTATCTTTTGTAGGCACAGCATCAAAAGATAACCAAGGTCCAAGAGGAATATTTTTTGCCAACTCATTAATAAATAGGTAATTATTCTTTAGATTACCGACAGATAATGTTTTAACACTGCTTACGATAGGAAAATCTCTCAATAATTGGTATACAGTATTATATAGGGCAATATCTTCGTCCTGATTTAGAACGAGGAGATTAGAGGCATTTAAATGTCCTCTGCTAGGATATACATATTTTTCCGTATCCGACATCCTATTTATAGTCTCAAAAATATTGAAAAATACCTTGACATAGTTCATGGTAATATCAATATTTAGTTCCTTCATAAAGGAAAGAGAAAAGATCCTGATCCTATCAGGTTTTTCCCTTCTACCTGTATGAACGGTTTCATACTGATAGCAACTATCGTATAAGAAGTTCTTTATAAAGCCGTAAACGGTAGATCGTCTTAGAAAATCTGCATACTCTCTATAAATTTTCCCATTAAATACAGAATTCAACAGGAGTCTAAAATAATTATTATTGTATGTTCCCCTTGTCAGATGTTTTACGATATACTCGAAATTGGACTCCAACTGCTGATCTGACACCGTCTCTGTAGGAGCAGTATCTTGTATTTTGTTTTCTTGGGTACTTTCTGCTTTCTTTGTCTTCTTCATCACTTGTACCTTCAGTTTTTTATTGTCTTGTATACCATCATATTGTGATGGTACTTAAATTATAGAGTATTTGTACTAATTTTTACAAAATCTGTATCCTCTAGCACCTGAATAGTATGCCTTTTTCCAGTCTGGGAAAAATTTTGCGATAATAGTAGTAATTTTAGAGTAAGCTCGTCCAGACACATTCTTAATATTCACAACAGATGCTAGATCTGCACTTTTAACAAAATCTTTATTTTGTTTCAAAGCTTCTTCTAAGTAGAGTCGTACACTATCGACATCTTTAATACTAATTACAGATCCACCTAGATTAAATGAGTCTATTTCATTATCAATTTCGGATAAAAATTGATTTGTGATTTTTAGATTCTTGAGATATACTTTTTTCAATTCCATGACTTCTTCTTTTCTTTCTTTAAGATGGTCAATACGACCATTTAATAATTTAGTATCCATGTCCATCGTACTTTTCAATTCTGAGAAAAGCAGATTTACGACCCTGTTTGAGTAATTTTCTGGGACAGTGATTATTTGTGAATCGACTTCTATTTTTATTTTCATACTTACCTTGACTTTTTGTTGAGAAAGAAGCAGTAAAGTGTGAATTCCTTACCCGCAACTTTTTTCCTCCTTGCTACCCATCGTCCAGATTTCTCTATTGCTTTACCAATTATAGAAGGTATTGCCTTGTTATCTGATTCTGTCGGAAATACTCTATTTTTTATTTCTACAGAAGATACCTCGTATATTTTCTCAGCTTCTAGTTTATCCAAAAAAGAATAAATCAAACTCTCTCTATAAGAAGTCGGTGTATCGTATCCACCATATTCTTTGTTTAGAAAAGTCTCTAACATTTTAATGTCAGATTTTTCTTTTTCCATTATATCTATCTGTGAGTCGATATATTCTGATTCACTGTCTAGTTCTTTTATTTTATCTAGTATCTCTAGTTTTTCATTCTCTAATGAGAATTTCTTCGACAATAATACCATTACAGCATTTTCTTCACCTAATGCGTTTTTAACATCGGTGAACGACAATCTTCCTTTCATATTTAAAATCCTCTTGTGCTGTTTAGAACGGACTATCTAATCTTTTCTTACTTTCAATGATAAATAATCCCTTATTCTCGTTAAATATAGTACTTTTTGTATCCGTATGTCCAAATAGATACTGCATAGCAATAATATTATCTGATACTTTTGGTTTTAGTAAAGGAGCACTTTGACTCCCTTTAATCATAACTGTTTCCAGATGACAGTCATTACCCATTTTCTTTATATAGGAGTATTGTTTTTCTGGATGAAATTGTTTTGTTTTTAATACTCGTAAATTAGGAAAATACCTTGCATATCGAAATACTCCTCTTGGCAAAGGTAATACTTTGTCAAAAATATTAGTAAAATAATTCTTTAAGTGTATATCCAAGTGCAATAAATTTTCGTTATTTACTTTTTTGAACGCCTGATCAGTATTTATATCTGCTGAAAAATACCCTGTTAATTTTTTTAATCTTGGCATCTCTGAAATAGTATCAGGGGAAGAAAATTTCCCTTTTACTTCCTCTAGACGTGAAAAGTCTATATGTTCCATAGAACTTAGATCAAAATTGGCTATTTTTAATTTCTTTAAATTTTTAAAACTAATACATTTATTATTCAATGGATTAAACATATTAGATACTATGATGCTTTTAGCAAAATCAGATGTAAAACGAATTGCTAATGTTTCTAGAAGATGTGAACGAGATACGATACTTTCAAAAAGGGTATAGAACGGATCTGCCCTAAAATTAGTATCTATACCTATTGTCATATCAAGCCCCGAAATATTTTTCTCCTTTATTATACTAGACAGGAATGAAATATTGGTCGGGTCATAATAATCTTGTTTTGAATCCAACGTGTCTATAGGAACAGATATAGCTTTTAGATTAGGAAGTGAAGTTAAATTTGAAAATAACCGACTGTTGAAAATTAACATTCTATTTGGAAATACTCTATGTAAACCAACAAATTCAATAGAATCGGGTAATTGAACTTTTATATCTGGATCATTACTGTATCTATCTTTTTTTATCTTGAAATAAGATAAATTTGTATATTTACTCAGATCTAGTTCAATAGGTTTTTGCACTAGATCTACATTTAGTACAAGAGAAGATAAATGTCTGTTTATATCTAACACTTCGTAAATTTGATTTAGTTCGATATTACCTAAATAGATTAATGTTTTAGATATTCTTAAAAAATAATTAGATATAAATATATAGTCTTCATATTTATCCCCTACTACCGTACTAGAGTTATAGACGCTGATAGCTCTAATTTTATCAGGCCAGTGTGAAAACCATATATTTATTTTATCTGTAGCCTCATCTATTTGGTCTTTATCTAGTCTACGTAGAATCTCTGAAAATATATGGAGTACACCTTTCCATAACAATTTATTAGGTAGGTGTAGGGATATAACATATAATGATAGTATTATGTCCTCAGATCTTCTTACTTCTCTTTTCAACTGAGGAATATAAGATCTGTCCATTTCTACTGTTTTTATTAACCTTGTAAGGTCCACTTTTTATCCTTTTTTCTATTCTATTTTTTTCTAGATGGGGGAAGGTGTTTCGACTAATTTAGAGGGTAAAATGGCAACTCTTGTGATCAAGTATAAAATTACAGCAACTAGTTTTGATGTGTTTTATGGTGAAGCCAAAAAGATAGGGGATCAATTTGATCGTATTATCTTTAAAGGAACTGGATCTATAGAGGAGCTTATAAAAAATGGAACATGGTCTTTATTCAAAGCCATGCTAACTAAAGAATTTAAGATAACAACTTTAGAATCTTTAAAATTTGAATACTCAGATACTTAACTCTATTAGTAAGCAGGACTGGTTAATAATAGAACTTTGTCATCTTCGTCTATATAAAGTATTTCATGGTATACTCTCTTTATCCTATACTCGTATAGACGAATTTTATTCTTCAATAATTCTAATGTATGGTTTTCAACACGTATACTTAACCAGGGCGTGTTCCACCTAATATCAGAGAACCCTTCTACAACTAGACGCTCATATGCCTGATATTTTTTATTTTTAATATTTATTTGAAAATACTGTATAGAAGTACCGTTATATAAAACCATTACATAAAATGAGAATTTATTATTCGACACTATTTCTAAACTTCTTGTAGAAATAGTTAAATAAGCACTTCCACGTCCAGTAAGATATTCCTCTAAAGTATCCTCATGAATTTTTGAATCTACTATCCTTGTGCTATTAAAAATAAGATATCCAGAGTATCTACTTTCTTTTAGTACAGAAGTAAATTCTTCACATAGTTTATATATTAAGATCCTTTTTACATCTCTTATATTATTAATATGCGATAAATTAAAAGTCTTTTTATATGGCCTGTCAGAATGTATATGAGTAGGGGTTACTTGAACTATTACGTCTAGTATTTTATCAGCCGATTCAATATCGATATTTGAGAAATTATTGTTAATTTCTCCATCGGCCACTGATAAAGTTGGAGATAAAATTTTATCAAGTATTTGATTTGCTTCTGGTATACCCGTAAATATGGCGTCTTCAATCATTAAATCGAAAGATGCGTCATAAATATAATCGTTTTCAGAATCAAAGTCAGTATCTATTATTCTTTTTACTATGTAATAGAGTTCAGATAGTATACGAGTACTTAATAGTTCTTCTCCGCAAAATTCATGGCCATTTTTTATGGCTTCTTTTACTATAGGATTAGAACTATCCCTTCTTATAACCGTTCTTCCTTCTTCAAGTTCTTTCTGCCAATCCATTTAATCATCCTTTAGTTATAGAGGGAAAAAAGAATCACCGACTATTATTTTCTTAACTAACTCAAGTGTCTCCACTTCATTTAGGTTTGATGTATCTATTTTATATGCTGGATACATTTTATCTATCACGACTATTTCAAAATTATTGTATTTAGAAATTTCCTCTATGTCATTAAAGCGAGATTTATCTTGTGCTAGTCTAGATTCGATAGATTCTAGTGAGTCTCCTCTTGATAGCATTCTATTCTTCAAAATTTCTTTATCACAGGTAATGTAAAACAAAATGGCTTTAAAATCTATTTTTGCTACGATCTGTTCATAACCTCCAAGAGTGCAGACAAAGCAAGCTTTATCCTTTACACGCTTTAATTCGGCTTTAGATAAACCATAGTAGTTATTTCCATATATTTCCTTCTCTAAAAATTGATCTGAATTTTCAAATTCTTCTCTAGTTACGAAATAATAAGCATTATCCGCATCTGACGCTCTCTTGGCTCTAGAAGTTGTTGATATCAATTTTTGAGCGTAACCATCGGCAGATAAATTTGTTTCAAGAGTAGTTTTTCCCGCACCACTTTCACCAACTAACGCGATCAATAACATATAGTATGCTCCTTAACATATCCTTACTTGGACATGTTTAATGTTATTAATAGTAGATTTAGCATAAAAATATTATAATATTTTTATGTTGGGCATTCCTATTATTGGTTCGATAAAATAGAGTTTTAATAGTTTACCATGATAGAATTACAATTTTATCCTATATTGGCTTGCAATTTTTTATTGAATAGTAACTATAGTTCACGAGTTTTAAAATATGACTTATTTATTGACGCTTAATGATCAAAATAAACTTTCACAAGCTATAAAGAAGTCTGTTCGGGCAGCTACTATAGGAATAAATATAAATCTTGCTCTCAGTTTTGCGACTCTTGATTCTGCATCCTTAAGTGTCGGTGATAGAATCCTTGTAAAAGATCAATCTACTCCTGCACAAAATGGAATTTATGACGTAATTGCAGGAAATTTTTTACAAAGATCTGAGGATGCAATTACAGGTAAAGTTTCAGAGGGTATGTTAGTTGCTGTTGGGGCAGGAACTACAAATGCTGCTTCAATTTGGATGGTCACTACTGACAATCCAATCACTGTAGGTGTTACCCCTCTTGTTTTTGCTCAAGCAGGTGGTGGGGGTAGTGGTAATTCTACAAGTGTATATGCGAAAACGGTTTTTGTATCGAAAGGACATGAAAGGGCTACAGATACTAGAATCGGGCTAGATCTTTTTGATATGGAGAATCCTTTTGAGACGATTCAGGCTGCTGTTGATGAGATCGTAGCAGCCTTAGAATTCAATGTTACTATTTACGTAGCTGATGAATATTACGATGAAGTAGTTACGTTGGGTGAGTATATAGATATAAAAGGAATGGGATCACAAGTCTATATCACTAGGGTTATTTGTTCTAGTGGTGCTAATAATAGAATTAGTGATGTTAGACTATATAATGATGCCGCAGCAAGTGTTGCTCCAAATGAAAGCCCACTTGAAATAAGTAATGGAACGTCAGTTTACTTAACCAGAGTAAATAACGAAGACTTCTACCTTGATTCTGATGCAGGGGATAGAGGTGCTGTTACTGTAAATGGGGGATCACTAAATGCACATGCTTGTAGATTTGGACTTGTAGCTCTGCACGGAGGAGCTTCTACTGTTGCTTATGGCGGGATTATTACAACAGGTGCAGGAGTAAATACTCTTTACTTACAGGACTGTGATTGTTACTCTTCGTCAAATGCTGCCGCACAAAAAGTATATGGTATCCTTCATGAAGGAACCAATGCCGCTAATGATATCCTTTCTTTAGGTGGTGGATCTTTATCAGGTAGTTTCGATGGTGTAGCTTCTGGACCTACAGGTATTGCAGCAGGATTTGGTGCTATTGGAGCATCTCAGGGTAACGTAGACCTTCGTGGTATAAGTGCCTATCCTAGATTTAATTCGGGTGGTACTGGAACAATTACTCCTGCTGTTGTGAATTCTTCTGGGACAGTTAATGTTGTTTTTAGTTCCCCTACTTTTGTGCTAGGACAAGCACCTACAGGTGCAGGTTCTTCTGAACAAGTAGGAAATACACTTAAATTATTAGATGTTGTATGGGCTGATTTTCCCACAGGAACAGTACCACCTGCTAGAATAGGTGCTACTCTTGGAACTTACGTTCATACGGGAACTTTATCAGATGGTACTAAATTCCCAAATTCCAGTAATTACGCTAAAACAATTTATGTTGCGAAAAATCACGAAAGGGCTACGGATACGAGAACAGGATTAGACCCATATGATATGGAGAATCCATTTGCAACAATTCAGGCTGCTGTTGATGCAGTATCTGTTGCAGGTACTGCTATTCAAATATCGGCAGCAACTTACGATGAGTATGTTACCTTATCTGCATTTTCCGTCAATCTTATTGGTGAGGGTCCGACAACTATAATTTCTAACGTCGGATGCTCAGGATTTTTAGGATTTACTCTAAAAGATCTAAAAATAGAAAATACAGGTACAACAGTAGTCCCAAATACCTTAACATTAGAAGTTGTTAATGCTCAGGTAACATTAGATAACTGTACTGTATCAAGTACCAGAACTGCTGTTGGGACAGATCAGACCAGTATAAAAATAACAGGGGCTACCTCTACTCTTGTTCTGAACAACACAACTGTTACATTTACAGGATCTTTAACTGGGCCTGGAACTGGATTCTATTCATTGATAGAGATATCTGGAAATTCGGATACTGTAGATATTCGTAATTCAAACTTAATATTATCATTGAATAGTGCAACAGTTGCTGATAATTTCTGTGCGATTTACGGAACCACTTCAGGGAACGCAAACAAAATATTTATTGACTCATGTAAAGTACACGTTAGATGCTTAAATGGAGCTTCTACTGGTAAGTTATCTTTCATTTCTTCAGATACTTCAGGTGGTGTTAGAAACATAAAAGCATCTAATAACTATGTCCAATTGGAATCCCTTGCAGCAGGAAATGATATAATTTTATATTCATTATTGGATGCAGTTACTGTACTTAGTGCTTCCAATAACACGATTTTATTTAACACTGTTGTAATAGATAATTTCGTATCTGAAGATGATAACGGAAGTATTCAAATATTTATTGCAGAAGAACATTATTTAGAACCACAATCCAGTATTCCACAGCGTTTCTCTGGGACAACTCTTATTTTTAATCATAGTGGAACTGTGCAGGGTATTAGATTCCCAATAACCAGTAATTATGCAAAAACAGTATGGGTATCTTCTGGACATGAACGTGCATCAGACACAAGGACTGGATTGAGTATGTTCGATCAAGAACATCCATATCAATCAATTAATGGTGCATGTGCTGATATTATAACGGCTGCACAGACAAATGTTCTTATCTTTGCTGAAGCAGGAACGTACAACGAAATTGTAACCATGCCAGATCAATGCACGTTAGCTGGACGTGGTGATAGGACAATTATTACTCAAGTCATTGTAACTGCTAACTCTAGCTGTACTTTAAAAGACGTTACTTTGTTGAGCACTCCCGCTAAAGTGGTCCCTAACCAAGCAGCTTTGATTATAAATAATATCTCGTACACTGAATTGAATAATGTAAATGTGTCTATCGCAAAAGATGCAGAAACAGGTGATTCTAGTGCGGTTAGAATCAATGGGGGAACTTTAGTTGCCAACAATAGCGGATTTAGTTTCACCGCTTCACACGCAACTCCTTCTGGAACTTTTTACGCCGCTATATATCGAGCAACATCCTCGGACAATGAGATCTTTTTGAGGAAATGTACTTTGGTTGTAGGTACTGACTGTCAAGATCAAGAAATAGCTGCAATAACTGTCAAAGATACAGCAGTAGTAGCTGGTGCCATTAACTTAAGCGAATGTATCCTTGAAATTAGTCAGAATGATGGTGCATCTACTTCGGTTGTCTCAGCTATTTGTCACGACGATACTTTCGGATCAAATTCAACGGTATTAAATAATTGCTCGATTCATATTCTAACAGCCTCTGGTACGGTAGATGTTCCAATTTTTGTTGCACGATCTGCTTCGACATTAAATGTACTTGTGACAAATACTAAAATATCTGTACTCGGACCTAGCCCACAAAACATATATATTTCAGAAGATGACGGTGCAGGAAGCGAATTGAGATTTATTGGGATCACCCATGTTAGTATTCCGAATATCTTGCCCAGATTTAATACTCCTACTGCAACAACATTTGTATATGAAGGTGTCCTACCTACAGGTATTAGATTCCCACAACTAAAGATTTTGAATCTAGCAGGTAAAAATGAAGTAGACGGTTTAACTTCTACTTTACTAACTGAAGAAAATACACCAATAGATCCTCTTGTTTATGGACAAGGAACAACATTTAGATTTTGTGCGACAATAGCTATGTCCGACACTGCTTTAACAGGAACTGTTTATCTACAAAATATCGATGAGCCTGGGACAGAATTAGTGACGGGATCTACTCTTACAGCTACAGGTGCTGGAAGTGACTCACCTACAACGTACCGTAGTGGATTACTTGTTGTAGGATCTGGGGCTGGAGAATTAAGAGATGTTGAAACGATGTACGAAGTAAGAATGACAAATGACGGCACTTTAGGTACGGATATAACAAAGTTATCAAAAGCTTGGTTAGAAATTGGATTCTAACCCTAACTATTGGATAGTAACATGAGTTTATCAATAGCAATTAAAAAACTAGCGGCAAAAATACGTCAAACAGATGACGATCCTTCTATCTCAAGATTAAGAGAAATAGGGCTAGATATAAATGCAAGACAGTGGGATACCTATATAGAAACCCTAAACCACTTTACGGGGATAACGGCTCCGAATGTCGAAGTCGCACGGTTAACTGGAGGACGTATAGGTAATTTTAGAGATTTTCAAGGATTTAATGCCCCAAAATTAAAATACCTGTATCTCACAAATAGTCATATTCCCTCGTTTGTTGGTATAGGAAATTTAGACGCTCCTAATCTTGAGATGTTGAATCTGAGAAAGAATGATATTGTAAATTATCGTGGTTTTGAAGAACTATTGAAATTTCCGAAATTGAATTTTATTAATCTTACAAGAAATGGACTGCAAAATCCAGACGCAATGGCTGAATTAAGAAAAATCATAGAAAAACATCCGAGATTGGGTGAAATTAAATATGAATTCCACGATTAATTAATATTTTAAAGGTGGTGTGCGATGAGTGGTACAAAAGTTTTCAAACTAGACTGTTTTTTAGATCCTGCCAATCTTACACAGATACAGCTAAATCAGGCAGCATTTAAGATTATCTGGGATTTCTTTAAACAGATGGAAACAGAAGGCCATTGTACTGAAATAGCCAGAAATAACGGAAACGCGGCTACATTTTCTCCTACACCTTTAGGTACTGGATTTTATGATGAAGCCTCTGCATTTGGGCAAAATGCTTGGGCAGTATTTCAATTTCCAGCATCTCCTAGTAGAACTCTTCCCTACTGTGTACTCATGCAATGGGCTTCAGGAACTGCGTTTGGAACAGCACCTGGATCACCTGGATTAATCTATAATAGTGCAGGAAACTCAGGAAATATTCAGGTAGGTTTTTCTATGGCAGCAGGATTAACCTCTGCTGATGCTCCTGCATCATCTCCTCATGCTACAGATGGGCCTTGGCCTTTTGCAGCTACTGGATCGCTGGGATCTGATACTAAACAAACACCTGTATGGAATGCCAAAGGAACGGCTGGAAATCCCACAAATTATTTCTTTCCTATCTCAAACGAAACAGGTGGAACCCATGCAACGAATAAACAAAATACAATTGGCTTATCTACAAGTTCAGCAACCTCGTCATTAAGAATAGACTGTATCGGGGATGCAGATAACTGGTTTATTGCTTTTAATGTAAACAATGCTTTTAATGATTTGGCTTGTGTTGGTGGCGGTCTTTACTTCCCCCATTCTTCTAATATTAGTCCAGAAATCCCGCTTTTTATGCTCAATACTAGAACTACCGCTAGTTTTGTAGATAGGACAAATGTTTGGGGCGTTTCGGCAGGAACAGGCACAAGAGAAGGTGCCATTGGTAGAAATACAACTAATGCCACACCAACAGCAAATGTAGCAGTTGATTTTAGTTGGGACTCTCAAATGGAAAGAAGACGTGCGAATTTAGAAACAGATACTGCAACGTCCCCTTCAAAATTTCCATTATACCCGTTACAAGTATGTGCAAGCACATCTCATGTTGGACACGCAGATCAAGATTTTTGGAGAGTTACTTACGGACTGTACCCTAGAGACTCTACATCTACTAAGAGCCATATACTGTTTTCAGGTACTACTCAAGCAAGTGATCCTAATGTAGCTAGTCTAATGATGCCTTGGGATGGATCTACAATAAGATGTAGTAATTTTACAAGAAATGGAATAATATCCTAATTAATATGTGAGATTAAAATATGGCTGGAACTCCCCATTTTAAAGCTAACTGTTATTTGACTGGCCTCACTTTAGCCAACTATTCTCAATCCATCTTTAAAATAACATGGGATTTCTTCAAATACTTGGAAACACAAGGTTACTGCACAGAAATAGCTAGAAATAATGGGAACGCTGCTACAGGGACTGATTTTCATGATGGGGCAAATCCGTTTCAAACAAATGCCTGGGCAGTTTTTGAATTTGTAGCAACGGTTCAAAGACCTCTTCCTTATTATGTTCATTTTCAATGGACAGCCTCTCCTATTTTCGGTACTTCTCCAGGTAATCCAGCATTATTTCGTGGAACAGCAGGTTCAGGAACGGCATCTTATTTAGGTTTTTCTATGGCTGCTGCCCTAGACGAATTTGGTGCTCCGTTTAACCCGTTTATCCCCACGTCAGGATCAATGGGTTCACATGTAAAATCAGACCCTGTTTGGACTACTCCGACAAATGGAACGCTCTATGTGTTCCCTCTATCTAATGCAACAGGTGGAGCGTTTGCAACGTCGAAACAAAACATGATGGGATATACATCAAACGTAACAACTAACCTGTTTATGGATCTAATAGCAGACGAAGATAATTGGTTTATCAATATTGCTGCCCGTGGAACTCCTACTTTAGATAACTTTTGTGTAGGTGGTGGATTTTATCTGCCTCCTTCAGAAATTACGGCTGTAGCCCCCTTATTCATGTTCGCTTCTCAAGGAGCAAGCTTAGATAGAACAAATATATGGGGAACTACAACAGGTACAGAGGCTCTTAGGGATGGAGGAATTACTAGCAGAGATGGAGTCACAACAAAAGATGTTGGATTTGGTTGGAATTTAGCGATGGAAAAGGTTCAGCCAAATACGCAAACGGATACTCCGAATAGATATGGTTTATATCCAATGAAAGTATGTTCAAATCTTTCGGATGTCGGAACAGCAGATCCTGATTTCTGGAGAGTCTGTTATGGTTTTACACCAAATGATACAAATGTAGGGGCCACTTGGATGTGTTTTGGTATATCAGCTTCGATAACTGTTGTAAAACATATATTACCTTGGGATGGTTCTACAGTTAGATGGAATACTATCGGAGCAACCAGAGATGGGGTTATCTCTTAATCAGAATAGGTGAGATTATGGCCGCAAAAGACTCGTTTTTCGTTGATGCAGAAAATGTAACGAATACACAACCTGACTTCTTTCAATA